AGGGTGTATCTGAAAAGTCGAAAATTTAGTCTATTTCTACAAGCACAGCTGGATTTTGCGTTAAACAGCCTTGAAATCCACAAAGGATTCCTGCGGCTATTTGCCTTAAATCCCGCTTGTGCTTGCGAAATATTCGTCATTTTCTTTGTTTTCAGATACACCTTAACGCATCCGATACAAATCAGCATCAAAATCATTCATGTTTGCTGCTTATAAATTGATTGTATATACTTTACCACAAAGCCCGCAAGAATACAAACCCCTGCCGCGCCAAACTTTATAATTGTCCTTTGCGGAAAAACAGACAAATTGACAAGCGTTTTCGGGCATTGGTCATACTTTGATTTTTGAAGTATCACTTTTGCAAGCCAAATCAGGCTTACGGAATGCAAAAAAGCTCGTCCGAAACACCGGACGAGCCCTTTTGCACACGAAGCGGGACACTGCCTGTGCGGCGCATGGGTCATAGCTGTGAAGGAGAACAGCCGGAGGAGGAGGACCCGCGCCCAGTATCCCAAAAAACAAGAAGAAAAAGATTTCACACACAGCCTTGGGGCTTTGCCCTTGCTGTAACCATATTGTAACTCTTTTGAAACCATTTTGCAATAGGGTTTTGTAATTTTTTTGTAATTTTTACACTTTGCACATATTTTCGTTTGAGTTATTGTTTGCTTTTGTATTCATAACGATAGTTCGTTATTTTTCTTCTTCTTGCTATTCTATTGGTCTCTATTGCGTGCTCGTCTGGTTTATATTCCGTTATATTATGTCATGCCAGATTTGAAAAATTGGTGTAGTAACTGGTGTAGTAAAAATTGTCCAATTTATAGGAAGTTGACAACTCACTCTTATGAAGTATATAAAATCATTGAATCATCTTTCGGAACTCCGTAACTGCTTTTTCAGCGTCCACATGACTATAAACATCTAATGTCATATTGACTTTGCTATGTCCCATCACATACTGAACAGCTTTAATGTTCATCCCAGACTCTACCATTCTGGTGCAGAACATATGTCTTAAAGTATGCGGTGTGACCGCAGCTGGAAGTTGTTCTTGTGGATTAACCTTATTGTACCTCTGTATAGCTTGTCGCACATTCGATTCAACACTAACCGCTGAACGAGGGCTATTTTTATAACTGACTTGTAAAAAGCCGCTATACCCGCTTACGCTCGGCTCTTCGTCCAACTGTGGTCTTGAACTTATAATGTGTGAGAATGCCTCTTTAGCTTTTTGCGACATTGGTATGATGCGTACACCGCTTTTTGTTTTTGGAGATTGAATTGAGAATTCCCCATGAAGGTATACAAGCTGGTGGTTCACATTTACAATTTCATGTTCTAAGTCAACGTCGCTTATTGTCAGTCCACAAAATTCACTAACACGAAGTCCGGTCTCGTATAAGATTATAAGTTCATCAACATGTTGACTGAGGTATATATCTTTTTTGCAGAAATCAATAAGGCTTGAAAATTGTTCATCTGACAGAATAGTTTTTGTCTTGTTTTCTTTTGGCACAACTTTTGAAAGTTGAAAGCTAAAAGGATTCCTTGACAAAATTTTATCATCGCAGGCAAGCTCAAAAGCCGGTCGTAGTATTCCTTTATAGTTATTTATTGTACCATAGCAGTACCCCTTATCATATAGTTCTTTCATGAACACTTTTGCTTCTGTCGGTGTTATTGATGCGATTGTTCTATTGGCAAAAGTACATCCAGAAAGGATTTTCATGAAAGTGTCTGTGTTCTTTGTTGTTGTCTCCTTTAAAGACGGCTTATGAAGATCGGAGTATTTTTTTACGAGCTCTTTCACCGTCATTGAGTTTGCTATTGGGTCGATGCCTTGTATTTCAGACTCTGTTAAACTTTCAATCCTTGCTCTTAATTCTTTCAAGTCGCCAGAATAAATAGTGCGGCGCTTTCCAAACTTATCTGTCCAACGATACTGGTACAGACCGTCTTTACGTTGCGACTCACCCTCTTTCAAAACACGTCCTTTATTGTCTTTTCTTCTTTCCATAATAAGCTCCTTACGTTAAATAAAGAGCTCCGATGTGACAATTTGATTATATCACATCAGAGCCATACATTCAAATGGAATATGTTTGTTCTATGTATCTTTCAAATGCTTTTCGTTTAACAAGTTGCTTTTTACCAACAAACATTATAAACGGGCAATCTCTTTCTTGAAGAAGTTCTCGTATTTTACATTGGCCGATATTAGAATACGCCGCTGCTTCCTCGATTGTCAGGGTTATCTTTTCCCAAATTGGGACTTCATTCATCCAATCACCTCTTCCATCTTATGTTCACCGTACTTTGCTACACATACATTATATAAGAGCATAGCACGGGTCATAAGGCCAACACCACCGATACGAGGGGTCACCTTGATGTTTTCCATCTCATAGACATTATCGGAGCAGTCTCCATGCTGCTTCCCATTCTCGTCATAATTGATACCAACATCGATACACACTTCAACACGACCAAGACCAAGCGGTGTGATGAAATTACGTTTTCCGACTGCAGAGATGATCACATCTACCATATCCATTGCAAGAGCCGTGCACTTCATAAAACTTCCGCTGCTATTCACAGAGATAACATTACAGTGCCGCTTAATCAGCATATCGACCAATGGACGACCTACGATATCAGACTGACCACATACAAGCGCATTCTTGCCATCCAGATCGTAACCGATGGAGTCAAAAATCTTCATAACGCCCAGCGGAGTGCACGGCTGAAATGGAGATGTAGAATTAAAACCATCAACATCAACCGCGTCTGGAATGCAGATATTTTGGGGGTTGATATGTTTTGGCAGTGGAAGCTGGACGATGATACCGTCCGCATCTTCCCAATTATAATCTTCTAGTATCTTGTTGTTCAATTCGTCTTCAGTGATATTTTCTGGCAGTTTGATAAGGTTTGCTTCGATTCCAACCTCTTCACAGTCACGCAGCTTGCCACGGATATAAGCATTAGACGCAGGGTTGTCCCCTACTTGATAAATATATAAAACAGGAGCGTAGTCGGCTTCTGCAATAATATTCTTGATTTTATTTTTGATGTCTTGTGCAATAGATTTGCAGTCAATAATCATTGTGAACCTCCTTTATAAGAATCCAAGTTTTATAAAATTACGAGTATCTGTAGCAATTCCAAACTTCATCGGATTTATTGTAAGTATCATCTGGGTGCATCCCAATTTTCAAAGCCAACTGATTTGATGCCACATTATCTTTTCGAGTCATCCACAATAGCGGTTTATTATCAAAATCGGATCTGTGAGCTGTATACCATTCAATTGCCGATTGTGCAAGATTCAATGCATATCCATGTCCTCGATAGTTTTTATCGTTTCTTGTTGCAACCGCTACATCTATATATGACCATTCTTCAAACAGATCAAAAAACGCAACAGGAGTATTGCCATTGATTTTTAAGAATCTTTTTACAACATGTTCTCCAGCTGGAATTGTTAGATATTCATTGTTGTAAACACCAAGCATTCGCTGTTCTTCTGAAGATAGTGTTTTAACGATGTCATCTACAAGTGGTTTTGTTTTTGCTGTAGCTTTTGCTCTTTGTACATAAATATTATTTTCGTGCATTATAAAACCCTAATTCTTCAGTCATTGCGTTTTATTCCTCCACAATAGAATTTATGAAGCATTTTTTCGTATTCACATCTGCACTGTGGGCATAAATCCGAGATAGCATCTTCGCCTTTTAAGCTCCATTTTTTATCATCAGGAACGTAATAACTTGCGACACTGTCTGGGAATCCATTCTTTTTAATAAGCGTATATTCGCCGCACCGATCACATATAATTTTGACATATTCTTCAAGCATTTTTGAAATTCTCCGTAGTATCCTTATACCCACAGTCTTTTAGAGCTTGGCAATAAGTTTCAAGGCAATTCTTATCTACAGGCAGCCTGCTCCACATACGGCAATATCCATCGATACGTTCGTAGTCGTGCGCAACAACCATGAGATTGTTTACCACATAAAATTCTCCGCGTTCAATCATAATTCACTACCTCATAAAAATCTAGTTCTTAATACATCACGCCGCGATCATTTGATAGATAGCAGCCTTCTAATGAACTTGCGATTTTATGGTATCTTTTATCAAGCTCAACAAGAAATGTGTTTATCATCTCATTATAAATATGTGCGGCCTCTTCGTAAGTATCAGCAAATGCATAATACGATTGATTTGTATTCACGCTGATTGTGCGATTTTTTGTTTTAAACTTCGACTCCCAATAATTCTTGTTATGAATAGTTCCTTGTACCGGCTTGCAATTGATGCCAGCCTTCGTATCATCAAATCGAAATCCAGTGCACCAGACTTCTTTATCTTCTGGAACAGACATAAGTGTATAAGTCATATTATTTACCCTCATTAAAACATACAATTCTTCCATAAAAATCACCTCGTTACTGTGCTAACTCCGTTATTCTTAATCTGCCATTTCTGTGCATGGATAATCACAGAGTCAGCATTAACAGTATTGGTTGACTTATATTCGATATACGGAGTATTGCTATCGTACACAATCTGTACATGGCCTTTGATATTCATGTATGTGCCATTACAAAGAACTGTAAGCATCTCATAATTTTCTGCTGGGACATTAGATACCATAGTAGATGTATATCCGTAGATGCCCGGTTCCAGTTCTTCAATAGTGGCAGTCCACTCAATCGGATTATAATGACGATAGATACCGTCGCCAATCGCCCATACAAAATATCCAACAATAAGAGTAATGAGCACACCGACTGTCAAAAACAAGATCTTTTCTCCAAGAGTGAGTTTTTCGTTATTATCATCCAAGTTCAACACCACCTTCGTTTACAATATAGATATCGTTGTCTTTTAGATATTCTATAAATTCTTCGTGTGGCAACTTATCGGCAAGCTCACAAATAGTGTAGTTACTTCTGCCTTTCACCCACTTTGTTTCTTTACGCAAGCAAGACCATTGATGTACACGAAATTCCTTACAACGCCATTTTAAATGAAAGGCATCTGCACACAAATCACAAATTGGTATTTCTACATAAAAGTCACCCGGATAGCGTTTTTTTCGCCACCACTCCATATCATAGAATACAATACCATAGAGTTCAGGATAATCTTCAAATCCATGTTCTCTAAGGTAAGCAAAACCCAATCCATTGATGGTCCATTCTGGCGACCTTGGGACTGTATATCGAAGCTGCGATTCTGTATGCGAGATACAGGAGTTGTTATATTTTCCGTCGATGCCCATAATGTACCAGTCGGATTTATAATAGCCTATTTGTTTAGTCACAACTAATCACATCCCCCGTATCATCACCCAACGGCCACGTGCATCCATAAAATGTTCCCAAATTTTCGATTTTAAAATAGTACCATTTCTTCGTCACGTAGTCATAAATACTGTAGCAAGTGCAGCGGCCATCCGGCCAATGGTTCTTTTTAATAGCGTCAATATCAAGTTCTAAAAATCGTTTGATTTCGGATAATTTATATGAAGCAAAAATATAATCCCATGGGCCACGCCAATGGATAAACCACATGTGCTTTACGAAGTTCGGCCATTCTACAGAAAATCGTTCGACTGGTTTACTTCTGCCAAAATTCTTATATTGAAGAAAATAGTTGCTGATACCGTGTACACCAGTCCAATAATGGTCTTTAGTGCAGATGAAATGAGAATAGTTTTCCCATTCTGGATTTTGTATTTCCCAGTGATTCTTTTCGATTGAAAAATCTTTATTTACCATTTACGTTACCGACTTTTAATGATTGGATTGTTATAGATACTTTTCTTTTGTTTAAAAAGATGTCTGAGATATTCAGGCGTTTGATCTGCATAATAAGTGTATTCTAATTTGCAGCCATATTTTTTATCAAACTCTATTAGTTCTTCTTCCGTAAGAGTGCCATTCTTAATTTTCTCTAAAAATAGTTTATAGTCTTCTGTGAATGTACTACAAAATGCAAAGTCACCCATAAGTCACCTCATAAAAGTCTAGTTCTTAAAAAATAAGCTTACGCTGATATTTATTTAAAACTTCCTGAATCTCATCAACAAAACTTTCAACAGCAGAATCTGTTTTTTCTTTCTGATATTCTTCTACAGAATCTACATCAACGTCAATATTGATTACATCATTGTGGTATGGCTCTCCAGTCAAATCAATTCCATAGTTGATTTCATCGAACGGAGCCTCATACCAGTTGCCGTTTTCTCTATTAACAACCCCAAAGGTCAATTCGGTATTTTCATCATAGCCTATTTCATTCAGTTTTTTGATAAGTTCTATAACTTTCATCTCATACACCATCCTTTGATTTTCTCACACGCTCTGCAAATTGCGTCAAAAGTCAACTCTCGTCTGCATCAGAAACAGTTTGAAGTACGCTCTCCGCTTCTTTGCGAGCCAATCGTTGTTTATATTCTTTGTTTGCGATTCGTTCTTGCTCATGCAATTCAAGTCCTTTCAGCCAGTAAGATGGACATTCATAAATTTTTTCAAGTGTGTTTGCATCGCAAAAGTGTTCTCGATCTCTCTTATTGTAATCGTAATATCCAATAAATGACAGACCACAATCGCTTATTACAACGTTGTCTTTTAAAAGAATCGGACGCTCATCCATGACCTTAACCCAACCGAGAAAGTCTTCGCAAGATTCGGCGCAACTATCTCTTGTTTGCTTTCTATAAGCGCATACTTCTTTATGTAGACATTTACTGCAAATAGCCATTTTTTTCTCACCTCTTTCTAAAACATACATTCTTGAAAATAAACTTGCTTTGGCATATTATTTTTCTTTATCGCAAATTCTGCAATACCGATGAAACGGAGATTCGATAATCTGCCAAAATATAGGTTTCCACTTGTGTTTATTAAAGATACGGCTGTTCTCCATAATATCAACCGGATAAGAACTAGAATCACATTCAGGACAGTTGTATTTCAAATCACAATAATTGGCTGGCTTGAACTCTCCAAGAGAATCTGCATCAACCCAAAACTCGCAACCGCAGCTAGAACATCTAAACTCTACTGAGTATTTTGTTTTTTCTCTTTCTTTACCATGGACTTCAATTCGTATAGCCATTTGGCACCTCAATCCACAAAAATCTTTTCTCTTGGAACTGTAGATAAACAAGATGAAACTTCTGTGTTGCATTCTGGGCAAATCGCCTGTTTAACCGGTGAGTATTCAGTCCAATCAAATTCTTTTGGAATTTTCGTATCTTCTTCATCAGCCCAAAATACGCATCCACATTTACAAAGGAATTTAACGGCATATCTTGTTTTCTTTCGCTCATGTTTGTGTTCAATAATCTTAATCGCCATCTGGCACCTCCACGGTAAAAATAGTTTTAGTTGCTTCTTTCCAAGAAATAAACTCAGCCCCAGCAACTTCCGCTCTACATCTATAGCACGCAATCACATTATTCTCAGGAATATCCAAATCAGGATTTTCAAAAGAAGTTACTCGAATCTTAGTTGTGCAACCGCAGTTCTTACAAGGAAACACGATTACTGGATTTTTCAAACTATCAGTCTTGTGCATAATGATTTTTATTCCTCCCACCCACCCATAAAACATATTTACTCTAATTGCTCAAGTGCATATATCAAATACAAAATTAAAGTCTTTGTCTTTTCTTTTGTAAGTGTTGCAGAGCTCAATTCCATATCTGGAGCATCACTATAATATGCAAGTTCAACAGAGCCATTCGAGACTCTTACGCCAATATCTACGTTGTAAATTCCGTCTGTCGCTTGCAGGAAACCGATTTCATTCCCCTCCATAAATCCTCCGTAAAATTTACCTTTTACCAGAATGAATATTTCGTTCTAATTGAAGGTGTTTCTACACTTTTTGCAGGATTTTCCAACATCGCGGCCTTTACCGTGATTTCATCGATACTTTTCTGGAAATCCTGTAGCTTCTTCAATTCGCTTTTGATGTCCAGTTTCACTTCTACATTCTCGATAAACCCCATATCATCAAGGCATTTGCAGTAGCCATCAATCTCGTTATAGAAGATGTGGTCGTACTCTTCCAAAAGCGTATGCCCGTCAAACAGCTTTACTTGCCATGCAATTTCAAATGGAGCTTCTTTCTCGTAATGAGATTCAATAGCATAATACTTCATTATGTATTCTCCTTACTTAATACCGTACTTGGTCTTGACCTTCTTCAGCGTTTCACTCTTGCTGTGATAGTCATCGCGAGCTGCCTGATAAGCAGTCATTTTCTCTGCCAGAACACGCTTTGCTTCGGCCTCTGCAACATCAGCATCTGCCAGCTCCTTGTTCAAAACAAAGCCACTCGTCTTGATACCATCAATAAACCCGTCCATACGATCCTTCTTGACGCTTTTCTCACCCATTGCGCCAGTATCAGTGTTGAACATCTTTACAACAGAATCCTCGACACCTGCGATATTGTAAACATAAAAATACTTAGCCATAATTTAGTCCTCCTCGATCTTTTCAAACTTATAAATTGTGTTTTCGGTCTGGACAATAACATTTTTCTTGTCACTTGAGATGTAATAATCAACAACACAAGATGTATGCATCGCGCCCGGATAATCATGTCCCTCATTATCTTTGATATACCGGAAACCAGCTGATTCTCCACTCTTCAGACGCACGATCTTCATGGTCATGCCAATCCAAGTGGGATACCAGCCGTCGTTTCGAGTGCGGCCAGTTACCAGTGAAATTGCGTTCGCCAGCTTGTACTGATTTTCCGTAATCTCATCATCAATCGGATTTTTATGAGTCAATGCAACATTCGGCATTTTCTCAATTGTGCGTGTCAGAAGAAGCATGAAATGCATAAACGCATCATGTTTTTCTTCTCCAACATCGATTTCTGCGTACTTTCCCATCCGATACAGAAGTTCGGACGTATCAATCGTCTTTCCCATAAACACCTCGATTACTGCTTTCCAGTAGAACCAAATCCTCCAACTCCACGCTCAGTTTCGTCCAATTCGGAAACTTCTTCAAAATCAGCCTGCCAGAACGGAACAACTGCCATCTGAGCAATACGGTCGCCATGAGTAATCATTTGAGGGATATTGGAATAGTTGTGAAGAGGAATAATGATTTCTCCACGGTAATCCTGATCGATAATCGGCACAGCGTTTACAGGTGCAAGTCCCTGCTTTGTGGAAAGGCCGCTGCGGGCAAAGCCCTGAATGTACCAACCTTCAGGCGGAGCCATCCGCAAACCAGTATGTACCTTAACGGTCTCATTCGGCTGAATCATAATGCAGCGATCACCATTCTTGTTTACCATCGTTGCATCATCAAAACCGATATAGGCATACAGGTCTGCACAAGCAGCATTTGCAGAACCATAAGTCGGCAGATGAGCATCGTCGTGTAGTTTATTGATCTTAATGTTGGGGCGATACGGCATCTGACTCATGCCATAGCCAAGATTAATAGTTGCATTTCCCAAATCCATATTATTTTCCTTTCTTATCTTCTGGAGCCCACCAAAGGACTGGTCTTCGTAAAGCAAAGCTCTTATTACAGCCGATTACACGTTGATTGGAACTCCCCATGTACGGCAAAGAGATATCTCGTTTAGATTCGATATATGGCCCATCGACTAGCACGTTTATGTTTCGAATAATTGTTACCGTTGTCGGAATAGTTTGATATTTCAATTCTTTTGCTGCCTGTTGAATCAATTCTTCCCATGTATATCCAGTCCACATCCAAATGTCTTTGCTTCCTTCAAACTCGTGTCTGACTCTTATTAGAATTTTGCAAATCATCTCCCTGTTCTCTGGATACAGTGGGTCTCCACCAGTGAGCGTCAGCCCCTGAATATAATCAGGTCGAAGTAAATCTACAATTTTATCAAGCGTTTTATCTGTGAATGGCTGACCACCATTCGGGTCCCATGTAGTAGGATTCTGGCAACCGGGGCAATGGTGATTGCACCCCGCGCAGAATAACGTGACTCTTACGCCTGGCCCATTCGCAATATCACAAGGAACAACTTTCATGTAATTCATTTATCCACCTCGGTTTTAATCCACAATATGGGCAAAAACTATATCCCATAAGTTCAGGGTCCTCAAAACCTTTAATTTCTCCACCGCATATATTGCATTTCCAAAAAGAACTTTTATACCAATCGGTATAACAATGATAATCTACTTTTTGAAGATTTTCTAAATCAAGCGTTGGAATAGATTTAATTGCGTCAGACATATCTGAGATTTGCTCATATTTTAAATGAAGTCCTTTATTATAAATGGCAGGAATAACCATGTCTGCATCAATAGGTCTCATCTCAAATCACCTTCGTCCACATGCTTGCACAAACGATAATAAAAACATTCAGTGCGACGCAACCATACATTACATTCATCTTGTCGCCTCGAAAAATGTATGTAGAGGTATCATACAGAATCTGTTCAGAGCGAATCACAGCTGCGGCGAAAATCAAAATAATATAAGCTTTGGTCATGAGCCAAGCAATCTCAGTTAACATCGATTAGCACCTCCTCGATTGGAATAACCTGACCATCAACGTAGTAGCACATCTGACCGTGCTCATTATAATAAGGAGACATGTAGCCGTAAGCATGGTTGCCTCCACTTTTACTGAACAAGTAATACATAACGTGTGTATCCTTGTCGTACACCACAGGAGTGTCACCAATACGATAGAACCAGTCATTCTCTTTGGCTACATTCCCTACTGAGTTTTTCACACTTGTACTGCATCCAGTCAGTATAATCGCTGCTAGAAGTACGCATACGGCAGTATTTTTGAAAGTCTTAAACATACTTTTCCTTTCTGTTAAAAGCGGAATTCTATCAAAATTTGTTATAAATTTATTGCGATAATGCGTCAAATAATTTTACTGAAATTTGGAATTTCTTAGCTTTTTGTCAAGCTTTGTTTCTCTCTCCGTCATGTAGCGCCAATATACTACCGTATCAGCAACCTCATAATAATCAGTATCATACCACTCACCATTAAATGTGATGCACGCAACGCTTTCTGTTCCGTCCTTGTATTTTATGATGACATCCTCTGAACACATTCCGTGCTCTGGGACTGGAGGAGTTACGTCTTTCGCGCAAAACCATCGTGCATCGATGCTTTCTTCTTCGTATGAAACCAACTTTATATTATGATAACAACGCTCGAGTCTATCGCAGATGTCGCCTTTAATGGGGTTGATGTCCTCGTCTCCGTTTTCATCAACCAGAAGTTCAAGTGTTACTTTCTTCATGCTCGTTCTCCGTTAAATAACGCCAATAATCAGGTGACTTCAAGTACGTCATCACGCCGTCAGGCATCCAATTGCCATATTTTGAGTACCACACTTTAACTTCTCTCTCGCCGTATTTTGCCATAACGGTGCTACAAAGTTTTGGGAGATTCACCGCTGGGATATTCCAGTCATCTAACTCTACTTCCGGCCAGTCAATTCGAGTTCCACACTGACCGCAGTAGCTATTTCGGTTTCCATCTTCGTTATAAAGATACTCACCACTGCCACAGCACTGACAAGCGATAATACCTTCTTCTGCAAAAGGATTATTTACCATGCCAGCCTCCAAACTCACTCCAATCTAATGCCTGTCCACAAAAACCGCATGTCTTATTTCTAGTTTTCCATACATTATGAAGATAGTAATAGTATCCACATCTCGGACAATATAAATCTTCAATCTCGTCTTTTACTTCAGACACACAATGCTCTGGACTTGTTGGAGTATTCTTGTCAAAATATTCATTAATCACAATTTACCTAAATTTCCTTCCATCCAATGAAATCACAAATACAAAGCTTCTCTGGGTCACATCGATGAAGCAGGAATTTGTTCTGTCCAGAAAGCCTAGAACCGCCAGACACTTCAGCGGGTTCACGCCCATCTTTAAACATTTCGGAAAGAGTCCATTCCTCAATAGCAGATAAATCAACATCATTAAAAATGATATTGCGATCGCATCCACGGCATTTGAAAATTTTTACGTATTTTTTCTCCATATTACCTCAGTACCCTTATCATCGGCAGTGTTGTTTTTCATATCATCAAAGAATGAACCGCAATCAAACCACTGATCTTTGATGATGTTACCGATGATTTTCACAGACTCTCCTCTTTTGATAGCTGCACGGATATATTTTCCTTTTAGTGATTCGAGTTCAGAACAATCAACAACATCTAAAATCCTTACGATAGCTTCAGCTCCGCTTTCATAACCTTCAAAACTTGCGGCATTCCCATCTTTAATAGACTCTCCGTTGATGTAGTATTTTCTACCGATAGAAGGGCCCATGTAATTTACTCCCCATCCATCACCTTCTAAAGTGAGTAAAAGAGAAAGCCATCCGTAATCTTTTATTCCAAAAGATACATTTTTAATGTATGCGTTTCTTAGCTCGTATCCATTGGCTTCAAGAAGATCTTTTGTCCATTTCTTCATATTTGCACCTCACAAAACGGCACTTTTATCAAGGTTCATTTTCCCTCTCTATAATGCCGGACATTTCCATAATTTCAAAGAAATCATCCATTAAAGCTTCTGCCATCTTTCTGGAGATTTTAGGAAGTTTTAAACCGAAATCCTTGAATGCACAATTAAGGCAACCCCAAGGCGCTAGAACAAATTTTTCATCATCGTCTTTGGAATTGATGTTTTCATAGATAACGCTATCGTCTTCCACCTCAGCCACCTGCCTTTTCTGCGTTGTGAATCATGCAGTTCATGTTAGGATGCGCCTTCTCAAAGCGATGATGTGCCTTATTCATAGCGTCATTCTGATCCTGCGCCTTTACCATATATGTATTGAATGCCTGATTCCCATCATCGTAATACATTACTTCAACAGACCAATAATCCATATAGCTCCTTTCATGCCACCACACCCACCCTACTAGTTTATTTATTTACCTCGGCTACCTTTGATAAAACATTCAAGCAAAATCAGTATCAGCCAGATACCGGTTGCTACTTTGATGGTAAACATAATATTCAGCAGCTTAAAAATCAGCCAGATAATACCGATCGTGGTAATCCACGAGATAAAATATGTAGCCACAAAAATCAGAATGATTCCAAGAAAAGAACCAAGTGCCTTAAAGAATTTCTTCCATGCGTTTATGTTAATCACCTTCTTTCAAAAATTTTCATTTTATAAAGCCTCGTTTACTTCTTTACCTCAATTTTTGCACTCTTGATTTTGTTAAGTTTATCTTCGTATTCGGTTTCATAAATAATAACCGCAATATTAAATGTACGAACGGCGTCTTCGTAATCGTCAGAGAAAGAGTATCCACGGCTCTTACCATTTTGCAGAACAGTAATGTCTTTTTTGCCCATTACAGTAAAAATACTATTACCATCATCCTTATCCTTGATTTTTCAATAACAAGGCTTGCAGTTAATACCTGCCTTAGTTTTGTCGAAACGATATCCAGTACACCACAGATACTTATCACGCGGAGCATCTTTAATTCCGTAAACCATATAATATTAACCTCATAGTCCCACCAACCCACCCTGTTCTTATTTTTTCAATAATGTATTACTTATTCACCCTTGGTAACGACAGTATCTGCACCCTGTACGGTAACCCAACCATGCTTCAGACGAGCTTCTGCTTCCTTCATCTGAATTAGCTCAGGAGTAATAGACTCGGAAAGCACCTTATTTGCATCAGCCTCGGCCTGTGCTTCGATCATCTTAACATCGGCTTCCGTCTGTGCCTTAACCTTATCAGTCTCTGCCTGAGCCAGAGCAGTCTGTTTATTCAGTTCTGCAATCTCTGCATCCTGCTTTGCCTGCTCCTTGGCACGAATCTTCTGCATTAGGGTATCGTCAGGCTGTGCGTCAACAATCAGTGCGGAAGAGACATTGATTCCATATTCTGCGGTCAGCTTCTCATTCAAATAGTCGGTGATTGCAGTATTGACACCTGCACGATCCTCGGAATAAATCTGCATAACACTGAACTGAGGAGTAACTTCCTTGACATAAGCAATAATATCGTTCTGGATCTTACTCTCCATCAGGCTCTCGCCGTCCATGCCGCCAAACTTGGTATACAGTTCAACAACATGCTCCGGCAGGAAGTTATAATTGACGGTCAGGTTGATTGCAATCGTACCGCCATTTGCAGGAGCGTCGATATGCCAGTCTGCGTGTTCCTTTGCGCCATAATCGGACGGAGCATTAGAAAATACCACTCGCTGCTGAGTAATCGGAAACTCAGACACATGCTTCAGAGGACTCATAAAATGCCAGCCCTGAGAGATAGTCTGCTGTTCAACACCCTTTGCGGAATAAATAACACCAACATAACCAGTATGTACTCGCTCGGTGCAAAGCACTGCACCAACTGCAATGAGGAATGCAACGAAAATTGCCATAAACTTTTTCATAAGTATCTCCTTAATCTTTATAGTTGTCTTTTAGAATGTAATAGGAGATAACCCATACAATCACAAAGAAAACAATGATTTCTTTCATAAATAATCCCACCAACCCACCACTTATATTCAAATTTTACTTCATACTCTCTTCGAGTTCTTTGTAGCTGATTCCACTTGTCAGTCCCGGAGACTCTTCGCTATCCGTTCCTTTGAAATGCGCTCCAACAACACTAGGATGCAAATACTCAATCATTGCAAAATTAGCAGCATCAATGAGCCATTCTGTATTTCCTGTCTCTAAATACTTTTTGACTCTTGGATAAATTTCCTTTACAGCTTGAGCCAAGTCTGGATATGTTTGATTCATCCAACCATATTTATAATGAGATACCAAAATACGATTCTGCATCTTTTTAACAAAACCATTATCCCAATCTCGCTCTAAAATCTGTTGTGTAGTATCCATATTTCATCCTTTGTTTAGTTATCGCTCAGGTGAACTACTCGATCTCGAATTTCCTGAGTGCGACCCTGATTCCAGAACTGAGTGCCAATAAATCCGCAGGTGCGACGGGCGACATTCAGTTTATTCTGGTCACGATTACCACAGTTCGGGCATTCCCAAACGAGCTTGCCGTTATCTTCAACAATCTTAATCTCGCCGTCATAACCACAAACCTGACAATAATCAGACTTGATGTTCAGCTCTGCGTAGATAATAGTGTCGTAGATGTATTTGATGACACTCATCACAGCGGGGATGTTGTTGGTCATGTTCGGGCATTCAATATAAGAAATCGCTCCTCCTGGAGACAGCTGCTGAAACTCAGACTCAAACTTCAGCTTCTTGAATGCATCAATATGCTCACGAACCACGACATGATAACTGTTGGTGATGTAATCATGGTCTGTTACATCTGGAATGATGCCAAAGCGCTTTTGCAGGCACTTGGCAAACTTGTAGGTGGTGGATTCCAGCGGGGTGCCGTAAAGACTATAATCAATATTTTCTGCTGCCTTCCACTCACTGCACTTGTCGTTCATGTGCTGCATAATCTCAAGAGCAAAAGGTTTTGCTTCATCATCGGTATGGCTCTTACCGGTCATGTACTTTACGCATTCATACAGACCTGCGTAACCTAAACTGATGGTTGCATATCCGTCAAACAGCAATTTATCAATCTTCTCGCCCTTCTTCAAACGTGCGATTGCACCATGCTGAAAATGAATTGGACTCACATCAGAAGGCGTACCCATCAATCGCTTATACCGAATCTGAAGTGCTCGATGGCACAGTTCAAGACGCTCATCAAAAATTTCCCAAAACTCAGAAACATCCTTCTTAGAGCTACAAGCAACATCTACCAGATTGATGGTGACAACACCGGCATTAAAGCGACCATAGTACTTGTGGCCCTTCTCCCAATTCATGGCACCAGAAACATTCTCGGTGGTTCGATCAGGAGTCAAGAAGCTGCGACATCCCATACAGGGGTAGCAAGCACCTTTGTACTCCAACATCTTCTTCTCAGAAATGTAGTCAGGTACAAATCTCTTGGCCGTACATTTAGCTGCCAGTTCAGTCAGATAGTAATACTTAGAATTATCTCGAATGTTATCTTCTTCCAGCACATAAATCAGCTTTGGGAAAGCCGGAGTAATCCATGCACCAGTCTCATTCTTCACGCCTTTAATACGCTGACGAAGGACTTCTTCAATGATAATTGCAAGGTCATCACGGGTCTGGCCTTCAGGAACTTCATCCAGATACATAAAAATAGTAATAAAAGGAGCTTGCCCGTTAGTGGTCATCAAAGTAATAACCTGATACTGAATAGTCTGAACGCCTGCAACGATTTCTTTATGTAAACGCTTCTCTACAATTCGATTGATAGTCTCCTGATTTGGCATCTTGTCAATCTCATTGTTTTGAATCATGTCGTAAAACTCCTCATGGACTTCACCCGTAATCTTCTTTCGAGAGACGTCCACGAAAGGAGCCAAATGAGACAGAGTAATACTCTGACCACCATATTGGTTGGAAGCAACCTGTGCAATAATCTGGGTTGCAATATTGCACGCTGTAGAGAAACTATGTGGTTTGTCGATTCCAGTGCCAGAAATCACAGTGCCGTTTTGAAGCATGTCTTCCAGATTGACTAGCGAGCAGTTAAACATGTGCTGGGCAAAATAGTCGGAATCGTGAAAATGAATTCGGCCATCATAGTGAGCGTCCACAATATCTTTCGGGAGAAGCAGATTGAAGCTCAGATCTTTGGAAACCTCGCCAGCCATATAGTCACGCTGCACGCTATTCACAACAGGATTTTTGTTGCTGTTTTCCTGCTTGACCTTCTCATTGTCTACATCACAGATGGAAAGAATTTCGCCATACGCTCGCTGTTTCTCACGAATCTCCTGCCGAAGAATACGCCAGTGACTATAAGCGTCAGCCACATCCGAAAGAGGGCTATTTTTCAACTGGTCAATAACCACATCCTGAATCTGCTCTACAGACATCGTATCATGGATGTCCGCGATGTAGTCTGCAATAGCGTTAGATACGCGAGAATCAACTCCTCCAGTCGTATTCGTCATTGCCTTCTCAATCGCATTTACAATCTTACTTTTATCAAAAGGAACTTTCGTTCCATCGCGTTTAATCACATATTCCATGCAATCACTCCTTAATCTTCCAACCAACGATTTTCTGCCACATAGAAAGCTCCAACCGCAACTACCATCAATACGACCCAGAATACCCAAAACCAAATCACTCGTGTACCAGCTGCAGAAATCATATAATCTCGTGCTTCTTCGATGTTTTTATCCTTAATGAATTGTGCATCATGTATACTTTTATCGCTCAAATTCGCGTATAATGTACCACCATAACGAACATCTTTGACATAAAACTCGAACTTTACATGAGAACTGACTTGTACAGTGGTCAGGTACTTGCTGGATGGCATTTTGATGTCACCATACTTAAATTCTTTTCCCAGAAACGTTACATTTTTGGAACTGTGCTCTTCTGAGCTGTAATAGTCCCAAGTCCAGTACGTTTCGACTCTTGTTCTTGTATGGCCTTTACCATCCGTAGTAGTGACAGTTCGTGTATGCATCGTATAGTGCTTTTCTTCGCAATAGATGTACATCCACTGGCCGTCGATACGTGGATCGCTTACGGTATCTACTGCTTCTAGTGCGCCTTGGCAAAACGCATTACCTACGTTGGTTCTCATTCCATAATCGAACATATTTTCGGACTCAATCGAAATTGCTGTATTATATTCTTTTTTCTGCTCAAGTGAATCTCTGGTGATATTTCCAGTGATAACGCTACCAAGTATCAGCATAATGAACACAATACCAACACTGACGATCAATTCACGATAAGTAATTTCGGCATTACCGATTTCCAAAAAGGTTACCGACTGCCGGTGCCGCCTCATTCCCCTCATAGGACAGATACTCATAATTCTGAACCTCATATCCAGTCAGACCAAGCAGAAATGAGTTCGGAAACTTACGAACGCTCTGCTTATATTCCTTCACGACACGATTGTAATCGCCACGATAGTTTGCAATCAAATTTTCAGTGACGGATAGCTCATTCATAAGCTCCTTGTAGTTGTCGCTAGACTTCAGTTCAGGATATGCTTCCGCAATAGCTGCAATCTGAGTCGTAATCTCTTGAGCGGTCTGGCCGGAAGTGCCACGAGCATTCACAACATCCATCAAAGTCTGATACTCATGTTGGTCATAAGCCTTGACGGTTTCAACCAGATTTGGAATCAGATCAGCTCTGCGCTTCTCCTGATTCCCAATGCCAGACTTAGCTTCCTGAATCTGCTCTTCATAAGAGATGGCCGTGTTCTTAGGTCCCTGCACAATAAAGGTCATGCCAAGAATGGAAATTAACACGACACAAATAACGATAATAGGTAACTTCCAGTTGTATCTCATTTATGTAAACCTCTTAAAACTTGACTTCATCGACATGGACTTTAGAGTTCAGCATCGAATGGTCAACCTTATTAACTCCTTTGTTATTCGGAGACATAGCATCATTATGAACACTCGGAACCACGGCAGTTTCGATGTTCTGCTCGTATGCGTTTGGACGATAAACACAATCGTTTACCCAACAATTAAGTCTAGGATCGTAAAAATTTCCTTGGCTGTCTTTTTTCGGCATCGTAGCCAGCTTATCATTTGCCTCATCAGGAATCTTCTTGAGCGTATCTACGACACTTTCGGCAATCTTCTGCTGTTCCTCTAAAAGCCGGATTTTATAGTCCAAATAATAACGTGCCTTCATTAAATCTTGAAGCGGAGAATTGCCATCTTTGTGCCCTGCTCGGCTTAAATACTTACCAACATTCCAAAGATAAGCATCCTCGTCTAATTGCCACTCCCGCAGCACTTTAATTGCTTCATAAGGATTGTCTGCACCGCCGTAATGAGCTGGGTGCTCGACATTCTTTTTAATTTCGTCAAGTGTTTCCATCAACGACCTCCTTGTTCTTTTCAATAGGCTTATAAACATCTGCCAACAGAGGATGACGGCCACAGCAACCACGACCCTCTGGACAGAACGGATACTTCGGATTAGCCTCGCAAGAAGGAACCATCCAGCTTGCTACTTCAGGACAAACCTGTGCAACTTCCCTCTTCATCTCTGTAAACATCTCGCGGATTTCTTTTTGAGCCCTAGAACAAAGTCGAAGATGGCTCATTTCAATCAAAGCACGAGCGTTCATCGTAATGTAAAACTCTGTACAGCAAGCATTTGGCAGAACTGCACGGGCGTCTTCGTTTTTGGCGTTGTGATACTTCTTGAGAATCTGATAATCGGTATCAATGTCCGACATCATATTATCGAAAACATCAGCATCTTCACCGGTAAACGGATTTACATACTTAAACCCATCCTCACTACAATAGCGCTGACTGCGACAGCTCATGCTAATATGTCGATGACGACTAATCTGTGCCAGAAGTGCTCGGCTTACATCTTTGACGTAAAACGTAAAATTGATGTGCTCGAGCACAGAATAGTGACCGCTTGCCTTGCATCCCTTGGCAATCTTATAATCGTCAGTCATTGAAGAATCGTAACAAATACTCGCAGCTTCCTCCACAATATCTAAAGGATTCTTATCACTTGTAGGAACAACTCGCTGTGTATACGCGATCAAATCAACTGTCATTCAACTCTCCTTAATATTCGTCTTGCCAGTTTTCAGGAATGTCACTCTCGTCAATTACGATACAATTCCTAGGTGCAACATTCGTTGTGTACTTTCCGTCTTGAACTTTAATCATTACGTTCATAATTGAGACAACTTTACGAATGCTCCAAAGAACTCCGCGACCATTTCGAGTTCTAGCTCTAAGAACTGTGTCGCCAACATGAATCTCTCTATTAAGAATATCGGTTACCATTTAATCCTCCTTTATTTTAGAAGTGCAAATTTAAACCAATCTGGGAAGTTGGATACTGAAATCCCATACTTGATAAGGCAAGACAGCAGCCACAACGCAATCATGATTCCGACCGCAATAAGATAATCCTTAAAAATCTTAATGAACGCGATCCACATCTTAATCCTGTCTCTCACTTACCTCACCTCTTCCAATCAATTCATCAACAGTAACCTCTCCACAAAGAACCTGTTTAAGCTGCTCTTCTGACAACTGATATGTAATCGGATCTCCACACTCAGTAGGATATCTAGCCAAGGTTCTGTAATATTCTGCAAGGGCTCGTTCCTTACGACCCTGCTCACGATGGTCAATACCAATCATATCGCCCCACCTCCTTCCTCAAGTTTTTCGCTCTTACCAGTCACGACATATACATCATCTTCAAGGTCTTCTTTGGGAATCATGACAATGTTTAGCATTTTTCTGAACGATTCATTATCAGTTACGATAAAATAAAAAAATTCAGTTTCTGAAACCACTTCGTATGTAATTCCTCTTTGAAGCCGAACGACTTCATCTATGCCAACATCGGCATAATAGTCCGTCCTGAAGTACATCTTCATTAGGGCTCCTTGTAGGGTTCCATATCACCCTTCCAAATCTGAAAATAAGGATGTGCGTCAATGCCGTAAACCTGACCCTTCATGCCGGTACTGGTGATTTTGTAAGGTTTTCCGTCCTCAAGGCTATTGATAAAGTCCTGATATTGAGAACTCATCTTGAAGAAATCCTTCTTTCCTTGAATCCTCTTTACCTTGATAGTGACTTCATCACCAATCTTTGGCTCCCATTCCTCTGCTGGCATTCCGGCCAGAAAGTCGGGGCCACCAGCCTTCTTGATTCGCCGGGCAAGGATTCGTGCCTTACGCTGCTCTCTGCGCCAGTCTTCTCGATTCATCGAATTACTCATATTCTGTTCCTTTCAGCTTATCAAAGTAGGGATCGCCGTCTCGCTTCTCTAATAAGTTGAGCTCCCCGGCGGAGCCTACAGAATACAAACGAAAATTTTTAAAAATCTCAGCACCTTTAATAGTGGCTAGAGATGTGATTATGTACAATATATTGTGTTCTTCTGTGCCATCCGTAAGTTGAACTTCAAGTCGTTCTTTCTTTGGGATAGCTAGTTTTTTAAAATCATTCATTTTGGCATTATGTATGCTTTCTCATTTTTTCGATAGCAGTCAAAAATATTTGCAATAACGTCATAGCATCTACTTTCGGAGTCATAGCTGCCAAGAACAATTCCACGCTCACCCATGCCCTGCCTTGCATAAACATTAAGGCTTGCGGTATCAATGATTGCCATGCGGTCAAGATTTATAATCTCTCCATCTAGCGTTAAAAGTAGCATTTTAATCCTCCGGCATATCGAAGCTAATACGGTTTTCACAAAGAGCAGTGTTAATCTCTTGAATTACATCCTTTGCTCGTTCTCTTGTTTTGTAGAAACCAAGCATTATCCAGTTACTTGTATCATTGCAATACGCTCTAATAACTGTCGTATCGTCTACAATGCAAATTCCAAAACATTTACTGGTATCAACAATTTCGGCTCGATGCTGCGTCAAAATAAACATTATAAAACCTCACAAATCAGCAAGCTGTGCAGGAGACCAGATATCTGGAATATCCCAATCTTCTTCCGATTTTCCATTATAAATTCCGTAGAAATATCCTTCGGACGGTACATAGACGATCCGTTGCCAGCCATTCATTCCGTGTGACTCCTTTGGTTCAAAATCACGAGTCAAAATTCTACGTCCACCATTGCTATAAGCAGATGCCTTTGTAGGAACTTCAACACATTTGTTATCCAGAATCCGAAGAATGTGCTTAATGGACTTCTTAGAAAGATTCATAGCTTTCTCCTTAGCCGTAGCTTACTTCGTTCTTATCATCTCGGAATCGTACAAACGTCGGGAATTGCAGAGACTCAAGGCCAGTCTTTTTGTCCATCGTGACCTCTTTGTACTTACATTCCACAATCTTACCGATGTAATTATCGGGATTCGCCCACACAGCAGCTCTCGTAGCATCATCAAAACCGGAACCAACACGAAGTTCGTTACCCTTGTAGTCAACAACAAGAGCGCCCATCGTACCAGCCAGACGGTTCTGACCTTCCTCAATCGCTGTGATTCGCAGATCGACCGTATAGAATCGCTTGATTTTGAGACATCCGTTGTGACGAGCCCGGCGATAAGGGACATCCGTGTTCAACATAAGACCTTCCCAATCGTGTTCGACAGCATAATCAAGCCACTTCGGAATCACACTCTGGTCAGTACCTTCATATACCATTGGAACAATTTCAATATTCTCAAGGTGCTTGCGAGTAATCTCTGCGCGAAGACAATTTAACCCAATACGGCGAATTTTATATGGGATAGTACACTTTCCACGGTCGAACTCTACAACAGGAATCACATCAAAAATCACAAATTTGATTCCAGTCTTGTCCTTGTTATCAGAATTAAGTAGGCCAGTGCCATAACGAAAAGCCTCTCCGTCCGACATTCTTTCTGGGTTCTTGTAGATCAGCTCACCATCAAACACCCACGCATCTCGCCTTGAGGCGTCTTCGTCGTATAGAGCGAGCAGATCATTCTTTATATGGTCGAGCCCTTTAAACTTCTGAGCCTGCCGAGAGATGAGCTCGCCTTTATACATGGTGCCCCTATTGCCATTCATCTTCTGGCTCAAACTGAACCAAATGCCATCCTTCAGCTTTACCTTATCAATCGGATATCCCTGCTGGACCTCCCAGACTGGAATAATCTCTTCGCCGTACACTTTATTGATGGTCGCTGCCTCGACTCCAATCGGCAAGTTCTTAGTGAACAGTCGCTTCAGAAACTCTTCGTATTCAGGATTTTTATGTAAATAATTCTGGATTGTTACAATGGATGCATCAGAGCCAGTATTATGCCCAGCACCCATAATATAAAGGTATCCGCAGCTGAGATACTGAATATCGATATCAGGCTTTGCCGTTACCTTCTTGTTGATCTTTGCATCAGACAGGCCAGTCACAATCGCTGGGTCAAGCAGGAATTTGAAGAATGCCATTAGCTCGTCAGCTTCATCTCCAAAATCCTTACGTGCATCCAACAAAATGCGGGTCTTGTCCGTCTTTTTCTTTGCTTTCTGCAATGCCTTAACCATCGCATTAAGCTTACCTATGAGCTCTTTATCTGTCATAAAGCCTCCTTGCGTATCCTGTGTTATATAGTTATAGCTAATAAAGAAAGGCTTGTCGTTACGAGCAAGCCATTTCTTTCCCGTATCCTGTATTATATAGTTAAAGAGAGAATTTTAAGCCTCCGGGGCGGAGACTTTTTGTAACTATATTATACAGGATACGCACATAATTGTCAATGCTTTTCTGCAAATTCTTTCCGTAAAAATTCCTTCAAGAACGTCCGCTTATATGGAACTCTCGAAGTCTTTGCAGCCCGATCAAGAGCATGAGTTTCGGCACAAATCACACAATACTTCTTGGCACGAGTGATGGCCGTATAGAGCCATTCTCTCGTCAACATCAGGTACGCAGAATTGTCCATGCCAACAATCACATACGGAGCCTCACTGCCCTGCAGTTTATGACAACTCAGAGCATAGGCAAGTTCAAGCGTTGCCCAGATGTTATTCCCACCAAAATAATGTGGAATAAAGATCGTGCCCCACTGGTCAAAATCAACCAGAATAAAGCTGCTCTCAATCTTTCGGATAATGCCACGGTTTCCGTTGAACACCGGACACTTCTCTTCCTTTTTCTTTGTCTTGAGATTGTATGTGTGAAGCTCGTAGTTGTTCTTGTTGATGATGACCTGATCGCCCTCACGCAAAGTATATTCTCTGTCCTTGCCATCTCCATAGATAGTGACCTTTGCTTCCGCCTGACCACGACTCGGATTTACAATCTCCTGAATAGCATTGTTTACTTCGTAGGTGCAAATACTGCCACGAAGCTTCTGTGGAAGTACAATCTGAATCTTCGCACTATCATTCCCCACCTTATTATATAAGGTACGGTACTGATTGATGATATGGTTGAACGACTCACTTGCATCCTTATAGATATCAAGCTCCAAATCACGAAGTTCACCACGAATCTCACTACCAGCCCAGCCATAAGGCACCAACTGCGTAGCGTTACGAACCTTAATGCTTTCCGTGATAATTGCAGACTTAGCTGCCTGACGATGGATCTTAGTCAAACGAGCCACAGGAACAACCTTAGATGCAAGCATATCCTTGAAGATGTTACACATACCAATACTCTCAAGCTGGCCGTCATCACCAATCATGATGAATCGCTTGCCGGTCTCGATTGCCTGAATCAAGTCATAGAATAACTGAGCTCCAACCATAGAGGTCTCATCCAGAATAATAATGTCTTCTTCAAGAGGATTGTCCTTGTTATGGATGAAACCACCATTCTCGATGTCGTAGCCAAGAAGACGGTGAATGGTCTTTCCATCCTGACCAGTAATCTCCTGCATACGAGCTGCGGCACGACCAGAAAGTGCAGTCTGAGCGAAAGACTTGCCACGAAGAACCTTTAAAACACCAGCGACAACGGTACTTTTACCAGTTCCGCCGTAGCCTGTTAAGATACAGACGTTGCTAGAGCATACCTTTTTAATAGCATCTCTTTGCTCCTCAGTATACTCGATGCCAAGCGCATTCCCGGCTTCATTGATTGCAGCATCCATGTTTCGACCAATCGGCTCAACAGGTGCATCAGCCAGTCGCTTGATTTCCTTTGCGATTTTATCTTCAAGATTCCACACTCTAGTTAAAGCAAATTCCTGACGGTCATCACTCCACCAAAGCGTTTCACGGACATCATGTAAATGGAAAAGTGCCCTTTTGATGACTTCTTGATCACCCTCGTTCAAATCAAGTTCCTTAATACAGCTATTGATTGTCTGGTTTGCCGGGATAATAGAGTTACCTTCTTCGGCACGAGCGGCAAGAAAATGCATGACGTAAGCTTCGATTCTAAATTGCGAATTGTGCTTTAAGCCCATATTCAAAGCAATAGCGTCAGCTTTTTTCCAGCCGATACCATACACATCATCAATCAGGACGTAAGGATTCTCCTCAATCTTTTTTACCAGAATGTCTGCACCGTGATACTGACGAACAAGCTTTTCAATAGCACTGGGAGTCAGACCGTACTCAATCAGTTTTGTGTACGCTTCACTGTTATCAATGTTGCGTTCAAAAGAGTCAATGATCTTTTGTGCTCGACCTTCCGTAATACCGCTAATAGTACAAAGAGCCTTGATGTCACCATTCTTGATAACTTCATACGGATTATCGAATGCTTCATAAAGCATCTCAAACTGATGATCGGTCAAAATAAAACGGAGAAAGCTTTTTTGTTCTTCCGGGTCAGTGATCTCTTGAAACTCATTCATGTAGATGATTTTGTACTGATCACCAAACTTTTCATGATGAACATACTCACCACAGAACGAATAAGTTTTATTCATATCAAGACTAGGGACATTGCCCTTCAGTCGGAGGTCACTATATCGACTCATGATAGGATTTCCCTGCTTGACTTTTACCACCTCGGCAGAGAAAGTGGCGAAGCCGCCGGGCTCCACCTCCCTCCCATCTTTCGGATAAAAGACTCGTTTTATCCTGATGTAGCAACGAATCATATTTTCATTAAATTTCTTATCTGCCACTTTATAACCCTCTTACGCTATCTCTCTATCATGTAGCCACTGCTTGTAAGGTTTGAAGTCGTTTGCAATAACGTGTGATTCATCTTCCTTCTTTCCAAGCACAGCTACCTGACTTCCCTTTACAATCAAATCCTGATAATCTGACAAGATTCTCGGCCATACTGTCAACTCAATGATACCATCGCCAGAATACAGATTCACAAACGCAAACTGCATACCAGTCTTTGTTTTCTTCTTTTGAATCTTTGCGATAATACCAACCAGTACACAGGAGTCACCAGTTTCAAGCTCAGAGAAATCCTTAATGTATTCGTATGCCTTTTCAAACGGATTCTTATCGATAATAAACGTCTGCAACGTCTGGAACTCCCAGAATTGCTCGTCCTTCAAATACTTCTCTGACTGCTCGGCCATGTACGCTTCCTTTTTCTTGAGTTTTTCAGTTTCATGTACGACACGGCGCTTTTCATTATAGATTCGTAGGACGGTTTCTTTATCAACCTTCTTACCAACCTTATAATGCTCTGTATCAATATCCCACTTACTCAGCAAAACTGCCTTGGTAGGAAGTGTACTGACTGGTTTAAACTCAGATTGTTCCAAACCGCTGGCAATGTACTTTTCCAAGAATATTCGTTTGTTTTTTGTAGGAATCGCACCGGATTTGACCAACGCAATGATCTGCGCTTTCGTTGCACGAACACGACTCGTGAAATCATCAAGTCCCTTAAATTTTCCATTCCTATCTCGTTCTGCAATGATAGTCTCAGCAAGTGTATTGCCAATACCACCGATAGCAGACAAGCCAAATAGGATTTTACCATTTGACACAGTAAAATCCATGCCGGAACGATTGATACTCGGAGGAAGAATCTGAATATCAAAGCTGCGTGCGTCCACCATAATCTTATTGACCTTACCGACCTTTGCTTTATTCAGGTTCAGCATAGCCTTAAAGAACGCAAGCGGATGATGGGCTTTCAAGTATGCGGTCTGAAGACAGATGACGGCGTATGCTTGAGAATGACTAGCGTTGAAGCCGTAGCCGCCCTTCGTTGACAACTCGTTACAAATATACTCGGCGGTTGCTTTATCGTATCCATTTGCAAGAATTTCATCGTGAAGAAGTTCTACCTCTTCCTTGACCTTCTCAGGTTTCTTCTTTGCTAAGCACTTACGCATTCTATCAGCACCAGCATCGCTTCGGCCACCAAAGACCTTTGTGAGCTTCATACTCTGTTCCTGATAGATGTTCACGCCATAGGTGCTGCGGAAAATTGGTTCCATATCAGGATGGAAATAATGAATGTGTTCTGGATGATACTTGCAATCAACGTATGTAGGAATAGACGGCATTGCGTCAGGACGATAAAGAGCAATCAATGCTGACAGCTCCTCAATCGACCTCGGCTGAAGCTGTGCAACCAGATCCTTCATACCAGACGACTCAATCTGGAATAGATTGTCTGTCCGGCCAGAACAAATCAAATCATAGGATGCCTTGTCATTTTCAAACTCAGGATTGTTAATGTCAATTTCCCAGTCTGGAATATTGTCCTCACGCTTTGCCTCATCAATAGCCACAAGCGATGCAACGCCAAGAATATCAAACTTAACAAGTCCAATTTTCTCGTCCATCACCTTATCAACAGAGATAACGTGCTCTCCATCGGCACCGTGTCGGATACCGATATACTCATAATAAGGATGTCGGCAGACAATAACACCGCCAGCATGGATACCATACCCTCGTGGGCGACCATTGATGTGCTCTGCAATATCAAGCAGTTCTTTGTATCTCGGATTCTCAGCCACTTCTGGATTTGCTTCAAGACAATCCTTCCATGTCTTTTGAACGAATTTCTCGCTGATTTTTCTAATCTCAGCATACGGGAAACCGAGCACCTTGCCAACATCCTGAATCGAAGTGACCGGAGTGGTGTACACGATATTCATAACCTGAACTACTCGATCTTCACCGTACTTCCGTGTCAGATACTCGACAACCTTGGCACGATCACTGACATCTACATCAACGTCGGGAAGGTCTTTTCGTTCAATGGTAAGGAATCGTCCGAAATCAAGCTCGTATTTGATGGAATCAAGTTGCGTAATGCCAATCAGGTAACATACAAGTGAACCAGCGGCAGAACCACGACCAGGGCCAACAATGACATCATTTTTCTTACACCAGTTGATGTAATCAACCAGAATCAAAAAATAATCACAGAAGTCTTTCTTCTCAATGACAAACAGCTCGTCATCAACACGCTTACGATAGATCTTCTGCTTTTCTACATCAAACTTGTCAATGCCGCGTTTCTTCCATCCCTCTTTCACAAGGTCTTTTAAGTAAGCTGCTGAGTTGGAATACTGTGGAGGAATCTCGATTTTGGGAAGTTCAGGTTCGTGCCAAGGCATATCCACATAATCACATAGGTCAGCAATCTCATCGGTATTGTTGATACACCATTCTGCCGCATCATATCCAATCTGACCGTCAAGGACTTCATGTTGCTCCCTGCGAGACATAAAGTAGCATTCTTCGTAGATTTCTGCGGCAGTTTCTGTATCATGAGCAATTCTCAGAAAGTAGTCTTGATAATACAGAGCTTCTTTTGTGGCAGCATGAACATCGTTTGTGACGACTACTTTTGTATGAGTGTCGTTTGCCAACCGCATGATTTTCTGATTGTATTTTGCTTGTTCACTATTTGCATGAGCCTGAACCTCAAGATAATAGTGAGGGAATAAACTCTTATACTCTTGAACTAGCTTGACACAAGTGTCATAATCATCCGTTTTGGACAGTCTACTCGCCAAACAAGCAGACAGGATAATCAAATTATTCGTATCTTCCTTAGCGATATCCTCTTTTGTGATACGAGGACGGCTATAAAAGCCATGAAGATGACCGAGTGTAGATAAGCGATTAACCGTCTGACGACCAGCCTCATTCTTTGCGATGATGATCAGATGCCAGTATTTACTGTTCTTGTCCTTTACTTCCCTATCCTCGCACTCATATGCCTCGATACCATAAAGAAGCTTTACGTCAGGATACTTGTCTTTTAGTTCTGAGTAATACGGCCAGCTTGTCACCTCACCATGTTCCGTAATGGCAATAGCTTTCAAGCCAAGTTCCGATGCTCTTTTTAGATTTTCTTCAGGAGAAGAGAACCCATCGAGCAAGCTAAAAGTATGAGTGCGTATGTAAACTGCTACTCATCAGGCAACACCACCTTTCATACTATTTAAATTCATTCTGTCTGCTCCTTATCTTCGATAGACACTCTCAAAGTTACAGTCTTACCGTCCTTTGTTGTCCATGTGTATCCACCAAAAGTTCTATTGTTGAACTGAGCTTCAGAAAGAAGCCAATCACGAACTGCCTCGATAGCTTCATCCGTGACACGAGTTTTATCCTTCCATTCGGTTCCATTCTTTTTAACAGTTCCTGCGTAAATACCAAACATACCACAGCTCACATGATATTCACTCATTCGTATTCACCTTATCTCCAAACTTAATAATATCGTCGAAAAGCATCACATAGTCATCGGTGTACTTGTTGCCATGGAAATGGCCGAAGTACCAGAATGGTTTACAATCGTTAGGATAACATTCGTATATATTATCAAAGAATATTTCAGTTGACTGGTCTACTGTGCTTTGATCAATACCACCGATAAACAATTCAGTTGGAATGAACCGAAATGGACAGGTATGCGTGAGCATAACATCAATATCATCGATTTGAGGGTCATGTGTAATATTCCAGATCTTTTTCTTAGTCTTCTCATTAGGCTGTTCGTCCGGCCACCAGTTCCATCCACGTTCCAACCGATAATATTTATCTACAGAATATGCTCCGCCGCAAACAAGACAGTTCAGAATTTCCCTATCAGCAAGAATCTGGTAAACTTCGCCATCAATAGCAAAATACTGATTGGGATAATGTGAATCATGCCACACCTTACCACAAATATCTCCACTGATTTCCTTTGTCCTACAACCATCCTTACGAGACGGGCGGCGTTCGTGATTTCCATGAATACAGAATAAATTCGCAGGGATGTCCGCAGCAATGGTCTTAACTCTCCATTCGTTGATGTTATCCTTACCATAATAGTTTAGACCAACATCACCAAGACAGATAATCCAATCATTCTTTCCAAGATTGTGTTTAATGCAAAATTTATTTAACTCTAAGAGACGATTAAAATCGCCATGAATATCGCCTGTAATGTAAACCATTCATTCACCCCTCTCATAAACTCGCCAATGCCATGTGCTACCATCGCCCGGATAAAACCTATCGCAAAAGTCCTCAAAGCGACATCCTTCGCATGGATCATCTTTTGATAAATCTATCACTGGATGGCTTTGGCATTCTGCGATAAATTCTTTAACGTCTGCTTCAAACTGTTCAGGCATCAGCATTGTCAATCAACTCTCCATTTTTTACAACCTTAGCCTTATCATCCCAATATTCATCAGCTACAACCTTTCTAGGAGCAGTGCCAAAATGCTCTTTCCACTCAGGAAGACTCTCATTGATTGCATCAAACTGAATGCCCCAATCAAAGCAAGCCTCCATTGCATCATACAAAAGCTTTCCTTCACGGCAAGTCCAGAGAATCAGACCAGCACCGTGTTTCTGTTCCTGAATTGCTTGATAAATGACATTCCAATTTGGCTCACCGATATCAGGGTAATTATTTTCACAGAGAGTGCCATCAAAGTCGATGGCGATAGCACGTTTCCAATTTCCCATATCAAATCACCTCAAAATCAACAATCTGCGCCTGCGGAGTTACTTTGTTCCCGTACTGATTTAAAGATAACCGGCATACAGCATTGATGTATTTTTCTTCCTGATCACCATAAAAGTCATTGTTGATCCAGCCAATCATCCGGCCATTATCAGCAAAGCACACAAAATCAATGCCTTTTTCTTCATCAGAATATTTCCACATATTACCATTCTTGCCCATCGGAGCACATCCACTATGAATCAGCGGAATGTTTTTAATGTAGAAATACGGTTCGGAGATTCCCTGTGCCCAGATTTTATGCATTTCATACATGGTCTTCGGCAATGCAACAGTCAACTTACTATAGTCAAAATCAAAATCGACCACGATCGCCTTACTCATCGTGACATCTTTAAGCAGTTCATTGCAATCCGCAATCGCCTTTGGTACGTTTTTTTTCTTGATTTTTACGCCAGCGGCATTATCGTGACCAAGAACCGACTCAAAATCTCCGGTGCTCATCAAAAACTCTTTTAAACTTTCAATCGGAGAACCGTCAGGATTTCTCATTGAACCACCAAAATACTCTTGATTCTCGTCTGGCTCTTCAGGGCAGGCCATCTCTCGAAGTAGTACGCAAGGTTTACCATACATTTCAGCCAACTTGATTGCTACAACGCCAGTCAAATTACTGTCCAGAATGCCAGTGGAATTACAAAACAAAACTTTACTTCTGTCCGCTCCATACTTAGAAATCCAGTTTTGAAGCTCTGCGACAGCCTTGTCTTTGGTCTTGTTTTGCTGATACTTGCAAGACGAACACTCACGAGCTACATGCTGTGCCAGAGTCTCGTCAATCGTGACACCGGCATTCTTGCCACGAGTCGGAGTGTACTGGAATGTCTGTTCCTCACCGACCATTGCACGGAACATCCGCTTCTTCTGCTCGGATGAACCAACACGAATCAGTGCATTCATCATCGGAACGATGTAGAACTGAACATCATTGATAGTCGGGTCACCCTTAATATTGAAGCTATTCGCTTCAACCAGAGCGCAAATCATTGGATTCACAATTCTCGCAAGACCTTTCGTGCAAAGGCGCTTTGTCTCGTGTGAGTGCATATCCATGACGTCACCGATATTTCCGACGGCCACTAGATCAAGATACCTGTCTGCAACATCAGTCCAATTATATTCATCAACAGCCTGAAGGAACTTATACACCACGCCAGCGCCAGACAATTCCTTATTAGGATATGTACCATTCTGGTTATTGACGATTACTGCGTAAGGATTCTCTCTGTCGCAGATGTGATGGTCAAGAATCAGAATATCGATGCCATTATCACGAAGTTCCTTACACTGCTCAACATCATTGCTGCCAGCATCAGGAATAATCAGCAAGGTAGTTTCAGGTGGAACTTCAATTTCTTTAGAGAGTCCGTGTTCTTTGCCACTATGATGCAGAACATTGATTTTTCCAAAATAACCAATCGTCTTCAAATACTGAAACATCATTGAAGCACTTGTGAATCCATCCACATCACAGTCTACAAGGATAGAGATAATAGACTTATTCCAGATATGTTTGTTCAACAGCCGGACAGCATCTTCCATGTTGTCCAGTTCCCACGGAGAATTCAGACAAGAATCATCTAGGTTCATGTAGATCTTATAATCCTTAACCCCTCTGTTCTCCATAATCGTTCCAATCGGGTCTGATAGGTCGTTCCTACTCCCCTTCCAGAGTTTTACATTCATTTAATTCTCCTAACACAGTTTTCAATCAATGCCTTAAATTTTTCAGGATTATCAGTCGGGGCTTCCTTTTCATCCAGAATCCCTTTATCATCTACTACAGCATACACACTTACGCCATCGACAAATCGATTAGCGAGAACCATAAGCTCACTAAGCTGAACGTCTTTATCAAATACAAAACAAATATCAACGCAAAGACGTGTTAAAATTTCAATTTGATTCTGTGAAACCTTCTTACCGCCAGTCGCCACACAGTTGTAGACATCCATGTTCCACATCTGCATGACAGACTTTTCAGCTTCACCAACATATACCAGACCTTCATTCTTAATGTACGGCTCTGTCTTATACAGGCCATACAGAATACGGTTTCTGGCACACGGCTCAAGATATAGATACTTTAATTCACCTTCAGGCGGCTTACCAAAATATCTTCCCTTTACACCAACCAGAGTACCAATTTCATCTCTGATTGGAATCGTGATTCTATTTGTCAGTTCATCAAAGCCAATCTCAAACTCCTGCTGCGTCTCATAAGATATCCCATCGTCAGCAAAAATCTGGTTTACATAAGGTTTGTAATAACCGAGGATGGCTTCGGAGATTGGGACTATCGGACGGTCATCCTCGTGTTCTTCACCTTCACTTTGCATGGCGATGAGTTCTTTTAGAATCAACATACTTTTAGGAAGGTCTTCCTCGAAGTTGTGATAGTAGTCAAGTCCAACCCATTCGCAGATTTGCTTAATAGCTTTTGGGAAAGACAGTTCCAGAAAGAACTGGACGACAGAAATCAAATCATAACTGGTCTTTCCATTGGCAATATCTCGTGTGTAATCTACCGCAGTAAGATTTTCATTCTCGTAGATACAGAGTGCCGTTCTATTGTCACCATCTGGATTTGCACACTGGTAATAACCAGTCTTGTGACTGATATGATGACAACCAAGTTCCTCCAGAATCGGTTCAATCTGCTGTTCTTCAAGAATGTAATTTTTCAGATCTGCGATATTTACCATTGTAGTTCCTTACTTTCTGGTGCAGACACCGACCTCTCTCCAAATATTCTGATTCAAATTCACTTCAAACATGATTTTCTTTTTCTCACCAAAGCGGTTCTTATCGATGTTTCCAACGTAATACCGCTTATCTGGATTTAGCCGATGGGCACAGTCACCGCCCCACTCAGGGTCATGAGAGATGTATTGATACTTCGCGAACTTATCTTTTGGAATCTCCTTGAACAGAACCATCGTCCAAGCAACATGCTTAATCATTTTTGACTCAGCAATGTTGTTTGAATTCAGCTCATCAGGAAGATACTCATGAGCGTTTTCGGCCAACTGGATACTACCATAGATAAAGATCTTCAGATTTTTCGCAATCTCTTCAAGCTCTGTGGCTGTGACTTTAAACGCTGCCCATTCACCAATAGATGCAATGTCGTTCTTTAGAGTATCGTAGAACACATACTTAACTCCCTGCGTGAGAGCTGCCTTCTGGATTTCAAATCGCAGGGATTTGTCACTATAATCAGCAGAAACATCTTTTGCTATAATCAAGCCTTGTGATTCGTTCTCAATCCACTGGCAAACATCAAGCACATTGCGGTACTCTTCGCTTTCTTCGTAGACACGAGCGGTAAACTCATCAATGCTTTCTATGTATTCTCCATCTTCGTTTTGCTTTCGGAAGATGAAGTTTCCGTTTGCATCCCGGTACATTCCAAGGGTAATTTCTCGCTCGTCCTTATGGAAACGATGACCATGCAACTCTTGAAACTCAGGATTATTGATGGCGGTGACCAGTAAGCAATATCGGACTGACTCAAGATCCATCTCGTTCAGCAGCAGGAGTGCTTTTTGCTTTTGAACCAATGTGACGTATGCAACAATCGCCATCATGTATCTAGTCTTACCAGCATTAGATGGCATACCATTGAACATCACGGTGCCCAGCTTCAATCCTCGGAACAAATCGTTCATGATAGGATACTGGAACGGCAAGCCCATATCAGGAACACTCAAACGTTCATTAACCATCGGCAGCAGACCGTTATTCAAAATCTCAGCATCATCGTTTGTAATGATAACCGTATTGATCTTGTCGGCCTTGCCACGAATCAGTTTATAAATGTCCTGAGCACCAAACATTTCAAACTGCCGGTGCTTCAAGATTCCTTCAATATTGAACCCATTACGCTGATACTCACGAAGTAGCGAATATTTCTTCAGGATATTGAAATATCCCTTGATATCATCGTCATTCGCAAGACTCATGTAGTATTCAATGGTTGACCAGCCCTTCAGCCGCTTATATTGGGACAATCTGGACTCGTCTTCAGCCATAAACGTTAAAACAGACGTTTTATTAAATTCTTGAGTCCGAGTTTCGTAAATAATCAACGCTGCATCGTAGAAAAATTTTGTTGCTTCATCGGCAAAATCGTACTTGCTCTTGACATAATGCCCATACTCGACTAAATAGTCAGGATGCTTGTAAATTGCGCCAACAAATAGAATTTCGTTCGGGATATTTGAAATGAGCTCCACTCATCCACCTCCCTTTTATATCTCATCGAGAATTGCACTTATATCAATTTCATTCTCGTTTTTACTCTGTTTCGGTGCTGTTTTCATCCGTTTCAGTACCGTTTCAGTCAGATTTTCCTTCGTTTTGTCTTCGCTTTCACTGCGAATCGAAGCAAGTCTTTCTTTTCGTTCGAGATAACTAGGATATTGAGCCAATAAAACAGCCAAGTCGTAATTCCATCGCTGGCTCATATCGCAACCCTTTGCTTCTTTCTCGGCAATTATCTTATCTAGTCGGGGTTTCGCTAAAACCCACATATCGTAAAGTTCTAGCGGAGGAATAGAACCTCTATATTTGTAATAATTACCGGAAATTAACTGCGTAAGTTTCGAGTAAAAGCTGCCAGGAACAACCGCCGGGGCGTATATATCTCGAATATGGTCGAAAAGAATCTTTTTCTCTTCCTGTTTGATATGTGCAAGCTCACGATTGTGGTCTTGCTCTCTCTTTTTGGAAAGAAGATCATCGACCTTTTTATCCGTAGTGTCATTCACTTTGTCAAAAAATGCCCTTAGCAGGTCATCTGTCCAAGGGCGTTTTTGATTTTTCTTTTTTTCTACAAAACAATCCTTATGGTAAAAGCCAGTCTTGTCGTAGAAAAACGTGCTACGGTCTCGCTCGATGAAAATGTTCTTCCCGCAAATCTTGCATTTACGGGTTAATTCCATTAAGCCAGTTCCTTCTCCATGATTGCGGCAACCTTCTTCAGTTCCTCGATATCAGTCATGGAACGGAATCGAGTAGACAGGCCAGCTTCCTCAACCGCATTCTTTGCTGCGTTTTTCTTAATCGGAGATGCATCAGACAACATCTTGATTAGATTGGCCTTTAGCTCATCAAGCGAAAGTTCTTTCTTTACATCAGAAGATTCTTCAATTTCATTCTCATCAAGACCAAGGTCACGCATATTCAGCTTGATTTCAGTCTTGACTGCATCGCTCAGTCCGTTTTTAATAACGAAATCCTTATTCTTTGCACTATTAGAGATAAGGTTTTGGTATTCCAGCAAGGTAAGATCTTCAACAATTTCTTCGTCTCGATGCACATCAGATCTGTCTTTAACGAAATAAGCAAGATGTGCACCGTTCTGTTTGTACAGACGAATTTCAGTATCAACATTATGACCCTGACCTTTAAATCCATCAGGAATCTTTCGACCAGTCGATACGCTGACAGAAGAACCATTCACAATCTTGTTTTCAGTCTCGTCCTTTTCGCGGCAGACAACAACATAATGAACACCAGTTGCATTCAGATCCAGAATCAAAGACTGCCCCTTGAAATTCAACTGCTGGTAATCCTTCAGCTCCATACCAGCGCCCTCAATCTTGACTGCCTTTTCATCGCCAGTCAAACCTTGTGCGTTTGCTTTTACTTTTGCACGCTTTTTCGAGAATTCCGAAAGCCCCTGCTTGCAAGTAAGGGTCAAAATATACGTAGAATCAACAACAATCGCATCAGCACGGAATGGATTACCATCCGCATCGAGAATTACACTTCCATCCGAATACTCAAAGTCTTCATCGTCAGCAACAGTCTTAATGAAATCCTGTACCTCTGCGAGAGACTGCGTATATACAACAAGCAGGTTTTCAGGATTAACACCGTTTGCCTCAAGTTCCTCTGTGTAATTGTCAACAGAGCCATTCTCGGTATCAATATATAAAACACGAAATGGACGGCCATCTGCATTCTTCAAATAACACATCTGCATAGCCAGACGAGATTTCCCAGTACCCTGTTCGCCATAGACAAGAATCTTAATTTTCTTGCGAATGGCATTTGCCTTACGAATCATAGCCATATATGTAAATTCCTCCGTTTTTATCAAAATTATTTATCGTACCTACGATATTTATTTTGACGTAAATACGATAAAACTTTTCTTTTATAAGTATCCTGTGTTACTTAGCTAAGACTAAAAATTACACTCCCCAGTCATCCTCTTCCTCATCAGCAGGAGTCGCAGTGGACTTGTTAGAACCACCCCACCAAGAAGTATCGTTCTCAGCTGCCTTGCCATCGAAGTCCTTCTTAGCCTGAGCGTTGGCAGCAATCTTTGCCCGTGCCTCGGAGATATTGTCCTCAGTATAGGTAGGCTCTGCATCCTTATCGCCGGGATTCGGATCAAAGGAATCAGGATTAACACCCTCGATATACAGCTTACGAACTGCCGGAGTGCTCTGACGCTTCATCTTGTTAGGACCACCCCAGATATTCTCAGTCTCAACTTCCTCAACCTTCTGCTGATTAACGATGGGACCAAAACACTCGAAACTAGTATAAGGCTTCAAACGCTTACGAATAGAATCGGCCAGAACCTTATTCTGAGTGTTTGCCTTATAGTCAATGAAGAACTCTGCATCCTCAATAGTGTTGTAATTCACGATCTTTGCATCGACAACTACTTCATCGCCCTCATCACTCTTGCGGCAACCAGTGTAAACAATGGTCTGGGTAAACAGAGCCAGCTCTTCAAAACCCTCTGCATCGAAGTCGATTTCCTTAGAACTCAGAGAAACCTGAGTAGGAACAAAACGAATCTGGTGCTTGCCGTTGTAAGTGCTGTACTCGATGTTACCACGGACATACACGTTATCACCGTCATGCAGGTTCTCAGAGATCTCCTTGGCTGCATCGAAATCAGTCAGAGTCTTGTTATCATTGATAACCTTACCAGACTCATTCGTCTTCTTGGTAACACCGACCTTAACGCCAATCATATCATAGCCTTCCGGTGCAACATAAGTCAGACGATCCTTCCAAGCGACTTCCTTCTTATCCTTCTCGATGCCCTTGTCCTTATCGGCACGGCGGAAGAAGTAAACCTTATCACGAGGCATACCAGCCAGATCAACATAGAAAGTGTTTTCATTGGAAGTCTGAACGCCAAAGCTCAGGACACGGCGCATAGCACCACTCTTAGTCTCCTTCTCGTTATAGAAGTTACTACGCTGGGTGCCGGTGACCTTACCAGCCATCTCAAAAGAACCACGGGTCTGAGGAAGATTAAAAATTCTATCTGCCATATCAAGTCTCCTTTATGTAATTTTGTTTCATTGATAATCACTTATGTTTTCTGTTATCGTCTTAAATCAATTCATGCACTATTCATTCTATATGTTATCCTCCGTCTGGTTTATTGATGGCTTATATTTCATACGGCACTCGCCGTTAGAAATCGTCCTTTAATGGATTATGTACAAACATTGCGCCGAGCACTATTGGGAGCCGTTCTGAACACTCAGGACACAAATCAAAACTCAAAAACGAACCATCAAGTTGACTACCATAAGAGTATTGATGCTCAAAACTGATTCCCTGCTCGCTACCTATCGGCTTGATTTCACGACCACACCAGTTACATATTTTCTTACATGTGTTCATAGCGGCATCACCCCATTTTTAATACTCTCTATCACGGAACATCTTAGATTGAGCACGAGTCAGTCTACTGTTCCGACCATACTTAGGTCTGAATGCTGACTGCAGCTTGTTGTTTGCGTATTCGAGGTCACTCTCCAGAATCTTCGCAGCTTCTTCAATGTAATCTCGAATTGCACAATACTGGTCATTGTTGACGCAGTGCGTTTTTAGATAATCAAGCATATCGACCGCCTGATTTTTCAAAAGAAGTGCATCTTCAAGCTGAGTCTTACGCCGTTGGAAGAAATCTATATTCAACCCTACACCTCCCCATTCTGCAGTCTTTCAAGCGTGGGACGAATCGTTCTTTCCCAATGCCTTACAAATCGCCAATCAAGTAATTGTCCGCAACGTGGACAGAAGTTATCAAGATTTGATAGTGTGTAATAACAAACCGGGCACTCATAACGTTTATAAACGTCATCGTGAAGAGGCTCTTTGTAATCTGTTCTAAACTCATAAAGTTCAGCTTTTGAAAGAATAATTTCGAGAGCCTTTGTTAAATGCTCACGAGGACACCATTGCCCGCCTTCTTTACCAAGACGAATTTGTTTCTCTACAATTTCCTTTGCTTGGTCAAAAGTCATGTTCTCAATCTCTTTTTTCTTTGCGTGCATCCAATCTTTCATAACACACCACTTTCAGCAAATGCATAATTGTGCTTTGCATTCTTATCCATCCATACACCCCAATCCATTTTATGTTGACACTCTGGACATTTCGGTTCAAGCTTCTCCAGCTTCGTCACACAGAACGGACAGAGATATGTGCTCTTTTCCTTCTGGAAAATTGGACTCGCCGGAAGACTCAAGGAACCGGAATCAATGGTTACATTGATAGGAATTTTGGTATTCATCGTGTCACCTCTTGTTTGAATTGGCCTTTTATGAGATTTTCTTATTACGGAATATGAGTTGCTTTGTCAACGGGCTTTTCCATTTCCTTCATAATCCGCTTGTGTTCTTCGATTGTCATGTTGTTCGGGAAGAAACACCTGTCAACCATTTCAAACGGCTTAATATAATGGTCAAGAACATCTCGTGCTTCTTTTCGTGCCTTTTCAGCACACATCTCGATATATTCTTCTTCGGTCATGTTGTAATCGGTGACACAATCGACCACCGAAGAAAACCGACACAGCAAACCGTTAGGCTGTCTTGCAATAAAAGCTCCCATTTTTATCCTCTTTGCTTTTCTGGAAAATGCTTCTTAGTTACTGCAACGCAAAAGCTATCAATTTCTGACCCCCAAATGGCAGTACCTTCACCATATGTGCTTTGAAATACTAGCGGAAAGCCGCCGATCCCATCGAAGAGGCTACCAAGAGTAGGATTCTCACCGATATACGATTTCATCTTCTGAAAAATCCAATACCATTGCGGTAATGCGATTGAATTGCCGAGTGCCTTATAACGAACTGCGTCAGAAGTTTTATGCTTCTTTTCGTTCTCATCAATCCAGTCACCGATATCTGTCCATCCATCAGGGAACCCCTGAAGCCGTTCATCCTCCAAAGGAGTCAAACGGCGAACAATCCATCGTAGATTCTTCGTTTCTTTCTCTGTAATCAGGTCAGTAGCGTCCTTGTAGTCACGAGATTTCATCGTACTAGCCTGTTCACTTTCCTTGTATTCACCAATGCGTTGCATCGCAAAGGCTTTCTTCTCAATGACCAGTGGCATATTATTGCCACCAGTTCCCCACTGAGCAGTACAAGTCGGACTTGTATCACTCTGCTGAGTGTATCGAGCGTCCTGACTGTGGCTCTCAAACACCACCGGCGAAATATTTTGTTTTAAATTATGTAAGGAGGGATTTTCTGCCAAGCAAATCAGCGTCTGGTCTTGTAACGTAGAAATCGTTGCGCTCAATTCAGTTTGAACAAGAGCGCCTTTACCGCCACCTTCACATCCAGAACGGATTTTTAGAGTGTAGGCTGCAGGTTCTGTGCATCGAGTCGAAGTCTCTCGATGGTCTGACTCCAATACTCGTCCAATTCCTTCTCTTCCAGACCTTCTTGTTCCTTCACTTTCTGCACCACCTGTGACAGAGTTCCTGGATTCCACCATTCGATCATATCCAGCAACGCTTGCTTCAGGAGTTCGGGCAAAGGTTTTCCACGCCGGGATGCTCTCACAAGAATCCCCTGACATGCTCGTGCGCTCAAATAGAATTTCTGAGGCACGTTGTCCTCCAAAATCCATGACAAGCGCGATTCTCTGGCGACGCTGGGCGACTCCCCAGTATTTAGCGTCGAACAATCTCCATGCAAGAGACCATCCATTACCGGAAATCGCTCCAGATTTTGCCCACTTTCCGTTCTTTCCTGAAGGTCGAGGAATTGAAACGTCTGGCTCGACAATGCGTGCAAATCTTTCCAACACACATCTGAAGTCTTCACCTTTGCTTGAGCTGAAAGCTCCTCTGACATTTTCCCAGATTGCGAATTTTGGATATTCTCCATTAGTGGCCTCCCTCATTTCTGTAATCACACGAATCATTTCAAGGAACAATCCAGAGCGTTCACCAGCCAAACCTTCACGTTTACCGGCTTGACTCAGATCTTGGCAGGGACTGCCTCCTGTGATACAGGAAACCGGTTCAATCTGCCATCCATGGAGTTGTGTGATATCTCCGTAATGCTTCAGTTTTCATTCCTCCTTTTAGTATCCTGTGTTACATAGCTAAAACTCCGAAAATAAGCGAAAAATAATAGACGTATTAACGTCATATTATTCATTCGCTTATAAAACAAAAGTTCTAGCAGATTTTATGTACGCCCTTTCGGGTTGGTGCGGCGTGGGAATCCTGACATCCCAACTGCTGACTTATGAGGTCAGTGTTCTTCCTTTGAACTAACGCCACATATGGAGCGACTGACGGGGTATGATCCCGCAACATTCAGATTGGAAATCTGACGCTCTACCAATTGAACTACAGTCGCATATAAAAGAAATCAGAAACAGCCAACATTCGTTTTACGTTCCAGTTTACTGGCTACCTGAAGAGTATTCGTCCGACAGCTACTCGGCTTGCACCTTATTTCCCTTCCTATTTGGCTCGGTATCCTTTACCGGTGTGATACCTGTCGTTTGCCAATGAACGGCCAATCCCCGATCTAGCCGGAACAACTGATTTCATATTTTGCAGTCAATGAGTTTTGAACTCATCCTCTTGCTTCATCAGCAAGCGTGCTTACCAACTACACCATAACTGCATGTAAACCCAGCTTACAAAGCACTACTGCACCATCACTGGCGAGCTGGGAATAATAGTAAAGGAGATCAACAAACGGTACGCAACCATTCTATGACCGTGGTACGGGTAGAGGGGCACGATCCCTCACGCCTTTCGGCACGGACACCTAAAATCCGCGTGGCTGCCAGTTACACCATACCCGCATATAAATCGAGGATGCAGGAATCGAACCTGCGGTCGTGGAGTCAAATTCCACTGCCTTATCCGCTTGGCTAATCCTCGTAGTCTACCCAGCTTGCTACGCCACACTGCTCTGTTTCCAGAGAGCTGGGAATAATGTGAATGAAAAATTTTACATGCCCTTTCGGGCTGGTCCGAGTGACAGGTCATGATCCTGCGGCCTCATGCTCCCAAAGCACGCGCTCTTCCAACTGAGCTACACCCGGATATTAGTGCTACCGACCCGACTTGAACGGGCACGTCGTTGCCGACAGGAGATTTTAAGTCTCCGGTGTCTGCCATTCCACCACGGTAGCATATCAAAGCTGTCTGTCCAGCAGTCAACCGTCTTTCCGATTTGCCAATATTCTAGCACTTACCCATCTGCAAATGGGTTGGTAGCCCTACTCAGATTTGAACTGAGAATTTTACAAGGTTTGAACTTGTTGCGTATGCCTAATTCCGCCATAGGGCCATATTGCCGGTCTTTCCCGGCTGTCAGCCCCGCGCAGGGCATTTTCGGAGGAGGAAATATCACGATACTCCGTTAATTATTTTAACGAAAATCACGATAAAATGTCTATTTTTTAATTTAGCTCTTCTGCTGACTTGCGTAGAACTCATTCCGCAGCTGAATAATACCCTTCTTGCAGAAAGACTCTTGATCTTTCTCTCGTTGTTCACGCATCCAACCATAGAACAGGTTATCCTCGGCAGTAAACAACTTTGCGGTATTTTCATAATAGCCACGTTTTTGAACGCTCTGCATGACACCACGCAAGAACTTCCAGTGCTTATAATACGGAAGCTTCAGCTTAAACATGAAATTATTGCTGTCTCGCAAAACAAAGCCTTCAACGTGTTCAAAACCATGATGCAGATAGTTCTCGTTCATGACTTCTTCGTACCAAGGATAGAATTCACTCCAGTTCTCAAAGGTTTTAACCTTCTCCTTAATCTGCAGATGACACTTCTCGGCTACACGCTTCAAATCATCATAATCCATTACACTGAAATTCATATCATTTGCAATAATATCCAGCAAAACAATGTGCGGTTTCTTATATTCGATGATATGTGCATCATTCACAGGATCAATCACCTCGAAGATGATGGAGCCATTCTCTTTTGCAACTTCTTTCAGATTCTTACGATCTTCATCAGAAGTCGTATCCATGAGAATCTTTCGGAACATATCTGCAAAAGGCCCATCAGGAGTGGATTTACTTGCAATGAACAGACCATCCTGTTCTGCATCATACGAAATGATACCAAGAAATCCGTTCTCTTTTAGATATGCAGTCACCGGGAACTTCAAAGTGTTCTGTAGGTTTCCAATTCTCGTTTCATTCCGCTCATCAACCGCAAAGAACTTATCATAGCTTCGAGCTACAATCTTATTCGTCTTTGTGTTAATGAACAACCCTCTTGCTTTGGTAGAAACCTCATCCCAGTGCTTCTTATAAAATGCTTCACGAGAGAAGTTGAAAGAAGAAATATCTCCGAATCGCTTCTCAAACACATATTTGCTTTGACGCATCTTACTAACAAGTTCTGCGTTATCGAACTCAGTTTTCATTTCAACGGCAGTTTCAGTCTTTGGCTCCTCTTTTCGGAATACATCATTCTTGGTTTCTACGCATTTGATAGGCTGACCGTGTTCAAGCTCCACACAACGAAGATATCCACCAAACTCGATTTTGCCTTCAAGATTGTAGCACCGATGACCCATATCAATAGGAACATCCTGTACATTTCGATGGCCGAAGATCTGAATATAGCTATCCGGCATCGACTTTTCCCAAGACTCAGCCACGGTCAGTATATCAGGATAGCGGCCTACGCCTTTAATCATCTGATCCGCAGACACGAACGGAAGAAAATAAGGAAGATAGCTCAGACCACCGTGACTTACGAAATACCGCTTACCATCATACTCAAAGTAGACACACTGGCCGACTCTGGAATAGATCTTACGAGCAGTGTTCTTGTCAATACCGGCTTTAAAGAGCTGCGGACGAGTGTAGTTTGCAAACTCTTCACTTTGAACCGGTTTATCATGCCCCCACTTGTTCAGCCAATGCTCGTGGTTCCCTTCCAAAAGGATCACATTCTTGCGGTTGTTATTTACAACATCACACAAGAACTTGAATACCTCAACGTTTTCGATGCCACGATCGAGATAATCACCAACGAAGATATAAAGCTCGTCGTCCTTCATCTCACCAAGGTATTCACTCAAGCAGGTATAGCAGCCATGAATATCACCGATGATATGTATCTTTTTCCACTGGTTAAAGTCATTCGGGCAGTAGTTCAAATCGGACATCACATCCGTAGTAGAAGGAAGAACTGTCACGCCAGAAGGAACTTTTTGAGTAGCAAACCGAGCGTACATCTTATCAATAGCCGCTTCAGGAACTCGCTTTAGCCATTCTCTCTGAGCGTTTCTTCGTTTGCATTCCTCGATCGGAAGGTCCGTCATATCAATAACATACATCCGATAACGATACTGTTTTGCAAGATTCTTATAACAATTCATTTCGACCGTCTTGGAATTCGTTGCATCAATCACAGTAAACTCGCCATGGCTCATCCGCACCTCAAGCAGTTTGAAAAGCATCTCCCATACAACATCATCATTCTGCGGAGAAATCTCCATCTGCCCATCAGGTGTTTCCTGTGCGCTCTGGCACATAAGGCGAAGTGTATCAGCACTCAATACGTACTGCTCAAGATTATGCTCTTTAATATAGGTGGACTTCCCGCAACCGGGTGCTCCACGGAACAGTAAAAGTGTTCTCATCTGCATCTCCCTTTCTAATAGGTATCCTGTGTTATATAGTTAGCATGTTAAAATGAAGGGGCCGAAGCCCCCTGTTTTTAATTTTCATGGAAATATTCAACCCAACCTTTATATCCTTGCCGGAAACTAAGATAGGCAACTTTACTGCACTTTCTTCCGATAATATCCGCAAGAGGACCTTTACCATTTCCGAAACTAAGTTCTGCAAGATTAAATTTTGGATGAGTTTTACAGTAGTTATAAACCTTGATATACTCACAATTTCTGGCTAAATATCTTTGATCTAAGGTTTTTGAATGATGCCTTTTTTCGAGGATATCGTTCAACCTCGAAAAATAGACATGAATTGAAATTATAGACGTCTTTGGATCACTGTTTACACCGGGTTTATCCTTCGTTTTGCGTAGGATATAATCGCCATTCATGACATAAAATGTTCTATAACCGCTCTTATTGGGGGCATCATACTGTTTCATCTCGTAACATTGCTTGATAATATCCATTAACCTTGCGTCAACATCAGTCTTATCAAGAACGGTATTAGATTCAAAATCCACATCGTTAATTGTTAGATTAGAAATCTCATCGGAAGTAAGACCAATCCAGTACAAAACAGCAATTACGTTCATACGAATCTGATATGGCTCTTCGTACTTATTTAAGAAGTCAACAAATTCGTCAACCGACGCAAAATAACTGTCATTGTACATATCATCTGCGCTTACATCGCTCTCTGAAAAGTCAGCCAGATCATACATGCTTGTTTCGTTTTCACTTTTGATGTAGCCTGTGATTATTGACTTCACATTTTTAAACGAACGACTCGAGTTCACCCAATTATATTTGGCAAACATCTTTACGAAATCATCTTTTGTGAAGTCAAACAACTCATACCCACGCTCGGCCTCGTAATCCATGACGTGACGCATCGTCGATGCAACAAACTCACCGCTTCTATCAGAATACTTTTCGGCAAAAGCTTTGATTTTTTCTTCAGTAAGCATAGTGGCACACTCCTTCTTATTATATGTAGTGTACCATTAAACCTTATAAAAAATCAAGCAAATGCGGCAAAATTCTGAAATTCCATGGTATGTTGTACGCCGCTCAGGAATGCTGCAAGCAAAAACGGTTCATCCTTGCATCTTGCCATTGCGATCATATTCATCTGACGCTCCGACAAGACACCAAGTTTTTTAATGAACTGTCCTTTGTTAAGTGTATCAGTCTCTTCACATAGAACGATACTATCAACCTCTAGGAAATCACAATCTTCCTTTGAGAGTAGAACATGAACCGGAGAGCGCTTGTATATTCTGGAAGACAACGGATTCCCTTTAATTGTTGGACTAAAGAAGTTGCGCTTATTGTTGCTCGTCACAACGAACGGTCGAATACCGCGCTGCTGATGACCTGTCGCATTGGATAGATCAACCAACCAAACCTCTCCGACCTTTGGGTCAATATTGTTGTCCATAGTCTTTCTCCTCTATAATAGTGTAGCTCCGTTCCATAGTTATATTATACAGGATACCTTTACAGAAGTCAATAGGTTTTCAAAAATATTTTTAGTGCCCGTACAACTCTGGATTCTCTGATACGAACACGCTGGTGTTATCGAATATCATCTCATACGCTTTCTCTTTATCGCCCGGCCTAAACTCAACCCTCCTTACTTCGTGACATTCTTGCCGCAACTCAATATGACTTTCGTTTCCAAAAAATCCAATGCCTTTGACAATCCCATGCGTCTCTACGCCAATGTCGTCCATCTTTTTGCAGATCATGTGAACATCCACACCATTGCAAATAAAACAGACCCACACTCGCTTTTTTCTTATGTACTTCAAAAAGTTCTCAACCTGTATAACTCCCAAAACCTTTTTCTCACTCATCGAAATACCGCCTTCCGATCACATAAACAACTTCCAAGATATATTATACACATCTTTTTGTTTTCGTCAATATGTACCACACCATTTTGTTGTGCTACTTTATCAAAATTTTAGATGATGCCATTTACTCAGCATCATCCACAACCAGCTTCGCGTCATAATAAAACCTGTGTGCGCCAAATTGTCCAGCAAAGGTTGCTCTGCGCTCGTGCCAACTGCCGGGAGCTGCCGCCGGGGTCACAAACCATTGAATAGGTTTGTCTGAAATCTTAGCGCCGTAATCAAACACCATGGACACAGCCAGTTCGTTCTCTGCCGTCACCTTCCTATTATATAAGGAGCTATAACCATACTTCTTAAAGACCTGCTGGATGGTTAGACCATCAAGTACAGCGGAATCATAAAGACATTGAGCCACAGCCATCTGACCTTCTAGGCTATCAGCACCTGCTTCACAAGCAACAATCTGCTCCGCAAGAGCACGCTCATCATCAGTGAGTTCGCGCTTTCCCTGGCTGAAGTTCACAATCCGCGTCTCAACAACAGTCTCTACAATGACTTCTGGCTCTTTTTCCTCTTGCTGCACAATGCTCACTGCCGGAGGACTACTATTATAAAGGTACGAACCGCCCTGATTCTGAACCATAGGGCTGATCTTCGACACAAGGTTCCCTGCCAGCAAGCACATTATACACACAATAGCAATGCTTTGCTCACGATTTATTAACAGATTAGAGTTAATAAGAATCACTTCCATTCGTTTGAATTATCTTTAATCAATTCTTTTTCAAGAGTTTCCAAAAATTCACTAAGCCATTGTCTTGTTCTCCATTTCCAGACCTCACCGGTAATGCGAATGTATTCTTCTATTATCTTTTCACTCTTTTGACTCATTTTTCTTTGAACCATTGTACCGATAGATTTTTGACCAATCTTCCCTCTGACGAACTACACAGGCAATTGAGCTTGTCCTATATCCAAATTCTCCACTGTCCCAGTCAAAATCATACGAAAGATCACAACAAATTTCACTGTTAATTTCCGTCTTAGGGTCATATCCGTCATACGTTTTCATATCTGTGAGATACGGAGATCCACAGCAACCACATCCTCCAATCGAAATCTGGTACTTTTCAGTTAATGCATTTAACTCTTTTATAAATCCATTAACTCGTTCTCTTCTTTGTTCATCAAGAATATTCTTTTCGTTCATGATTACATTCCTTTCAAAGAATATTGGTTCTATCAAATCTTTAAAGACCCCTCATTTACAGTCATCACAAGCTCGTTGACCCGCTTCCAATCAACATTGTCCGGCAGGTAAGTCTCACTCTTGTCAACTGACAATCTGCTTTCATAGGTCGGAATCAGTTGCTGACGAATCTCTTTGTAATCATATTCACCGTTACGAAGCTGCGTCAGGAGGTTATGATCGTTGTCTCGATAGGTTTTAATTTCACCTTTTTCCAAGATGTCAAAGAGCATCAGGTATACACGAACTGCATTCATTACCGTCTTGTGCATTTTCTTTGAATTATGGTAGATTGGATCTTTGTCTAATGTATCAGACTTCTGAATCAGCTTGCCTGCAAAACCTCCAAATGAATAAATCACACGCTTTGAAAGGAATAGGTTTTTATTGTCCATAAGTAGCTGCGTCATTGGGTTATAGCTAATAACGAGTTCATCGGCATTTCCTAACTGTTCCAGCATATTGTGGTTTCCACTGCACATCAATTTCACAGCTTTGTTAAAGCTATAAATCGTTGTGTCAGTCTGAGTATCCACATAATGCTCAAACTCACCGAGACCAAGAATGTCTTCTTTCGAGTTCAGCGCCACACCTCGAATATCAAGATCCGAGCCCTCAATATTTGTCCCATAAGCATGACTGCCACCGACCGTTACGAACATCATATGCTTGCCAAGATGCTCATTCTCCCGAAGAAAATTATATTCTGGAAAGCATAACGCTCCAAACAATTCATTTCTTGTCATAGAATCACCTATATTAAAACTTAGTTTTACAAGCTGCGCAAAAATTCATACAGCTCAATTTCACCTTGCAGCCAAACGACATCTCCGCCAGCCTTTAAATACACCGAATAGACCTTATCAGGATGCTCGAAGATGGATTCTACCTTCTTAGCTGCGTTCCGATCAATAAGTACACTACTCATAGTCTTATTCTCCTTCTTTAAAACGCATATCCACGCACATTATTATGCAACGGCGGTTCAATCTCAAATGCCTTGTCGCTCTTGGCATCATACTTGAACCACCTCGTCAACTCAGCCACAGGATAGAATCCTTCCTCGTACCCTTCGATAACTGCATAATTGTAGCAGTGTTCAAAGACATCAGCTACATTGTCAATCACAGACTGGACAGCTTCTTTCAAATCTGTGAAGTATCCTGCGATCCAACTATCATCTGGCATCCAGTAGATTCCTTTGGTATTTGACACTGGCGAACTGAATTTCGCATTCTGCTCGTTCTTAAACGAGTCAATCATTGTTACGGTAAAAATCATTATAAAACCATTTCTCCTAAATCTTAGTTCTTATCTGTTGAGCAGTTCTTTGATATAAAGCGTCTCAAAATTTTTCAGATTAGGATATTCATTTCGAGCCATTTTTTCTGCCTGTTCTTCAACGCTCAAAATACTTTCAAAATCATCATCTACATCAACAACATAGCACATACACTCATGTTCGTGCTTATCATTCCAACCTTCAAAAAGAGCAACGAACTTTTTCATAATGTATCTCTCCTTAATCTTAGTTCTTATTAAACAGCAAGCCAGACACTCGCATCGTCACATAAATTATACATTTCTTTCAGCCGGTCATTCACAATCTCTTCGCAAGCTGCATACGATTCCTCTGCATCCATCCAGTAAATTTCATCATGCAATTCAGACGAAAGTTCAGCAAAGTCTTCTCTCCACTCCCAATCTGAAAATCTGGCAACAATTTCGTCATCACACGCCTGCAGCGCAGTAAGAATCTGCTTACACATATCGATAGTCTTTTCATTCTTTGCAAGAAGTTCGCGTACCATTTTGAACTTAGTGCAAGTCATAATCCAATTTCTTTCCATACTAACACCTCATAAATCTCAGCTTCTATCAAAAATCAGAATGTAGCACTACCGGGGAATGACTGTCTACATCGCAGAACACACACTCCCATTTTGGAGATTCCTCGTAATATTTATAGTTTCCTTGCGGTTTCCATGTTAAAACCAAAACATTTTTTTGACTGCTATAATAAGCAGCATTCACCTCCGTTGCATCACATTCCCAGCCGCTATCCGTTTCGATAAAAACATCACTTGGTAGCTTTTCCAAAATCTTAATTAACTCTGTAGCAATCATATAAAACTCTCCTAGAACTTAACTTTTATAAATTCGTTTATTCCATGCTTCAATAAGGTCGGCTTTAATTCTTTCTTTATCCTTTTCGGAGCAATCAAACCAATACTCCCCACTTTCCATAAAAACACGGCAAGTGCATTTGTTTTCTCCGTGCGCTCTCGAAATAAACATCCACTTCTTTGTATCAGTCCCTGTTTCGTCAATGGCAACTTCTCCACCACAGAACGGACATGGTTTCAAATTATCCATTTCGGCCATCCCTTCCCTGTTCCATTACCAGCCGCTCACTCTGATCATCAGCATCGGAAAGCGCTCCTAACAGACCAAATGCGTACACAGCATTCAATACCATAAGTAAAATTATCATAATCCACATTATATTAACCTCACATTCTTTTGGCTTGACCATCTTGTATTGAGGTTGTCTCAAGCATACACCGCACAAAGAGATTATTCAACACAATTATCAAAATTACCAAAATTTTACTAATAATCCTACGTCATCAATAGTTATATCATCGGTCCACACATCCTTTTGTTAAATATCCACAAGAACCCGGATTTTATCGGCCTTTATTTATTACATCCTCAAGCTTGCCATTGATAGAATCAATTTCTCGCATTAGCTTGCAGCGATAATTTCCATCCTTATCAAGTTTGAAACACAAATCCTCATCACCACTCTTGTAACCCATGTAGCATCCAGAACGGCACAGGCTCGTCGCATCAAGTGCGTCTTGGATTACTCGTGCTTCATTAAGAGTCAAATCAATCTTCATCTTGTTTCTCTCCAATCAAACTTCTGACCACAATCTCTGCAATAGTGATCATACCTACTCGTAATTACCGTATTGCATTTTGGACAACGAAAATTTCCATACTTTGGATCGACAACAACTATTTCACCATCAATACGGCTGAAATAGTCATCAAGCACATCACTTAAAATCATTTTTCCACGCCAGCCGAGATCATTCTGTTGAATATTCTTCGTGAGAATTCGATATGCGCTAATGATTTCACGCTTTGTGTATTTCATGTTTTACTCCTCTACTATATCTTTATTTACAGTATTCCGTATCTCAGTCGAAACACTTTCATTTTCATCAGACAGACGGTTAACCCAAGCATTTAGCACCTCTCTGTACACCGTCATATTCGGATCGAAGTAGCTGTTTGTAAATACCGGCATATCATCATTACACAGAATTTTCATAACAGCAGCGCACACAGCTGCAGATCTTGATTTACCAGCACCACAATTCACGCAGAACCAATCTGTCTTATCTTCCTCATGGTTGTCCAGAACAAAATTCACGATATTCTTAGCTTGAACATCAGTGATACAGGTGCCTTCTAAATCAGTAGTGCAATCATCAAACTTCAGCGGTAGAAAAGTAATATTGCCCTTACACTTATGAAAATCAATATGATAACCATTAGCTTCAGTGATTGAGATGAACCGAATTCGTTCAAAATGTGGCTGTCGGATAAAGTTTTCTGCATCTTCTGCGTTCATTACCGAGAATTTCCATTTTCTTCGATACATAGTAATAATCATTTAGTTTTTCCTCCAAAGAATTTAGGTTTTATATGGGTCTACGTCAAAAGCTTCCTTGGTATATTCTGCCTTAACCCTTTCGAGCACTTCATCGACGATGCTAATAGCAATTTCTAACCCATGCATTTTTCCATGTAAATATATTCTGTCACCATTCTTTTTCATATCGAGACTAGACTTAATATGCTCTCGTCTAGCGTCAATGTATTCATCATATAATCGATTGTAAATTTCTTCCAGTTCTTTCATATTCATGCCTCCACTTAAAACGCAAACGGATTACTATTCACTGCTATTATCAGTGCCACATTGAAAGTAAACATTACAAACGCGGTCATTCTCTATCACCTCAATCTCTAAATTCAATATCTACAACAATATTCTCAGGCTCTGTCATGTACCTTCGTGCCAGCAGTTCTACCATGCGTTCCTTATCACCAAGATTGCTATTACGCAGTAGGTATGAACAAACTTGCCTACCTCTGTACAAGAACACAGCCCACGCATTTCTCTTTAATGGGTTTGTAGTCTTAATCATTCCATCGCTTCCTCCAGAGAGGTAGTCACATCACCAAAGTCAAAATCCAAAGCACCAATCATATCATCCAGAGCATCCACAGCATCAGACAAATTCGTGCAAGCCTCGTCTGCCTTGTCATACCGTTCGCTTCCCTGCAGGTTCTCCGGCATATTGTCACGATACTCTTCTTCTTCCCACTGGATATCCTCAACATCAGATTTTACACTTTCGACCTCAGATACAAGTTCTTCCAGCTTCTTACGGATGGAACAAAAACGATCAATAGTCTGCTTAATAGCTTTTCTACGAGTGTTATTCATTTTCAAATCTCCTCTCAATCTATGATGCCAAGTTTGCAAATATTTTTTGGATCAGTGATATAACCAAACGTCAATGTGTTCCGCAGATATCCTTTATATTCAAAACCACGGTCACGAGCTGCCAAACGACACACATCTCGAATCGCGGATTCTCTCGGCCAAGAAATACCAGCCAGCTGGTATTTCCACTGAAGATCCCTCAGCTTCTGCCACTCAATCACAGGCTTTTTTTCATTCTCGAAGCATAAACCGTTCTGTACGGCATATTTCAGAGCATCACATCGCTTACTCTCTTCCGATGTACAAGTTCCCCACTCATTTTCCAGACGACGATACGCTCTATCAAACGGTGCTTGCTTTGCTGCATCAATGCCAAATGCCGCTCCAAGCAAACCCAAGCCAAGTAACAGTCCCATAATTTAAACCTCCAATTTACTTTTATCGATGTCAAACGTAAAACCATCATCTGTTTCTTGATAGTTCACTTCATCAAGTGCCTTATCCCGTCGTCTATTTTCTTCCACTATTTTAGCAACATTGGGATGATGCAGATTATGCACAAACTGCTTTGCTTCATCGCCTCGCAAAACGATATCTTCATTCACATAATCACGCTCCTAAAATCACTCTTTTGTTAAAATTCATAAATAATATTTTTAATCAACTTAGTTACAGTGCAAGGAAAAAAAGAACAATCATACGGCAATTTCAAGTGAAAAATCTTTTGTTCTGCATCAGAGCTGGACTCTGCAAAGACGATATAGTCTTTCTTATACACCTTACAACCGTCATCGTATTGACCTGATACTTTGTACCAATTACCCATAAGCTCCTCCTAAAATATTACTTTTAAGCGTCTTTCTTTATCAGCGGACGTCTATGCGTTGCGTTCTTCAGCCAATCACCACCGCTAGGCATCTCCCTACTCACTCTAAGATTACGACCACTCCCTATCGGACAAGCCCGGCGATAATCATCAGCAGTCTTGCAACCAAGAGATTCTGCTTCATCCAAAGCTTTTCGCACATAAGCCCATGTACTACCACCCAGATCCGAACACTTACCAATCACAGCAAGCACAAGTTCGTCACCCATGCGATCAACATATTCTGCTAAAGCCTTTTGACTAGTAGCACCAAGCTTCCCGATATTCTCTCGGAAAACATCCTCGATAGGTTTCGTCGTTGTCGTCTCACCACAAGACGAAGACGATATCTTATCTTTTTCTTTCTCTTTCTCTTTTTCTTTTTCTAGCTTTGTTTTGCTTGCGTTTGCTTCGTTTTGCTTACGCTTGCTTGATGAGCCACCAGCTTTACCAGAAATCCTCTTACCTTCGATGTATTCGGCATCTTTATCCAAATCTCTCTTCACAGCAGGCCACACATACCGCTCATTTCCGTTGAGTTCAGGCTCCGTTCCAGACGATTTGTATTTCATCATCGCCAGTACCAGACGCCCCACCTCAGCAGCACTAAGGGGTTCGAAGTAGCTCTCGTAAGTATCCCAGATTTTAATATAAGTATCAGCCATCATACACCTCAGTCTTCCAAGCTGTGTGTATTCACACCATAAAAAGTCTTCTTGTAATATTCTTTTGCCTTATCCTCATCAAAACCAACGTACCGTAATGTAATATCCTGACTACTATGATTCAACTGACCCTGAATCCAAGACAATGCCTGGTTATCATCCTTATTAAGACACATCTCACGATAACCAAATGTCTTACGGCAAGAATGAGATGCAATCTTGTAATTAAGACCCAAATCTCTGCCAGCATTACGAAGGATACGAGCAAAAGAATCAACATCAATAGGATCACCGGCCTTTTTTGGTTCTGCAATATGAGGAATACCAGTTTTCCCATCTCCACCATTTGTCCTCAACGACTTTTTCCAACTCCCCTGCCGAGACGGAAACATCCAATCGTCATATCCAAGATTCGCAATCTTAATGTATGTTTCAACGATATCTCTCGCTTCTGGAGTAAGAATGATTTCACGATATTTAGATGTTTTTTCTTCAACGATGCAAACTCCAGCGTCTTCAACCACTTCAATCTTTCCATTATAAAGGCAATAAGACATATCGGAAACCTTCAATTTGAGCAAATCACTAGCACGCAAACCAGTTGCAATACCTACATTAAATAGACACCAATTGCGATATTGCTTTTTATCCCAGAAGTATTCCGAAATCATTTGAACATCATCCAAGCTTCTAATTGGAGAAATATTACGCTTGCGCTTCTGCTTACTTTTTGTAACACCACGTTTTTTAGCCGGAACAGAAGGCTTCGAATTAAAATAAATCAATTTAGATATCTGTTCTTCTTTTCTTTCAACAACTGCACTCATCACATTCACCTCATTGCCTTTCTCTCTGCACGATTCCTTGCAACAAGCTCTCTATTACTTCTGTACCATTTGAGACTCTTCTCGTTGTTTACAACCTTACGACACTCTTCACAGTAAAGCTTTCCGCATTTTGGTCCATACCATGTAATACCACAACGTTTACACGTTATATTTCCATATTTGAGCATAACTCACACCTCGAATTCATCAATCTTCCAGTGATGACGATAATAACTTTCACCACTACAAACAACAGATGCTTCCGCAGCTTCGCACCACGTCTCATCATCGCTCACAGGCTGTAGGTCATCCTTGCTTTCATTGAACAGGAATACCATTTTATCAATTGCTTTGACTCTATCCTTTGTGACCATAATCACATTATCTTCTGCGTAAAAATCGCTAGAATCAATACATTCGTGCAAAATATAGACCTTCATTTTTATGTACCTCAATTCTTTTCAAATAGATCATTACGAACCTTCGGAGTAAACTGACGAGTGCCAAGTTGCTCAATAGCAGTCTCTAGCTTGCCATCTCCCCATTCTCTGGTTTCTGTATTCATAACGATCTCAAGCAAAAGCTTTGCGTCCTTAGCTTCTCTACGCCTCCGGCGAGCTCTTTTGAGTTCTGCCATAAGCTGATAACCTTGTGCTGCATTCACAGTTTTGAACTCAATAGCGTGCTCAAGATCATCAATCTCATCACTTGCAGCAGTCAAATCACCGTACACTTTTGAATACATCTCTTTCAGATTACACATAGTTTTATCTGTGATAACCAAATTCTTTTTAAGTTCCGCCAGCCATTCAGAATCTTCCATGTGAAATGCGTATGTATTTGGCTTTACAGCCGGAGCCGTTATATTTGTACTCTTGCCTGCGATGGTAGCTTCATCCATAGACTTCGGTGCGTAGCGCCCGTTCTTATACCCGGCGGGAAGTTTGTTGATTTCACAAATCGCCAGTCCCTTGGATTCAAACTGTAATGCCAGATTGATATCACAGGTGGCGCAGATTCGACCTCCCTTCCGTTTCATAATGTAGTTGTGACCATTCGATATTACATACATTTACTTATTCTCCTGTTCCTTCATCAGCTGCTTTACAGTCTTCTTAAACAGCGCGAGGCTCTTTTCATTTTCGATAAACACCTTAGTTTTCGGATGAGGTGCCTTACCGTGTGCCTTTTCGTAAGCCACAAACAAATTATTCATTTTCTTATAGCCAATACGCTCATAAATCAGAGTGTAAGTGTGCTTGTACTGCGGCTTATCACCAAGCTTTTCTGCCAGAGGAAGCATAATAGGGAAAAGAATCTTTGCCGTCTCAGTCTGCTTCTTAGGCTTCTCCTCTACAACCGGCTCAGGTTCAACTTCCTTGGCTTCTACATCAATCACAGGAGCAACACAAACATCCACTTCAGGAGCTGCTTCAACAGCCTTAGCTTCAGGCAGAGCTTTCTGATCAGCGGTCTCTTCCTTCTTCTTATTGATTGCTTCAGTATACGAATCTTCAACCAAGGCACCAAAGATGGACTTATACATCGTACTTGCTTCAACCACATCAATCGTAGGAATGTGACCAGTGCGACCGGTTCTTGCACAATACTTTCTGCGCTCTTCCTCAATAACGAAGGTATAGACACGATTCATATATTCGTAAATATCACGGAACACATCCTGAACCTTCATTTCATTGATTGCGGCAATCACATTGATACGTTCATACATCTTCTTACGCCAGTCACTCATCACATCCTTACGAGGAGTGAAGTTTCTAGTAGAACGAATCGCATCATCCATCTGTTTGTCCTTAATCTGATGGACACACTGAGATACGCTGCTAATCACATTCAGCGCTTCATTGCTGGTGGCGCGAGCCTCCTCAATCTGTTCACTGAGATCCTTACGGGTGGAATTAAGTTCGTTCTGAAGGTCCTTCATACTATCAAACAGAGCGTGAAGTCTTACATCAATGAATTCTTTGCTCAGTGCAGCATCCATCTTAGGAGTAGCCAAAACAGAATCACCACGCATCAGAGATTCCATAATGTCCCAGCAGAAATCCATGAACGCATCTGCTTTCGGCTGACGTGACAGACGGCAGATTTCCATAACACCACGCAAACTGTAAACAATATATTCACGTTCCTTCGTGATTCCGCCCTCAACTTTCCTCAGTTTGAGGAATGTTGAAAGAGGGTCAAGACGATCCGTATTCTTAACATGGATGTTTTGAATTGCCTTATTAGGATTATTGTACTCTAGCGCCGCACCAATCTGTTCACGAGTCATGTAATACTGGTGCTTGTCATTCTGGTACACATCCACATTCAGTGCGCCAAAGGACTTTGAGGTTATTACGGTCATAGGATTGTTGGTAGTCATTTTGTTTTACTCCTTTATATTTATTAAGAAAAATCTGCGGTCAAATCTTCAAACGGCCAGCTCTTATGATTCGTGTACTCATCACTGAACACATCCATCCAAAGATAATTTTCAATATCACCACCACTTTCGTAATTGATACTAGACAGGTTAATTGTTTCGCCATCATTTCTTTTAAGGTAAATCACAATCTCAGGATATGGCTCTGTAATGCCTTCTGCGATAATCTTTCCGATAGGTGTATCAATTGCAAATTGCTTTTCATTCATTTTATCTTCCCTCCTAGAAGAACTGTTTTATCAAGCCATTTCTTTTTCCATGTATTTCAAAGCATTAGCAAGATATCTAAACGTCTTACTCTTGTGCATTCCATCAAACCACTGAGCAACATACCAGTTGCCAAGACAATCACAACGACACTTCAATTTGCCAAACCTGAACTCCGGTCGTACCGTTGGCATTTTGCTCAGCTTATTCCATAGGTTTAGAGCCTCTTCTCTATTCATTGGAAATGATATCCAAGGCTTATGACCATCTGTAAATTCAAGCTTTAAAACCATATCGTCACCTCAAAACTGATACTTCCAGAACAATTTCGCATTACCAGTAATGGTCTGCAAATAACTAATGTATTCATTAAAAGAGCACACACCCTTCATTTTCATCTTACGTGCTCCCACAGCTCGTGCAGCAACCTTCGGATCATAATCAACAGCATCAATAAATGCACTGTCAATCATCTTCTGCTCAAACATTTTGATTTCGTTGATATCCATACTCATATTTATTCCTCACATAAATTTTCAATCTTGCTAGTCACTTTAAATCCTTGCCAAGTCCAACTCATATCTTTATTACCGACCAACGCAACCATTCCTTCTGGGTCAAATGCGATCTGAAAATCCTGATAATCAGAATAAGTTTCCATACACTCCTCTGCATCTCTTTTTATGAAATCCTTCGCCGCCTGTTCACTCTTAAAAAACTCCGGCTCAAATGCTGCTCCGTCAACACTGCATTCAATAACGCACCAAATCTCATCGCACAGTTCCATTTTTGATTCTCCTTACTCAAAATCCCACCATGCGTTAATAGACGTATTCGGAACATAAACCTCAAGCATATGATGGCCGTCACGAATCCATTCAGGTTCATAGCCTTCATCTCGCAGTTCTTTCATCAGACTTTCAAAATCATTATTAACAGACTCTACCGCATCTTCCATTGTTTTGTGTTCTACACGGTAAGGACCATTACACATCGTATCATCATAAACAACCGTAATCATTTTTAAAACCTCGATTCTATTTAGATTTTTACACTTCCTGCCTTTTCGTCCAGAATAGATTGAAACGTATAAAGCAATCCTTCAGCCGTACATTTCTGTGCTATCATATTCGCAGATTTTTCACTGTGGTTGCAACAATATTCGCTATAAAAATGCAATGCGTTAATAACCGTCTGTTTCTCAAATTTTGTCATATTCATTCTCCTTTATATTATTCTATTAAAGGTTATCAATAAGAGAATTTATTGAGTATTCGATTGCATCTTCAGAATTAACCCTTTGAGTGTCAAGAACGTAAATTAACTCTCCATCGTCTGCCCATCTTATTTCAAGCATAACAACGAAACCAAGCTCATCTTCATCATATGAAACATCAAGCTCATATTCATAAAAACCATCAATGGTGTATGTTTTAATTCTAGTGTCAAAGTTATCAGGTTTTTGACCTACGCCAGCCCACCTAGACGGATTCATCTTAGAAATAAAATCTTCTGCAATCTCACGTGCCGTCATAAGTTAATGCCCCCAAAATAAAAGATTTTTCTGAATCAAAAGGTTTTAGTAACTCATATTTGTTGGTTTCTTCATTAAAAACCCCAACTGTCACACCTTCTTTTAACCAATATGAAAGTGTATCAAGAGCTTCCTTAACTTCGCCCATTGAATGATCCCATCCGCAATTTTTGATAATCATAACTCTCACTCCCTTAATTCCTCATTATATTGTTATCTTATTTTCACTGAGCGTTTCGGTTTCATACGTTGTATAGACAAGCTCTGTCGGCTTGCTGTAACACGTTTTCATCCAGTTAAGCTCTGCATCACGTAGCTCTTTTGTGGGGTAGATTTCATGCCCTCTATATGTATCGCCGTACATAAAGTGTCTGACAGAGTATTCAAGATGATAGAACATTAGATAGCACCTTCTTTGTAACGAATCGGGCAAATCCATGCTTCAAGAGTGTTTTGTTTATTCATAAAGTGAACGCAGCTTAAACTATCCTTGCACTCTGCAAACCAACCCCACTTTTCGCTTTTGCTTAGAATATTTGTATACTTCTCATTTAGTAAAGCCTTATTTTTATTGTCCATCTCGCAAACGATACACGGATAACTATATTCACAACACCCTCTGATTTCTTTGTGTTGAATTCGTCTAAACTCTTTTACATCATGAAATTTTTCCCAATATGAACAACGACTAGGATTTACGTATTCAAAATATTTGTGGAGCATTGTAATATCAGAATCAGACCAACCATCTTTCTCATCAAACTTATAACCATATCCATTGTTAGGAATCTTCAACTCTGGCAAATCTGACAGTGTTTTAGCGATAACATCAAAATCGCATTTTACAAGAACATATCCATTACTTAGGTAGTAAAAATCGTTTTCCTTGTATATCTCATAGCCTCTATCACCAAAGAGGATACACCGCAGTTTCTGAGTATCAAATCCATTTACGATAGCCATAATTTATTCCTCACTTTCTTCACAATCCGTTACTGTAAAATCACACGTCCATTCAATATCTTTTGAATTCATATCGTTTGCAACAATATCCATCGCTTCTTGCTCATTATCGGCTTCAATTTCAACATAGCCAGTACGAGCTACCGTTACCTGATACTTCATAATAAAACTCTCCTTTTACACCTCACTAAAATTCGCATTGAAAAGAATCTCATTACCGTATTCAGCAAGAGTATCCTTGAACCACTTTTCGTTCTTCTGCCACCACTGTTCAGCCTGTTGCGGAGTCAACACAATCCCGTTCCGTTTTGCTGCGTCGATAACATCATCAGTACACCAACACGTTGGTGCAAACCAATATTGATCTACACCATCATCTTTTTCCTGTTCGTCTTCAATGTAGTTAGGGCAATAGTCGGTGTAGAAATCCACATCAAAAAGTGTGATAGTCATATCATTGCCGCTTAATTCACGTTCAACGTCAGCTACTTCTTCTCTGAGATACAGCTCAGACATAATACCGTCTTCATGTTCCTGAATCCATTTCTCTGTAATATTGAACTTTTTCGCCAGTTCATCGACCTCAAACACCCATGTGCCATAATTCGTATTTTCAGTACCATGTTTCACCATATAATCAGCAATCTGATGTTCCATCATATTGTCATCCATGATATCTTCCTCCTAAAATTCAACATTTATCAAAATTGTAAGTAATGGTTACAACCTTCTCTGCATCACCGATACGGCACCGATCTTCCTTTAATGCCTTTTCAAGGCCACAACCAGCGCTGTATGTGATACCATTTTCAAGCACATCGGAACCGATAAATCCGAATGCTCTATCAATTTCTTTCCACTCTCCGTGTTCCTCTTTGTAAAGCGTATAGCCGTAATTCTCACCGGAAAGATAATCACTATAGGTCTTAACCTCATCACGCATGATTCGTTCCGCTTCTGTTTTGTAAACATCAGAACCGCTAGGAACTTTTGTAACAATCCAACCAACATTGCTATCGTCCCACGAACCTCTGAATCGTGTATCACAATCCATAGATAGGCTAGAGTGATCATGTAACCAGAGTGGAAGCCATACGATATACGTATCAAGAAGAATTTGACAATCCTTAATGGATAATTCTCCCTCAGCATATACTGGGATTTCATTCTCCTTCAAACCCTGACAAAAATGAGTATATTCTCCATCATCAGTAAGAATAGAAAGATAGTATGTATCATCACGAATACTCTTTTCTGCAATTACATCAATGGTTTTCTTGTTAATAAGTGCATTGATAATTTCTTCTGGCTCGCACATCTCGTAAACAAGATTATTCCAAAACTCTTCCGGTGTGCTTGCATCGACCTTATCACCAAGACGGTAACGAGGATGGAAACAAGCCATCACGGAATCGTGGTCGTCCCACCAACGAGGGTTATTGTCTGCAACGTCGTCGTGCTGAATATGCAAGCAATACAGGTTATCGCCGTAAGTCCATTTTATGATTTCATTATCGTAGCAATACAGTTTTTCCATATCTAAAATCTCCCTTTTATCAATCTTCTTCATTAAGAAGTTCTTCTCTGCTAATCGTTGTCATTTCTGAATAATCCTCGTTATTAGGGTCATCCCATACAAAAACATTTACATCGCCTGTTTCGTTATCAACTTCCGTATCAGATATGTTAATCTCTGCCCCGTCTGGTCGCTTAAAACAAACGCTCACACCAGGATAGTCAGGGTCCCAATTTTCACGAATAACTAGCTTTCCGATTGTCGTATCAATTTCAAAAACCTTTTTATCTTTATCCATATTTACTCACCTCTTATGCACTAGCCTTTTCTTCAAAAGCGTACCAATCAGACCAAATCTTATCGACCTCGCCATTCTTAAAACCATTCTTATAATCGGTAAACTCAACATAATAGTTGCTTGTCCACTCATTTAGGTAGTGTTCATAGATAGCTGCAACTCCACGCTTTGTTTCAACGACAAAACTATCAACCAGAACACCCTCAACGTAAGCACCAGTATGTTGTGCTTTATTCTGGTGCATCCAGCGGCCAAGAGCGCCTGCGTTAAGATAAAACCGTGTCATAGTTCATTCTCCTTTACTCTGCAATCATCATAGCAAGAACCGGCTCACCGGAATCCTTCAACTGAAGTTCCAGAATGTCACCATCATCCACGATTTCACACTTGCTTAAATAGTCCTGAAGAAAGAACATCTGACATTCCTGCCAGAAAATTTCTTTCGGATTTTTATTCTCACCTACGAACACATTCTTGTGATGAAAAGATTCATTCCAAACCCAGCCATCGCCATCAAAACAAGCGTGAACTTCCCTCAGATCCCACATAATCATCGCTCCTTAAAATTCCATTGTTTCTCAGTTCTTCTACAAGTACTTCTTCGATATTCTTTTTTTCATTCTCCGAAATATTAAGAGAATAAAAAGCACGAATCGAATTGTATAACGGCCTACACCTGTACATAACATCAAGATAAGATCTATCACTTGTGTCAAACATCAAGGCGTAACCTGTTCCATCTTCTTCATGGTAATTATTTGTTATTAAATCCCACATAGTTAATCCTTCCAAAAGTTGAGTTTCTTTTTGATTGTCATCTCAATTTCGTCTTTATCACCGTCAGATAGAATCTTATTATCGTACTCGGAATAGCAAAACATAACGCTACGGCCATTATATTTATACATAACCATTGCTGTTTTTAATTGTTTATCACGAAAAAAGGTTGCGCACCCAATTCCATATTTTTTAGAATATTCATTTTCAACTAAATCCCACATTTTATCACTCCTCTTGTTATTCTTTGAATGCGTTTATCTTCCATCTTTTCATATAGTCAACTGCGTCAATTGCTTCTTTTTTAGTGGATACGTGACAACACTCGTCCCAGCGTCCCATAGCCTCATTAAAATAAAGTAGTGTGTAACGAGCATCGAATTCATTACGACGGAAATCATTTAAATGAAACTTGACTCCATACTTTTCAAAGTCACGTTTTATCATTTTATCACCTCAAAATCCCCTTGAGCATCTTTACCATACCTTCGTAATCTTTATCATCGGCACCCAACATACGAACCGTCATATCAAAATCAACTGTCTGACAATCACTGAAATCGTATTGTTCAATATCGTTGCTACAAGTGTCAGGGTAATGTTCTTCGAGCCTGTCTTTCGTATCACAGTCACAGAAGGTTCCAGAATAATAATCACTGGCCGACTCACCTGTTTTCATGTACACACGGATACCATCTGTGACAATCACTTTAGCGAACCGCTTCATGTCTTCTGGCGTAAAGGTCTTATCCATGACATCATACGAATAGACCATATAACAAGTTTTATCAGGCTCGTAAATATCCCGTTCCTTATCTGCACCAAACGCTCTAGCGTATCCACCAGCCCATCCACCGCAGAACACAAGAATTTCTTTCCCTGCTTCGATAGCTTCCATATATTCCTCTTCAGGAATCGCTACAATTCTTCCGTTAGGAAAAATAAAACCTTCAAATTCTTTCATTTTTATTAAACCTCCATATCCATTATTCTTAATGAATCGCTTACTCTTTCATCAAGTGTATCAAGCCACTTTTGATACGAGCTCTCCATCAACCGATCAAATTCCGATTCTTCTTTTAATTCATCTTCAAGTATGGTATAGCCCTCTAATACTTCATCGTATCTTTCTCTCATATCAAACACTCCCAACATTCTTGAATCCATAAAGGCTATAACCTTTACATTTGAAGTACCGCATCGCTTTGTTAATCTGTGTAGAGCTTGCTGTCGAATGGCTTTTTAGGTATGTATTCTTATATTCGCACAGCTTTTTATACTCATCACTTTCACGATGGGCTTTTAACTTTTCACAATGGTCGTGGCAACCAGGATAACGCTCAGGTGCTACACAATAACGGCAAGGATCAGTCATCGTTGCTCTCCTTTCTACCTGCGGCGTCAAACATCTCTGTGATACGTGCTACCCAAATATCATTTTCTGATACATTGCAATCAAATTTGTCCTCGAATCGTTCTACTAACTCGTCAGCAAAGTCCATAATCTCATCGTGAGAATAACCGTATTCTTCCTCAATCCAATCAGCATTGCCATCAAGCTGATTCTCTGCATCTTCAATACGATACTGATGCTCTTTGTGGCGGTATGCCGCCTCAATCTGTTCAGGTGTCATCTCCCAAGACTTCCCATTCCAGCTGGTCACAACAATCTTATTTTCGCTATTCATATTCCACACCCTCACTTGTTAGATTTGCACTGATATTTGCGTTCAATCATCTCTGCATCAGCGCAAGTCATACCGTAATACCAACGCACATCAACAACGGATTCAACCCAGTTTCCAGTCTTGCGGTTCTTTATGACACGAACCTCTTCAACATCTTTGTGAATCTGTGTGCCGGGCTTCGGGAGATAAGTCAAAACACTTTCTTCAGAATGTTCCAAATCGTAAGAGCCAACAAATGTGCAATCACGTTTGATCAAATCAAAAATTTTCTTACGGTTCTGTTTAGACAGGTTTCTCATATTGCAAACTCCTTTTCTCTTGTAAACTTAATCACCAGCGCATTCACGTTGGCTGCTTCCATCGTACTTACTTTAGCATCCTCATGGTTGCCAGCTCTAAGGAATGAAACACTCTGATCCATCAGCTTGCGCCGATAAGAAGAAAGAGCTGCGAGAACGATATTCTTTTCAGTGTTGGTCATGTTCTTTTTCCTCCTGCTCACGTTCCTTGTGAAATTTTCGCACTTCTTCCCAAAAATCAAACGGACTAGAATTATGATAAACAAGATCCATGTATTCTTTTCTACTGTTAAAATGGTTTATGTTAGTATCCATTTTTATCACCTCAATCTTCATCGCTCAAGTTCTGACAAAAACTTAAATAAAAATCGATATCAAAATCCTCCACAGTGCCATCAGGAGAAAAACCATAGAGCACATCTGCAACCGCATTGTGCTTATAAAGAGCATCAATAATTTCATCACGGTATGCTGTAATCCAGTTTTTTGTTACATTGAATTTTCTAGTGATTTCATAAACATGAATAATCCAGTTACCTTCTGTGGTGCTTCTTGTTCCACTTTCGACCATCCAGTCGGAAATACTGTTAATCATCCAATCGTTAACTTGTTTTACAGTTTCGCTAGTATACATTTTCTATCACCTCAATCAAAACTGAACTACTTCATGTTTGACTTTCTCCAGCATCTCTTTCTCTTGTTCTTCAAGACGCTCAACTTCACACAAAACATTACGAATACCAATGATAATAAAATCCCTATCACGCTCACGTTCCGCTCTGTGTGTGGGATTGTTTTTACAAAATCCTTCGCACAAATTATTTTCTCTTGCAATCAAGTTATCGATTGCGTATTTTAGAATCCGTTTATCTTTCTCAGTCATATTACCACCTCAATCATTGTAAAATATCTGTTTTAGCAGTTTTTGAAATCCAAATCTTTTACAAAATTCACAATAGGGTCTCGGAAAACAACGCTCTTAATACAAAGAGACTCCAAATCATACTGACCTTTACAATTTCCGTAAAAGATAAGTCCATGACCGATTTCATCAAACCATTTTTGAGCCTTATCAATAGAATAAAAGTGCTGCGCACCATCAACGGATTCAGTAAAAAATGTGTACCCACACTCACCAAATTGAACATACTCCCAACGATTAATAGTGTTTCCTTCGTAGTCGAATAAATGCTTTACGGCAATAACATATACAGTTTTCATATTTTCATCTCCTATAAAAGCATGATTTTAATCTTCATAATAATCTTCTTCCGCTTCGATATCATCTAAGATATTCTTTAAAGAAGACTGTAAACCAAACTCATAAAGGAGCTCCTTCAACTCTCCAATCGTATCAAACTCACCCAGTTTCTTCTTGGAATCATCAGGATCAAGCAAAACAATAGAATCGTATCGCTCTGACCTACAAACCTGTACACCGCAACCATCATCAACAGTGCGAATGTCATACAAGGTGAAACGTTTCATACAGAACACTCCTTTTAATGTTTAGATATAAAAAGCATCATAAAGATCTTCGGGCTTATCATTCGGCATCCATACTTTTGCATTATCATTAAGGAAGTAACCGCAACCAAAAAATCCAGCAGGAGAATCACAAAGATTCTGTTCACCATCTTTAACACCAGCTTGATAAACAACATAGATAAACTCAGCAAGCTCATGCTTATCCATTCGCTTAATGCGGTCGTACATTGTTTCCATATCAATCGCTCCTTTTAATGCCAAAAATCGTATCCACCAATCCAGATAGATAAATTATAAATATAATTACCACAACGAACACATTTATCATGTTTTCCCCATAATCCAAGCTTTTTCATACCTCGGACGCTGCCGGTGTAATGGATTGATGGATGTGCGTCCCTTGAAAACTTTTTTGCACTCAAATATTTCATACCTAACACTCCTTTTAGTATTTTCATGTTTTCACATTCTGGTAGCGGTTATGTCTGCCCTAGTACCGCTAATCACCTAGCATCTGCTGTTTATACTACCCAGACGCTCATATTTTCTGGCCTCAACATAGAAATCATGTGCGCTGTAGTGTCTGCCGTCCATGCGGTCGAGAATGGAATCAATAATCTTCTTCGTAACGACAAGCCCAACCAGGATGATAGTCACTATCGAATTCTTCAGGTTCCCATTCTTCATCCTCGTTTTCTATGTAACCTTCATCCACCAAAAACTGATAGAAATCCTCACTCAAAAGCTGGTCGCCAAAGAAGTTTGTAAATGCTCTTGCGACATCCTCACCAGACATTTCAACCAGCGTGTCCCACATTTTTTCTTGCATATCAGTCATTTTCTTTCACCTCTTAGAAATCAATAGTTCCAAAACGTTCAGGCCCATAAATAGTTTCGTAATGATAACCACTATTGTACGTATTACTTACTCTGCATCGTTTACTATCACGACGAATGACAGATACTGGCATTTTCACAAGTTGATTGAAAATTAAGTTTGCTGCTTCTTTACGGTCTGCATCACTGCAATTAGCATAAAGGAAACAATCGTAAAGCCATTCTTTCTCATCCTCTACTGAACAAGCATCCTTAGAATACTTCCCATCTTTAACAGGTGTTTTCATTGCGTAAAATGGAAAAAACGGATTGTCATCGGTAGAATAGCTGTAATACATTCCATCAAGCACAAAGCTAATATAGCTTGTGTGAGTTACTGTGATAGGTTCGTTGTTAATCGCCTTATACTTTTCCAGCTCTGCCGTATACTTTGCGATGAGCTTATCAATCTCTTCCGTTTTATCGAGTGTAGACAAGCGATCAATCTTGTTTTGATAATCATTGATTGCAGCTGTAACACTACGATTGCTAATAATCGCATTGCATAACGGCTTAACCTTTCCGCCATTGTTCGCAACAATCTTTGCAAGTTCGGTCAAAATCAATGCGATGTTATAGCTCCAGCTATCGGGGTACAGACGCTCGTTCTCTTTTATAACTAACATAATCGACTCTCCTTTTGTTTAGTATCCTGTATTATATAGCTATATGGTAAAAATAAAAGTCCTATGACGGACTGCCTTTTCTAGCTACATAATACAGGATACTGCTGATTTTGTCAAGCACTAAAATGTAGATTTTATTAACGTCACATTTTAGTGCGTTGATACGTTGTTTATTCGTGACTGTTCTGTGAACATCAATCACTCACTTCATCAGGTCGTGCCCACAGAACATCCTCAATGGTATCGTCATAGATGGTTTCTGTTCCGTTATTGTTCATAATCAGCGTGACCTTCTGACTGTCCGCCGGGGTTTCTTCCATGCTTGCGTAAGAATACAGCCATTCCTCGCCGTTCTCATCAACAACATGGATCGTCTTAATTCCGTTGCGGAATACTTCGATTTCATCCACGCTACCGGCTAGGACATAACGATTCTCCAGGCGAGTTTTCATAGGCTCTGCTGCGTTAGCGGTCATACAGTTTACCAGCATAGAAATGCTAGCAATAACAGTGGCAATGATATGAATGAGTCTCATTTTATGTAGCTCATTTCTTTTTAGGCAATACCAAACAGCTTCATTCCAGCAACACCCATGTCTGCCGGATACAGGTTCACAACACGATTATCGTAAAACTCTGCAATCAGGTTGCCGCTGCAGATATCCATATAAGCATCATCCATAGACAGACCGGAAAAATCTTCTGCGTTGTAGTCGTCCACACCAGAAAACCCGTATAATGCTTCCTGATAGAATGCCCTCGTCATTCTTGTTTCATTATTATCAGGAGCAACGACAAACAGCTTTTTCAAGCCATTCTGACCAAAGACGGCAACAAAGATACCGCCTGCATTATTCTCGTAAACCTCAACAGTAGCACGCATTCTTGCATTCTCCTTTCTTATCAATGACCCCAACGGCATACGACCACGCCGTTGATCCAGATTGAGACATTTGCCCCCTGCCGATACCACTCGACAGCTTCACGATGAATGTTGGTGATAACACCGGTTTCATCATTCATGAACCATTGACCTTTTTTCATATTGTATTCTCCTTTACACTCTCATGCACTCATCAAGATAAATTCGTTTTCCGAAACACTTGACGTATGCTCTGCCAGACGGTGCATAGATGATCTTCAAATGGTGATAGTGAAAATACTTCTCATCATCACACAACACACCAGACATACCATAGAGATAATCGTCAATGCCGTATTCGATATCGCCATGAATCTGGAAACCACCACATCTGCCGTAGCTGCTATCATAAGCGGTTACAGGATGGCTCTTACAATATTCTCTTGCGGTCATATCAAGCTCTCCTTAAAACATATCTTTTATTCTGACGGCATTCCAAAGACTTCAATGTAAGCCTTTTTGACTGCCGTTGTGATATGCGAATCATGTACATTATACTTATCGTACCACCCAGAAATCGTATCAGAAGTATACACATACATGAGTAAATCCCACGCAATCCGGGTCAACAGGTCATTGTACTCATTCTCTGCAATGACATTCTTAACATGTTTCTGCCAAGCGTCTGCGTTAGTCGTTTTCACATACTGAAAGCGATTGACAATATCAGGGTAAACAGGATCGAGTTTCATTTTTGCCATATTCGTTCTCCTTTACTCAAAATTCTTGCAAAGCCCCAAACCACCACGTTCACGAGGCAAGCGCCTGAGTGCGTCACGGTGCGGACAGTCGATATTCTCACAATACCGACAGTTCGCGTTTTCTTTCTCCTGCTCTGCAAAGAATTTCTTTGCGGATTTCAGGTCACAAAAATAATGACCCTGATCCCATGTGTAGGAATCCGGGTCAAAATGCCACGCCACAATGTATGGTGTGTAATAATTTGCCTTATTGAACAGTGCTGTATAGGCGCTGCCAGTCTCAAGAACAACAATATCTTCTCTGTTCATCTTACATTTCTCCCTTCAGAATCAGCGTGAAAATCAAAACAAGGCTTGCGCCCAAAACGATACCAAGGACAAACATTTCTTTTGCGGTGAAATAATCCATAACAAACACCCTTTCTTTTGCATATAAAAAGAGCCTTGTAAGAATTAACTTACAAGACTCTTCTTGACGGAAATATTCTGTTATCGTTATGCGGCAATATGTACCGCATGGATCGCATCCAACAACATTGCACGGGCATCAATTCCGTACACACCAGACACGGAATCCAGAGATTCCTCCGTCCATTCATTATCCACCATAGCATCGTTCATGGTGCCATAACAGCCGCCCCATCTGCGACTGTCTGAACTGTCAATAGTCCAACCGATTCTGCTGCCAAAATCGCCACAAGACATATCATCCACTGTGACAGTAAGATACTCACCGTTTTCGAGAGCAACAAGGATGCCACCGGACGGCTGAGAGTATCCACCTCCGTTGTTTGCCGTATCGGGGTTTGCGCATGGGTTAGTTTCGTAACCCCAAAAACTAATCATTCTTGCATCCATGATGATTTTTCTCCTTTCTTTAAGGGTTTTCTTCCCTTATTATACCACAGCCCACACTACAATCATAGTTAAGGCTATAATAATATTTTCATACTGGTAGTGGGATCTTTCTGCCCCGTGCCCACTAACTTCACGGCATAAAGATGGATTAGTCTGGCATTGGATTTTCTTTATCGAATTTATACCAAGCCTCGAATGCTTCATCGTATTCGATATTTGCAAAATCCAATCGAGAAATCGGCTTTAAAGAAGTTACCCAAACTTCTGCAACATTGATTTTGTTGTTCAATGCTACATACTCTGAAATAAGCTCATCACAAGGAAAGTCTTCTGCCTTTCGGATTTTATCCTCTACTTCTTCAAGCTTTCTACGAAGCCCATTAAGCACTTTTTCCTTTTGTGCTTTTGCTTTTTTTTTCTTTGATACTTCCTCTGCGCTCTCACCTTCTAACCGAGCTTTTTCACAAGCGGATCGCGCTGCTGCCAACCGCTCATCAAAAGGCTTTTTTGCCATTTTCCAAGCAGAAAAGGCGGCTTCTCGTTTTTCGTAATCTCTCATAATATAAATCTCCTCTTTTATCGTGTTGTTTTCGTGTTTCCATTTTGCATATTCTGCATATTATTTGCATAATTATGCAAAACAAGGCATAAAGAAAACGCCTTGCGATAAATTCACAAGACGTTGTTGCCGGAGTTATTGTGGTTAGCCAACAATCTGAGGTTTTCCATTCTCATCAATGATGAGATTTCCATAAGTGTACGCTTCCGCACAGGCTTTCAAAATCGCATTTTTGTTTGTTCCGTTCAGCTCTGCCTTAGCGGTAAAAGCATCAAAGAAATCAGCATCAACTTTCAGGCCAATCAGTTTTGCCTTATCTTTGCTTTGCTGATACTCTTTTTTATAATCACGATTTGCCATAATTGCACCGCCTTTTCTTGATGGTACAATTATATCATTCTGACGAATTGCTGTCAAACCCAAAGTTATCACCTTGCTTTCTTGCCAGATTTCACAGGAAACACGTCATTCAAAGGACGCATATCTCTGTTATCGAAATCACGGGCACAGCATCCAGTGCCGTCCATATAATACGACATTCTTTCATCCATGCGGAAGCTATGATTATTCATCAAGACTTCTCTGCCGTAGATCCAGCCGGAAACTGTGATGTATTCACTAGAGCCAAATACAACACGCTGAGAACGCTTTTTCTGAACTGGTTTACCAACTTCATTATAGCGGTCATCAAGACGTTTCTTGCTCTTATGGTAACGCAAAGAACCTTCTGCATTAGCTTGTGACGCTCTGAGAAAAGCCGTTTCACTCTGCTTTTGTTTGACCTTTTCCATTGCAAGACGCTTTTCTTTCTTGCTCTGCTGATAGGCATTCCAGTCATAAAGGGAAATACTTCTTGCCTTGTATGCTTCTTTGAGGAAGTCAACAATCTTGCAAGGATGGATAGAAGTCCATCCCATAGATGTTTTGACGTACATAGGCATAAAGCCTGTTTCCATTGCGATAAACGGACGACTGACAAACACAACGCCGTCAAATGTGCCGTAAAGATCAAGCTCTTTGACTTCTGTTCCGTTGTAGATGATAGAGTGTCCAGAAGTGTTCTGACGCACTTCTCCCATCGTATTTTGATAGGATTTCAAGATATTTCACCTCTTTTATGGTATCTTGTGACGGCGTTTTGCCGTTGGTAGAGGTTACTTCTTCCCCTGTACCTCTAGTCGTCAGGCGTATTATGTATTGCATTCTGGTATGTTTAGACTAACTTCTTGGGTTTGACTTTAAGAGTTCTTTTCATCCTCTGCTTTTGCCTGTTCAAAGGTTTTCTGAGCATCAGCCAACTTGATGGTCCAGGTGTTGATAGTGTTTTTGATGGTGTCAAGGACGCTCTTTTTTGCATCAAATTCTTTCTGAGCCTTTTCAAGATTGTTTTCGTGGGTTTTCTTAGTAGACGCTTTGATGGTGTTGTCGCTCTTGTCCTTGACAATCTGCTCTTTTGCCTTATCCAGTTCAGACAGTGCCTTATCATACTCTGCCTGTGCTTTATCAAGCTGTGCCGTTGCCTTGTTGATACGGGAATTGCAACGCTTGCAAGCAAGGTTATAGTCCCGTTCATAGTCTTTCAGGAAAACGCTGTGTGCTGCTACGCTCAAAAGCATAGGTTCAAGAGCCTTGACAAAACGATTGATCGGAAGATTTGCCGGGGAAACGTCACCATCCATAGTGGTGGTAAGGTAAGTCTTTGCCATTGCAAGGACTTCTGTGCCAAAAGAGGGATACTCTTGCATAGAGAACGTGTCGCCAAAAACGATAGTTGCAAGATCAGACAGGCAAGAATGGAAGTCGGTAGTGTAAACTTTGATAATGCTTTCATCCTCTTTGTTGGTAGTGCTTGCGTTGACGTGGCAAGCGGAATTGTAAACGTATTTGATTGCGTTGCCGTATGCCGTGTATTCTTTTTCGTCCATCAACAGATAAGACGGCACTTTATCGGCCTTGGGGTATGCCTTGAGCGTATTAACACCGCCCTTGTTGGTAAAGCTAACAAGAGCCTTGCCGTTACTTGCATAGCCCCTTGCGGTAGAAGTCTTGTTGTTAGAGCTACGGATGGACAGACAGACGTTAGACAGGTTAGACATAGTATTATCTCCTTTGTTGTGCTATACTTATTGTGTATTGACATGACGGCTTTTGCCGGATAGACTTACTTGAGAATGTCCTCAACAAGAGCTGTTGCAAGAAGTGAACAACCGCCGTAGACGGTTAAAACAACCGCATATCCCATGTATGCTAATCCGCAAAAGCTAACCAGCATACCAGCGGTAATAAGGATGAAACCGATAGTAAAAAGAGCTACAAAAAGAACGGCTTTGAGCTTTTCTTTGAACACTTGAATCCACCTCTTTTCTGTTTATGTTCTGGTACAGTACGCTTTTGATACAAGGTGCATACTGTTGACCATCCTTGCTGATCCTCTTAGGTATAGTTTACCTAGGGACCAGTGAAAGACTTGCGTCTAAAACATCTTGTTTGCCAATATGCGCTTTTCTTGCTTTTGGTTATGCGTTTCCGCCCCTACCGCAAAGATAGTGTTATCAAAATTCAAGGTACGATTTTTTGTGACTTGTCGCACCAAACCGACAAAACAAGTAAATGTTTGCCGATACGGTAAACTTCTAATCTCGACTTTTGTTGCATGATTTTTCTTGTAATTAAACAAGAGTTAAACCAAACAGGCTAAAATCAGAAGTCTTGACTTGTCAATGTGCTATTGGGTTTTGGGTTTTGCTTTTGGGCTTTCGCCCTTAAGCTTGACTGTATTGTATCACGGTTTAACCGTTTTGTCAAGCCCTATTTTTTGAACCGCTCAAACAGTAAAACGTCAAAAAGTGGAAACTGGAATTTTCCGGTTTTCCAGAACCATCATGTTTTCCGCTTTCCGGTGTTGCCCTTGAGCATGGCACTATTATAGCCGGTTAAACCGTAAAAGTCAAGCGGTTAAACCGTAAAATGTTGCGTGTGCAACAAATGGATTTTTGTGTACCTATTAGAGTCCCGGATGGGTGCGTGCGCGTGCGCGATATGGAATAATAATATTATTACAATATAGGCGGAATAGAGTAGGTGTAAAGTATTTTTACTTTACTTTATGTTGCCTGCGCAACATTTGATATCATTTTGATATCGAACAATTCATACTAGGTTGCTATGAATTAAATCAGATATCCTAGCAAAGTGCTAGGAATTGTAACCTGTTGATATCCTAGTAAAATGCTATGGATTGAATCTGCACCAAAAATTCCTAGTAAAGTACTAGAAATGAGTGCCGGAAAATGAGCATTTCCAGCACTGGACAAGGTAGGGTATACTTTTCATTTTTTGGATGATCCCCGCAGCAGGCCGAGCCCCCAGTACATCTTTCTTATTCATAATTACCAATTATCAATTTGTTATATTCCATATTGCTATACAATTTGCACAACAATCTCCACAAAAATTACCTTCTTTCCAATTCCTATCAAGCCTTTCTAATCTCCATCTTATTTCCAATCCCAGCACTCAATCACACTATCTACCATCTCCTATCCCTCCCCGGGGTACACTTTCCACTGACAAAAATATCCCAAAATACACCATATACCTTCTCCTACATACATCCATAAGTCACTCATTTTTCTACTCAAAATACCTAAAAATGGCTTAAAATCGCTATTTTTCAATCGGTAGCTCATTCGGTAACTAGCTAAAATTTAACGTATTTGCGTTATATTTTGGCTAGTTTTTCTTTTTATTTGTACCTTTTTACCACTTATTTTGTTCCTTTTTGGCTCAATAAAGTCTGAAAAACCTAGGATTCATGCGGGTTTTTCCGATGTGTACCATAAATGTACCGAAAACGACCATTCTTCGGAGTATAAAATACCTATTTGTACCCATCCGTACTCCCCTATCGCCATAAATGGACTGATCTGACATCTGAGAAGCACTTTCAGAGACTCTAAAGACCTACAAGAAGCATGATTGTGGTTTCTGGCAGCTTACACAGAACATATAAAGCATACAAAGCATCTGGATGTCCTTCATAGAGAACAATACCTCCCAGAAACATACCTTATTATAATAGGCGCTAGAAATATTCGTATCCTGTATTATGTAGCTATTGAATTTTTGGCAATCTCATGGTATAATGAGTGTAGATAGCTATACAATACAGGATACTGTAAAGGAGATAGTGATAGGATGGTTGTGGTTGGCATTGATGGTAGTCCTCCCGGACAGGGACCGTCGCGACGGTGGGAAATGATCTCGCGTCTGAGGACGCTCGTAGGTTTACTCAAATTGAATCTATGCCGCTTGCGCGCCATAGCTTCAAGTCGAGTAAACCATTGTTAGATATTTTGTGAGAGTTGTACTTGGACTGACGACTATGTATCTTCATACATATATATAATACAGACTCGTCAGTACAACTAAATTAGAACTGGAGGCAATATGGAGCAGAATAATTATAATGTTACGCAGAATATGGTCAACAAATTAAGTGATGGGCAAAAGTTCTCAAACTTCTTGGAACTATCTACTTATCTCAACATCCTTAATAAAAGTGGAAAACCGTTGGGTGGGAATAGTAAAAAACACTTCCTTGAAGAGTTGAATCGTTTTGTTGAGTTTAAAAAGGAAGGAAAACGCTTTGTTATAGTAAAGATTCGTCCAGGCAATGAGGTACTTCCTCCGCTACCGACAAGAAATAAAGGAAAGTTCTCCTTACGTTTGCAGAACCAGATTGCTTACCACCTACTTAGAGAATGTGACGGTAGTAGTTGGATGGAATTCTTTTGGACACCTGCTGCAATATTACGAGCATGTGGAATGACCAATAAGAATTTTTATCAATATCCAGAAGACCTACATGGTGAGGATACCTTTTGGGCTGAGATAGTTGGTACACCATTAGAAAGTATTGCTCGTGAGCAAATGGATGAGTTTAGAGAGAATTTAGCAGCGGATGCTGAGACGTTTCAGCAATGTACTAAATCTACAATGGTTGGGTACATTGAGTCTGCGCTTAAATCTATGGCGAAAAACAAGGAAATATTTTTCGAAGACTGCCCTGCTGTGTTTATAAACCATGACCCAGAAGAGTACCATATTCCGTCTGAAGACCAAAAAGCTATTTATATGAAGATGTATACGAATGTGCTTCATGAATTCTATACGTCATCTGGTCGAGTGTGTCAGAGTGAACAAGACGTATTTCTGACCGGACGGCTTCATGAGTTCTATGAAGAGTTAGACAATAGATTCAAGGAAATTTTTACATACGACCTAGCACGACCGATGTACCATATTACGATTGAGCCAAACTCGTTGAAGAGATCTGCTGCACGGACGGAATATAAATTACAACAGCAGAGTTTTCACGAGATGAATGACGCTATGTGTGAGAATATCCCAACGCTTTCTTCCGTCAGAAGAGGTAGAGCGGTGTTGGAAGAAAATCTAGAATATTATAATGATGCTTCTCAGCCGCCATTTCGCTTTGTGCATCGACAGTTGAGCGATGAGGTTCTTCAGCTCTTTATAGATGGAATGATTCGTGTTCCTGCGAATTCTGGAATTCCTCGTGCTGGATTTAAATGGTATGGTTCTTATAAAAGGTAAGGAAGAAGGTTGATGATAATGAATTTTGATAACACCTATTGGATTGATTTAAAGGTAACGTATGAGTATTACCAAGCTGCTGGCCGATTACCAGAGTTTCACAAGAAGTATGTCTGCACAAAATGCCAGTATGAAATTCCGTGTTTCTCTACTTGTGATGAGGTGCGATGCGAATGTCAAGAGTTTAAGCCTAAGACTGTGCGGAAGGCTGACAAGTATTTACATATCAATGATTTCATGAACGATGTGGCTGCATTTGAGGCTGGCCGTGCGAATGAGAATTAAATAAGAGTCTGCGTGGCTCTTATTTGAAATATAAATACATATTAAAAGGGAGATTGTTTAATGACGAATGAAAATCTGCAGGTGTTTAGCACCGATGTGATTCCCGTGTACATAACGGACACTGGTGAAAAAGTTGTGCTTGGACGTGAGCTTCATGAGAAACTGGGACTCAAGGCAAGGTATAATGATTGGATTAACAACATGATCGCTTATGGCTTCGCAAATAATGTCGATTATACGTCGATTACTAAAAATTTAGTAAACGGTGGAAGAAAGGTTGACCATGTGTTATCGCTAGATATGGCAAAACACATCGCCATGATTCAGCGCACGCCACAGGGTATGGCTATCCGGCAGAAGCTTATTGATCTTGAGAAGAAAGTTTCTGAAGGTGATGTTGTCGTAGAGGCTCTTTGCAACCCAGAGGCAGTTGCGAAAATGCTTATGAAGTATTCCGAAGAGCAGAAAAAGAACGCTGAATTAACCGCGCAGAACAAAGAACTTGAAAAGAAAAATGAATATATGGCTCCTCGCGCTGATTATTGTGATAATGTCCTTCAGTCAACCAATACCCTTTATACATCTACTGACATTGCGAAAGAATATGGTTGGAGTGCGGCAAAGCTTAATAAAATTCTTCACGAACTTCACGTTATCATGAAGGTCGGAAAGAATTGGCATTTATATTCTGTGGAAGATGGTAAAGGGTATGTGGAATATAAAGAAACCAAATATTATGACCGCTTTACTGGAAAAACAGAGAGATCTTCTTATTTGTATTGGACGGAGTTTGGTAAAGCATACATTTACGACCGTTTGAAAAAATTGGTTTTACTCCCCGTTCTGAAGCAAGCCGCAAAGTCAAGGAGGTTAAGTGATGCGAGTACAGATTGGTAAGTACATTATTAAAAATTGCGACGAGCGGAATCTTGTTATTATCGAGTGTCGGCCTGTCGGCAAGAATCCAAAAACTGGTGAGATGGGTACCGGCGTAAAGGAGGTTACGGTCGGCTATTACCCGAACCTTGAATGGGCTTTACATAAGATTAAGGATTTAAATATTTCTGAGAGTGATGCCGATACCGTGGATGTTTTGCTGACGCAGCTTGAACAGATTGATAGGACGATCCGCTGGGTGGCTGAGGAGGTCAAGTGATGGATAAGTTTGTAAATGCAACACGATTGATTGGCGTCCTCGATAGTGCCCTCGCTCGTCCTAGGGTCAGAGGTAATGCAAAGTCTATTGGTGGTATGTGGTGCGATATGGCAATGCAATACACAAAGAGCATTCTTGAAAAAGAAATGTCTGCTGGCGGTGAGTTCCGTCGAGTGGTTCATGCTCATTGGATTGAACATGAGGCGGATTTTGGAGAATCACTGTATTGTGAGTGTTCAAGTTGTCATAACTCTACTGGAATTGACTGTACACTGTTCTGTGGTGCCTGTGGTGCTATTATGGACGAGCAGACGATTAAGGTTAAAGACTATTGAGGTTGATGAATGATGCGTACTTATGAGGATGTTGATGTAGATATCAAGCAGCTTGTGCGTGATATGAACAGTAACAGCCTGACTCGCAGCGAGTACGAAACTGCTGACGATATGCTGGATGAGCTCTATCAGGAGCGTGAACGACTTTGGCTCAAGGCTATGGAAGATGGCGAGAGCTGCTATCTGTAAAAGCCTAATTCTATATTTTTTCTTTATAACTATATAATACAGGATACGTTTTAGAGGAATACGGAGGTGACTGCCGAATGGCAAAGCAGCAAACTTGCCAGAAGTTTGTTTTTAAGATCCATACGAAGCGTCTGGTTGAAGCAAAATGGGATTTAACCCTACCATTAGATGAAGCCAGACGAAACCACGAGATTATCTCGCTGGCTGATAGCACTGTTCTACGATGGATTGATGAGTTGAACGGTGTTACAGATGCAGAGGCTAAAGCACGGAGTATCAAGCGTAGAATTAAGATGCTGCGGAATGAGCCATCTTGCTTAGAGAACCGCCGGGAGATTCGTAGATTATACACTGAGCTGGACGCAGTTCAGTTCAAGCCGGATTATATGTGTTTGGTGGTTGATAAGAAGAATGATTACCGCCGGGCACGTTCTCCAAAGGGGTTTAAAATCAATGGAATTACATATCGTCGTTTGGTTGGAACCACTGGTGGTGTTAAGAATAGTACGATTGTGTTTGTGAGCGACCGTCTTGTTGATGAGATCCGTAAACGAATCGATAATGGCCGTAACAAGGGAATTGAGTTTATTCCGGCAAAGCTAGAAGCTTATAGAGCACTTGCCTGTTCCGCTTCCATTCCAGTCACTGACCCTGATGGTGTGCTTGTTGTAGATGATTGCTTCACGCACTTTAAAGATCATGTAATCGTTCTGGACGACGGAGCCTCCGGCGAGCCTACGATGGTAGAGGACATGGAGCATGATTGTGAACTGTGCGCCAGCGATGGCTTTGGTCTTATTAGCTATGACCTTGCTCAACAGTGGAGTGAAGATTTGAAACTCCCTGCTACCGCATCTGGCTTCTGTGTACGGAATGCTTTTTGTAAAGGTATGTTGTTCCCTTTCCCTTTCCGTGAGTTTGCCAAGAAGGTTGCCAAAAAGAACATGATTAAGGATTCTTGGGGAAACTACAAGGACATCAATCGTGTTCAGGTAATTCTTACGACATCCATGTTGAAGCTCTGGGATAGTTACCACAGCTGTGAGGACTACTTTGAGAATTGCCGAGAGAATCATTATCACTTCTCTGTAACAAAGACTTGTGAGTTAGAGCTTGATGAAGAGCGTAACCTGAATTATCAATTTATCCAAAGCTATCAGCTTACGAATGATGAGATTCGGGAACTCGTGAAGCCAACTTTGGATGAAATCAAGGGTGTCATGGGCGGTGACTGGCGTAAAGCGCTGCTGTACCTGCGTGGAAGTGGGATGTGTGATGACCCGAATTACATAAACAGTCTGGAGAATGATTACATAAAGGCTCTTATGATTGAGCCGAAAATGATTGATGACCCTTATGTTCAAAATCGGATTCTGTATTTCATTAAGAAACGGATTTCCCAAGCAAAAACGGGTGTTGTAAAGGTGCGAGGGAATTTCCAAGTTGCAAGTGGAGACCCTTATGCGCTTTGCCAATCCATCTTTGGAATGGAAGTCACTGGATTGTTAAAAGCTGGTGAGATTTACAGCCGGTTCTGGAATGATAGAGATGTTAAGAGAGTTGCTTGTTTCAGAGCACCGATGTCATGTCATAACAATATTGTTCTTCGGAATCTGAATTCTAATGATGATTGTAAAAACTGGTATCGTTATATGAAGACGGTAACAATTCTTAGTGCATGGGACAATACCTGTGCTGCTTTGAATGGCGCAGATTTTGATGGTGATCTTATTTTTAGCACAGATAATAATGTGCTTATTAGGAATAAAAGAGAGACACCGACTCTTTTGTGTGTTCAGAAAAAAGGAGAAAAGAAGATTCCTACTGAGGATGATTTAGCAGAATCGAATGCTGCTGGATTTGGCAATGACGTTGGTTCGACAACGAACCACATTACCTCAATGGGTGATGTTCAAAGCCAGTTTGAACCGGGAAGCCGAGAGTATGAAGAACTGGATTATCGTATCATGTGTGGTCAGCTATATCAGCAGAATGTTTTGGACGCTGTGAAAGGTGTTAAATGCAAGCCAATGCCACGGTATTGGTACGATTTAAAAGCTTGTACTGTTAAAGACGATGATAATCCTGACACCATTGAGGATAAGAAGCTTTGGAGTAGTATTTGCGCATGGCGTAAGCCATACTTTATGAGCTACATCTATCCTGCTCAGATGCGTGATTACAAGCAGTATGTGGCCGCAGCTCGCAAGCGCATCAAGTGGGATGGGTTTGCCGGTCTGGATGAGATTATGCAAAAGACCGCCAAGGACGATGTGGATGAAATGGTTATCCAGTATTACCTCTATCGGATGCCGGTCGGAATCAATTCTTGTACCATGAACCGCCTGTGCTGGACTGTTGAGGACGAGCTGGAAGATTTTGAAGAAAAACTCAAGATAAAGCGTAAGTTTGATTATGGTTCGCTCAAGTCTGGCGTTGAGTACACCAATTCTCAATACTATGGTATCCGCTCTATTTTTAAGGATTACTTGAGATTTGCTCGTGGCAACGCAATCCATTCTGGCAATGGAAACAACAATAAAGAAACCGGCGCAGACCGCAAGGAGCGCATTGCGCTATATCAGGAAAGTATGTTCCGCAATCTTCACGACAAGTGTTCCAATGACGATGTGCTCTGCGACATCCTGCTTGATCTCTGTAAGAAGAATTCATCCAGTATTGCAATCGTGTGGGAGCTGTTTCACGATACTTTGATTAAACGCTTATTGGAACGCCATGATGGTATGGTACATTCTCTCGTGCAGGACGAGAATGGCGATATTGAATATGATGGCAAGCGTTTCAAGGATGTGTTGGTTAACATGAATAGCAAGGAGGATGCAGATGATTGTATTGAATGAAGTTCTTTATGCTGAAGAGTGGCTAGAGAAGGATGTGCCTTGGAAGAAGGCGGGGCATGTTTTGCATTATGTAGCGAAATACTATTTCTATAATGGATACTCAAAGGATGACGTAAGAGAAAAGCTCAATGAATATATGTTGCGTCATTTTGAAGGGTATAACAAGGTTCTAGATAGAGAGCTGATTGATAAAGCAATTGCTTCTGCAAAGGGTCGTCCTATGGTGGAACTTGATGGTGTGTGCATTACGAAGGCTGAGGTAGAGAAGATTCAAGCACTTGAAGGCAAGCAGATGCAACGCCTGATGTTTACGATGCTGTGTCTGGCAAAATACCATATTGCTGTTAATGAAAAATGCAACTACTGGATTACGGAAGATACGGCTGATATTTTCAGGATGGCAAACGTATCTGTAAATGAGAAAAAACAGAACGAGATGATCTGTGAGTTACATAATCTTGGCTTTATTGGGTTTGCTAGTTTGAAAAAGATTGACAACTTGAATATCCATGTTTTGATTGCAGAGCCGGACTCTCCTCATGAGATTTTCGTGGACGATTTTGAGAATGCTGGTATTCTGTGGAGTCAGTATTGTGGGAAAGAGTACATCAAGTGTGATTGTTGCGGAAAGATGGTTGCTCGCACCGGACGCAGACAAAAATACTGTCGTAAGTGCGCTAAAAACGTAAATATTGAGAAAACCGCACAAAATAGAAAAATGTTTGATTTATGAAATGCGAAAAAGTGCAGTATTTTAACGTAGATACGTTGTAATTTTACATATATAGAGTAAAACACAGTGTGGAAAGTTATGGTAGGGAGAGAGCGAGGACGCTTGTTTTCTTCCTACCTATTTTATTTTGAAAGGGTGTTTTACCTAATGATTGAAATCACTAAGTCCGAAGCGAAGGCTGTGCGAAAGGTCTTCCCTCATGCTTGCATTGCAAAGACCCGTCACAAGCGGTATCTGGAAGAGTCTGCTCGATATCTTGAGTTGCTTCCTTTTAATATTGCCGCTGTCGAGATGCTGAAGCAGATGCAGCGTAACGCACGTTACTAATCTTTGAAAGAACGAGGTATAGACTATTGGACTTTGAAATTCAACTGCCAGAAGAGATTACTAACCTGATGAATGGTGGCGGTCTCCCCTCTCCTGAGATGATGAACTTCTACGTTGATGAGAAGGATCGTATCTTCTTTATTGACTTTGAGATTGACCAGTCACTGATTGAAATTGAGCGTAAGATTCTGCAGTACAACCGTATTGATAAGGATACTCCTGTTGAGCAGCGTAAGCCTATTAAGCTGTTTATTTACAGCTATGGTGGTGAACTGGATGCTATGTTCAGCTTTATTGATGTTGTTGCGCTGAGTAAGACTCCTGTTTGGACGATCAATGCAGGTATTGCAATGAGTGCTGCTCTTGTGATGCTGTTGTCTGGTCAGAAGCGCTTCGCTCTGCCTCACTCTACCGCGCTGATTCACAGTGGCTCTGGCGGTGCGCAGGGTACTTTTGAGCAGTCTAAGATGGCTATGGACTACTATGAGAAGCAGGTTGTGAAGATGCGTGAGTATATTATGGCTCACTCTACTATTGACAAGAAGACCATGACCAAGAATAAAGCTAAGGATTGGTATCTGGATGCTACTGAATAGGTCAACTTTGGTATCGTAGATAAGATTTGCGATGATGTGGATGAGTTCAATTAAGGGAGAGTAAATATAGATATGGCTAAGAGAAAGATTCCCACTGAGATTCCTATGGAGAAGATTACTGATCCTGATCAGTATGGTTTTTACGGCATTTCTTTGGACCCTGAACAGCGTGTGTTTCGTGATGCAATTTGGAATCCAAACATTGATGTTGTGATCTGCAACGCTGCAGCTGGTTCTGGCAAGACGCTTATTGCGACTGCGACTGCAAATCTGCTTGTTCAGGCTGGCTATTTTGATAAACTGACTTACGTCGTGTCTAGTTATGGCGAAAAGCGTCAAGGCTATCTTCCTGGATCTATTACGGAAAAATCGGAAGTTTTCTTTGAACCTTTTTATCAGGCTCTGATTAAATGCAACGTTGACCCTAACAAGGTTATCAACGACGAGTCTATGGTGAATCAGAAGAATGGCACTGGTTATATTTCTTGTCTAACTCATACTTTCCTTCGTGGCACAAACCTGAGTGGTATTATTTTGTTGGACGAGAGCCAGAACTATACTCCTAAAGAATTACAGAAGACTATTTCTCGTTGCGATGGTAGTGATGGCGAAAAGGTAAAGTTGATTATTATTGGTCATGATTTACAGTGTGATCTTGATAAACCTTCTGACTCTGGCTTTATGCGTTGTCTCCAGCATTTTGCGAAGCATGACCGCGTAGCCGTATGTCAGTTGACTACGAATCACCGTGGATGGATTAGCCAGTGGGCTGATGAAATGCCTGTGGATTAAATTTTGAAATAAAATATAAGGGAGAATAAGAATTATGGTTGCTAAGAAGAGTGTTGTTTTTAAGAACGCTATTATTGATACTGCCGAGGGTACTATCACCGAGATTACAAAGGACGGTGAAAATGTCTTCAATTTGAAGGAGGCTCTGGCAAAGTGGGATGGCATTGAGGGTGTCACCATCAATATTTCCACTTCTGATGAGCTGCTGGGCGACCCGGCTTGATGCCAATGGGTTGCTATAATAAACGGCCAGAAGAAACGAGCGATGACTTCTTTGTAAGAATCGGGAATGCCGTTCTGGCTAGAGAGTTAACTTGGGATGGCGCATCCAAGGTGCTCAATGATGAGTTGGGTAAGAATTTTGGTGAGTGCGCATATCGCAAGCGTTTTAAGGCATTCCGTGCGGGTATGCAATATCAGGAGTCCTTATCTAATAGAGATGTAGGAACCTGCATTCTGTCTATTTCCGACCTACATATTCCATTCCAGAAGCCCATCGAGACTTTTAGTGAGTATGCTGGAAAGATTGATATCCTTCAGATAAACGGGGATCTAGTAGACTGCAGCTCCATTTCTCGCTTCCTAAAAGTATATCGTAAAAGTCCAATGGAGGAAATCCTGATTGCTCGTCAGTATATGATTGACCTGATTGAAATGCTTCAGCCCAAGAAGGTTGTTATCAATTATGGCAATCATGACTTGCGTTTTCAGAATTACCTTGCTAAGAATCTAGACACCGACCTACTTGAACTGATGCCGAAGACATCTTTGGAGCTTATTTTTGTTGATGGTTTTAACCATTACAACAAGGAGCTTCATACCAAGGTTCATTACGACCCTTTGATTGAGGTGTTCAATGGTACTGGTATCGAGATTGTTTACAACGATACTTATTTCAGTCAGATTGGTGATACCGTCTTTGTGCATCCGCTGACTTACTCATCTGGGTTACTGAAGACTGCTGAGAAGGCATTCAGATACTTCCGTGATAACGGATTTAAGGATGTCAATGCAGTGGTTCTCGCTCATACTCACAAGTGCGGTCATTATGACATTGGTGATGGCGCTGTCGTTTACGAGCAGGGTTGTTGCTGTGAGTCTTCTAAAATGCAGTATGCCGAAGGCAAGTTAACTACTTCCCAGCGAGAGGGTTTTATTATTGTCTATCAGGACAAGGATGGAAAGTTGATTGAGAGTAAAACGCATATTGTGCGTTTGAATTAAAAGCGGTGACACCCTACCAATAAGTGGGTAATTAAAAAAGAAGTACGACCGCAAGGTCTGCTTTGGGACATCATTTGTTGTCTCCTTTTCTATGGGCTGGGGTGATTGCTCCAGCTTATTGTGCCAGTGTAGTTCAGTTGGTAGAACGCGGGTTTTGTAATCCCGATGCCTTTATGGATTTCGCATGTTCAAGTCATGTCACTGGCTCCATGCCACTTTAATTCAGTAGATAGAATAATGTGTTCGTACCACATATGTCGTAGGTTTGATTCCTACAGGTGGCTCCAAGCTGTGCGGTCAATAGTTGCTACCGCCTAGACCAACTTAATCTATGGATGATTGGATGCAAAGTAGTTCTGCGGAATGAAATGATAAGCTATTCGTGTTTCGCTACGTTAATGCGAAGGTTTAAAAACAAGCGTTTTATCGACACGAGAACAATTCAACTAAGCTCGGATGGTTTGATGGATGCTTGTTTATATGGGGATGTAGCTCAGTGGCTAGAGCGCGGGAAACTGATCAACCTGAGAGGCCGAGGGTTCGAGTCCTTCCATCTCCATGACTATATTGCTACTCCCTACTCTTCGAAAACAAGAAGCAGCAATATATGGAAAGTGGGGCTATTATGGCATCATGGCAGAGTTTGGTTTATTGCGAATGGCCTGAACCCATTTGTGCCGTAAGGCACCGGAGGTTCGAATCCTCCTGATGTCGTGTCCTTCTCCCGGAGGGCTTGTAATTAAAACCGGTTCCCTACCACCGGCTAAAAGGTAGGTTTTATGCGCCTATAGCTCAATTAGGTAGAGCGGCGGTCTCCAAAACCGTATGTTTCCTGTTCAATTCAGGATGGACGTGCTAAAAATGGTCTCCAATTCGCGGTTGGAGGCAAGTCCGAAGTCTGGGTCTTAGAATCATGATGTACACATGACTTTCTATTTCTTGAGACACTTAGGCTATATAACGCGGGATACAGCAGTCTGGTAGCTAATCGTCCTCATAAGTCGAAAGTCGTTGGTTCAAATCCAACTCCCGCACCCAGCATCTCCCCTTTTGCAAGCCTGCCGTCAGTTTTCTACTCCCTCTGGCGGTAGGTTTATTTTGATTATTATGCCGGTTCGCTGGCAGGGCGCGGTATGTTCACGACATTTATGTCGGTAACATAGCAAGCTCACATAGATGATCAGTCTCTCACTCGCTTACTTATAGTGCGTACCATGTGAGAGACGCTTTTTAAGAACAGAACCTATTAAGCCTCTCAACGATGCGTATCATGATAGGTCTTTTATAGAAGGAAACACTCTCGGCCTCTGTTTTACAAGCACATTAGAGGGTGTATTTGCTGCCGTAGGATGTGCGCACGTTCTACGGCTTTATTTTTGATTTTGATTGGAGGTGTTTGTTTGCCTAGAAAGAAAAAGGTTGTTGAAGATGGCGTTATTCTTGAGGGAACCGAAAACAAAAAGACATTCAAATGCCTGCGTTGTGGTAAAGAATATGATGTCGCTATGGGGCATTTTTACCGAATAACATATTCTCCATTGTTCAAGGCAAATGACGGATATGCTCCCATCTGTAAAGAATGCGTTAATGAAATGTTTGATGATTTTTCAAGACGCTTTGGAAGCGATAGAACTGCTTGTATGCTAATGTGTCATGTTCTGGACGTTCCTTTTTATAATAGTCTTTACGATTCCGTTGTGAGCAATTCTGGAACATGTAGGCCAGGAACTTATAACCGTCTCGTGGTGAACATGAAGAACTTCCAGTTCCAGACGTTTACCAACACTCTTGTGAATGGTGAACTCAATAAAAACGCTCTCGATTTACAGGAACAGAAGGAACAGAAGTGGTCGAAGGCAGAGATTCAAGCAAAGGATGATTGTATTTCTGTTGTTGGGTACGACCCATTTGATGGTTATAACGAGGGTGACCGTCGCTATTTGTTTAGTGAACTCATCAAGTATTTTGAGGATGGTATTGAGGATGACCCGTTCAAGTTATCCCAGATTGTTCAAGTCGTGAACAATAATAATCAAATTCGACAAATCGACTTGCAGATTGCCCGCTTAAACCCGATGAACTCGGCTGAAGCAATCAAGAGTCTGAATGATATTAAGGTCAAGTTGGTTTCTAACAACGATAAGATTGCCAAGGAAAACGAGATTTCTGTCAAGAACCGTTCTAATAAGGATGCCGGACGTAATACGCTTACATTCTTAATGAAGGATATGCGTGAAAAGGATATTGCTGGTGCAGAAGCAAACTTCTACGACCAGTTACGGTCTCCGGGCACTCAATGGGCGGCAGATATGAGTGTTAAGGCAATCAAGGAAAATGCTTTCTTTGACGAAAACGACATGCAGGAAATTTTCGATACACAAAGAGAACTGATTGATAAGTTCCAGAAAGAAAGTGATGACGCTAAGGAAAAATACAGGCTGTCTCTTATCGAGAATCAGCGGCTCAAGGAGCTGTTGGAAGATGCCGGTATTGATGCAAGCGCAAAAGATACGGATGGTGATGCCGTATGAGAATGAAACAAAGAGCGCCTATTATTACAGCCGCAAAACGTAAGATTTATGAGTGTGATGCAGCAACAATTGCATTCTATCGGCGCAATCCTGTTATTGCCGCCAGAGATTTGTTAGGTATCCAACTATTTGACGCTCAGGCATATATGCTAGAACAAAGCTGGAACGCAAGTCATGTTCTTTGGGCGTGTAGTCGAAACTTTGGTAAGTCCTTTGTTGGGTCAGTCTTCATTCTACTGAAGGCTATATTGTATGAAAACCAAGCTATTTATATTGTAAGTAGCGTTGGTGATCAGAGTAAGGTAAGTTGCCTCACATATACAGAGATGTGTGTGTGCTTCTTGGTTAATTGCAGGTAATTGGTAAAGCTCTACACTAAAGCGGAATCGGAAACGATAAACGTAAATGTGCGAAAGCAGAAAAAACGTAGAGATGAGTTATGCTGAAATAAAATCGTCTTATGATGTGCTAAGGCTCGTAATAATCCATGTTCATGCAGCCACTACCCGTAACGTCTATATGACAGGGTGAGGTTCAACGACTATCTCCTTGTGGGAGAGTAAAACCGCAAGCTTATGGCGGAGGAAAAATCAAGCTCCAAATTTATTTTGGATGATGAAATAGTCTATTCACGACAAGAAATTGTGTGGTCGTTTATGCGGCAATGTACAGTTGCGATGTACATTAAATACATTCAGAAACTTTTAATAAAATCGAAGAAATTGTAACTCGCGCTGGCAAGACGGCAGCGTCTATTCGTAGTCTGCAAGATATTGCAGAGAAGGAAACGAAAAAGTCTGCGACGAATAAGAGTGGTTTTAGTCATAATCCCGCCGGGTATGTTGTTGAGTTTTATAATGGTAGTTCCATTAGTACACTGAACTCCAACCCGGATAGTGCAAGAAGTCGCCGTGCCAGTCTTGTGTTTTTTGATGAGGCAGCGTTTTGTGCTGACGAATTGATTGTTGTCTGTGAAGCATTTGCAACTCAGAACACAGACTTCGTGACTGATACAGACGACAGCTATAATCCAGAGACACAACCGCGCAAGGTTCCTACTCAGCTTGTGTATGCTTCGAGTCAGGATACGATGGACAAACTATTCTATCGTTATTATAAGAATTTTGCAAAACGTATGATTGCCGGTGACCGTGATTATTTTGTTTGCGACATGATTTGCGATGTTGCAATTCAGGTCTATATGAATGGAAAACCATACAAGGCTCTGTTGACAAGAGATAAAGTGGAAGCTGCTCTCAAAAGCAATGCGTCTAAAGCACGCAGGGAATATTTTAATGTTCCAGAGCGAGATGGTGGAGTGAATCAAATTGTCAAGTGGGGCACGGTGCGACGTAATGAACGTAAATACCTACCGCAACTATATTGGGACAAACAATATAAATATGTAATTGCCTTTGATCCTGCTCGTACCATGGATAACTCTATCGTATCGGTCATGCGTATTTATAATGACCCTGAAAATGGTATGTGTGGGGACATCATCAACTGTGTAAATATGGTTGATTTGGCAAATGCGAAAAAATACAAAATGGACTCAAATCGCCAGATTGATGAATTGCGAGATATTATCCTTCACTATAACGGTCAAAATCCAGATTATGAATATATTGATACTCTAATGGTTGATCAAGGTGCCGGTGGTGGTGGTACTTCTACTTATGCAGATGGTTTGCTTAATAACTGGACTGATAAATCCGGTACAGAACATCGTGGATTTATTGATGCAAACCATGAGCTTTACGAAGGGTATGATGCTCGTTACCCTGATGCTGTAGATAAATTGCGGTTGATTAGTCCGCGTAAATTTCGTTCTGTTATGTTTGAAGAGCTTATTGAGTTGATGAATCTTGGTGTTATCCACTTCCCTCTTGAATATAACGGTGGAGATTATGTTCAGGTCGTGGATGGAGTGGATAAAACAACCGGTCAGGAAATATTGAAAACACACGAGCTTTCTTTGGAAGAGCAGACTTCGTGGGTCAACATTGACCTCATGAAGAATGAGATTACGAGTATGCAGAAGACTACAAATCCAGAGAATACTACGGTTACTTATGCTCTTCCACCAGACCGAATTCATAAGATGCATGATGATCGCGCGTACACACTTGTGTTACTCGCCCATCGTTTGTACGAATTACGTCGTAAGGATAAAGTGCGCCAGTCTGCGGTGGAGACAATGACTACTCCGCCGATTTGTATTTCTAACATTGACTTCTAAGCAGAGGAGGTGAAAATGTGGCAAGAAAGAAAAAGGAAGATTTTGATGTCGTGACTGCTTCACAGACAGATGATGGTACTGTTGTTATTACCTCTTTGAATGAGCTTTCAGAAGAGAGAATGAATAACGTCATCCGAAATGCAGTTGCGTCTTATGACCCTGAAAACAAGCAGTATAGTACATACCTGAAAATTTCAGCCTCCTCTGAAACGTTGACGGTTGACAGAATTGATGAACTTGCACGAGGGTTACAGTCAAGCCTGACGAATGTACAGACGGTTAATGGAATCATCCGTAACTACATCAATAAAGATGACCTGATTGGTATTACCTATGATGCGATTGAGGCAAATGTTAATACGGAGTTTAAATGCAGTTTCGCACAGTTTCCTGAACAGCGTAATAAGACAAAACAGGTAAATTATGCCCGTGAAGTGATTGATGATTTCAACACACAAATCAATGTGCGAAGTCTGCTGCGTGCTGCTATTCCGATGACTTACGCAGAGGGCACTTATATTACATATCTGCGTCAGAAGGATGAGAACTACATTGTAGACTACTACCCTCTTGGTATTGCTGAGATAAGTGATTACCTATCAAATGGACAACCTGTTGTGCTTATCAACATGTCTAAGCTGAAATCCGCTTTGAGCAAATCTATGCTGAAGGATAAGAAGAATAAAGCACTGTTCTTTGAAAATCAGGAAACTGAGATTCAAAACAACTATCCAGACGAGGTGTATCAGGCATTTAAGAATGGTGATACATATGCAAAATTGGATGTTGACCATTGTGGTGTGATTCGTATTGGCAACATGGGGCAGAAATATGGTGTCTCTCCCCTGTTCCGCGCATTACGTCCGGCATTGATGCTTGAAACTTTTGATACTTCAGACCGTGTAAATGCTAAGGCAAAGGCGAAGAAAATCATCTGGCAACAGCTTGACCCTGAGTTGATGGGCCCAAACAAAGATAAAAAGGGCTTCTCTGAACAAGTGACGGCGCACGATAACCTGCTGCGTGCATGGAAACAAAATACCGTGCTTGTGACGACCGCTCCTTATGTAAAGGATATCAAGTATGTTGAGCCAAAAGTTGAGATGACAAATATCGAGACTGTCAAACAGTATCGCAACCGAGAAATGGCTGCTTTGGGTATTAGTTTTTTGAACACTGATGGTCAGCAGACTGTTTCAACTGCGAAGGTGTCTCTTGACCAACTGATGAAAAATATCGGTAAGATTGCAGAACAGATTGAGGATGTATTAAAGCGATGGTATCGTATTCGCCTTGAAGATGCAGGTGTAGATTCAATGTACTGCCCTGATGTGAAGGTCTCTACTACTGAAATGATGGGTATGGAGATGAAGAAGGCGATTGCTCAGTTCCTGTTTACCACTTTGAACTGTTCTTACAAGACTGCTTACGAATATATGGGACTTCATGCTGAGGACGAGCTACGCAAGCGTCAGGCTGAAACCGAGGAAGGTTATGACGATGTGTTTGTGGCTCGCCAGACCTCTTATACATCGACCGGTAGTTCCGGCGGTGGTAGTGACAGTGATAAAAAGACAGGCCGTCCAAAGGGCGAGGAAACTGAAAAACAAATTTATGATCAGCAAAGAAATGAAGATAGTAAGTGAGGTGATGAACGATGAGTAAGGAGTATTTCTATAGTAGAAACATCTGTTGCTCTGAGATTACGGAGCATCCAGACCACTATCTTGCCAAGTTTGTCATCTGTGATTTCTCAGTAAATGGGAATCAGGTTGCTTTAAACCGTGACACCATTGAAAGTTGGATGAGTACATTGGTTGGCAACCCGCTTGTTGGTAAGTTGGTCGTAGCTCCAAAGGGTGAACTGGATTTTTCCGGTCACAATATGAAAGTCGTCACCAGAAAAGACGACGATGGCAATGAATACAAGACTGCCGAATTTGACACTGATGCATTCGGTAGTTTTCAGTCAGTCGGTATCGAGAAAATTGACGATACCGACTTTATTGTTGCCTCTTGTAAGATCTGGAAGCGATATCCAAAGGCTTGTGCGACGATTCTGCGCCGTATTGAGAGTGGCACGTTGAACACCAGTTGGGAAATTGATGTGCTGAAAGCTCATAAGGGAATCGTGGGTGGCCGCATGGCAAAAATTATTGACGATGGCGTGTTTACTGCACATTGCTTGCTTGGTGCAAATGTTGAACCGGCATATAAGTGCTCTAAACTGCTTGAAGTCGCTGAAACCGATTTTGGCCTTGAATTGGCAAATGCCTATATCGAGGATACAAAAGAGATTTCAAATATAGAATCTAATGAAAAGGAGGCAAAAAATTTGAAACTGAATAAGGACAAGGAGACTCAGACCGCACAGGTTGAGAATCCAACCGAGACTGAGCAGGCAGAGCAGACCGTTACTGAGTCTACCACCGAGCCCACCACTCCGGCAGAGCCTAATGTTCAGACTTCTGAGGAAGGCGGTGAAACCCCTCCCCCGACTGAGCCTGAAACCGGTACTGAGCCTGCTGGTGAGCCAGAGCCGGAGTCTACCACTGAGACTTCCAGTCTGACTGATCGTGATCTGTATATGAAGCTTGAAGATGCAGTGTCAAAGATTAGCTCTGATTACTACATGACTGATGTGTTCCCTGAAGATCACACTATCTGGTGCAAGAAGTGGGGCTACATGAACGAGCTAGATTACATTATGTTCCCTTATACTGTTGAGGGCGATGAAGTTTCTCTTGGCGAGCCGCAGAATATCACTTTGACCGTTTCTATTTCTGATGTCAATACCAAGATTGCGGAGTTGAATAACACTATTGCAAGCCTGAACACTGAGTTGCAGAGTGCAAAGGAAGAGGTTGCTTCTCTGACTCCATATAAAGATCAGGCAGAGAAGGAAGAGGCAGAAAAGGCGGCTGCGGAACTTGCACAGAAAAAGGAGGATTTGCGTCAGTACGCAATCTCCAGCAATATGATTACTGAAGCTGAAGTTTCCGAGGGTGGTAACTACGCAAGTCTAATTGAGGATCTGAACGAGACCGGCATTAAGAGTGTGATTGCCGAGCGTTGCGTTGAAGCCGCCAAGAAGGCTTCTGCTGAAAAGAAGATTGAGACCTCTGAGGTACATAAGTCTGAGAGTATCAAGCTGAATTTGAATGAAACCAAGTATAACACCACTAACGCTAACAAGCGTGACGCATGGCGGGAATATTTGGGTAAGTAATAACATTTAAGAGAAAGGAAAAATATTATGATTCGTGAACTGATGGTGAACGGCGCGAAGAATATTCCCGCTAACTATGCCGCAAAGGTCGATATGGTCACCGGTATGGGTGTTCAGGTTGATCACAAGGCTGGTCAGGTTAAGTTCCCTGACGCAGCTACCGCCGAGGGCATCGAGATGGTTGCCCATGAGTTTATCCCGGAGGGCATTTATGCAAGCCAGACTAATTTTGATGACTATGATAAGATGGTCACCAAGATTGAGGCAGGTGCGCTGGTGAAGCGCGTTCCTCTGTATGCTGGCGAGCTGTACGGTACTGACCAGTATAAGGCAGATGATGCACAGGATGCCAATATCGGCAAGCTGCTGGAGGTTAACACTGATGGCAAGTGGCAGGTTGCTACTGCTGGTACTTCTCGTTTTGAGTTTGCTGGTGTGATGGACGACAACGGCCACAAACTGATTATGATCAGTGTGCTGCCCGAGGCAAAGACTGTTGCTTGATTGAGAGAAAAATCTTGAATATGATACGTGAAATTTAAGGCTATCGTCTTTTGGCGGTAGCTCTTTTATTTTGCGCGAAGAGAAAGGAAATGAATTATGGCACTGGATATTGAAGTGGCCGAGCTGATGAAGCAGCCTGGTCGTGTTTATGAAGTTGCTGAGAAGACTCAGTACAATCGCGCTATGGATGCCGAGGACAAGGAAATTGCTGAGGTTGTTGGCGCTCATGTTGAGGAGCTGATTGATAAGGGCGACACCAACAAGGAGATTGCTCAGTTTGTTAACCGCACTGTGACTGATGAGCTGTATGGTGCACCTGATGAGCTGCTGGACTCCATGTTTGAACGTGGTAATGTTGATGAGTTTGATGACTACGAGGCAGGTCGTACTGTTAAGAACACTCTGAAAGCTTATGATGCAGCTAAGGGCGGCAACGTGCCGAAGTCTTACCTGCACTACGAGACCATTAAGCCCGTCTGGCGTAATAAGCAGATCGAGGCTGATCTTAGCTATGTGGAAGTAAGACGTAATGCTTGGAAGAGTGTGGCAACTCTGACCACCTTTATGACTGAGGCTCTGAAGAACCAGATGTTCTATGACATCTTCAGTATGGTTGATGACGCTATCACTGGTGGTGAGCAGAAGATTGATGCACAGGGTAAGGAGCCCACTATGCAGGATATGGACGCTCTGGCTCTATATCTGAATGAGTACGCAGATGGTGGTAATCCCTTCACTGTCAGCCTGATGAAGTATTGTGCTAAGATGCGTCGTATGACCGGTTACGCTGAGTATCTGTCTGACGCAGCTAAGGATGAGTTTAACCGTTATGGTCTGGTTAAGACTTACGATGGTGTTGCTATCACTGGTATTAGCTCTGCCAAGAAGCTGGGTGATGGTTCTCTGCTGATCCCGGATTAAATTTATGTAAATTTACGTAATATAGTCCAGTCGTGATGTAAGTCACGATAACAAATACACATTGAATTGCTGGAAAACCCTAAAACTACAATTACCAAAGCAGAAGGATGAAATATGCCTAGATGGACGGTTACGAAAGTAGAAAGAAAATTGTAGATGGCGCAAGGTTAAATCCTAAACGCTGAAATAATGGGCAATCAGCAGCCAAGTTCCGAAAAGGAAAAGGTTCAACGACTATCCGCGTGGGAGCGGTTAGGATGCAAGTGTTTGGCATCCAAAGTAGTGTGCCCCAGTGTTTTTACTGGGTGAAGATATAGTCTTCACTCGTATGAGAGTACGAGGTTGCTAGATGCAACAAGAACGGAGTAGCGTCCGATATAATGTTTATCTAATATTTAATTTGACCAGATGTTGTGTAGAATGTCTGGCTTTTATTTTGCAAGAAAGGAGGTAGCATGGATGACACCAATGAGAACGACAGAAGACTTCAAAAAAGAAGTGTTTGATGTAAACCCAAATTTTGAAATTTTATCCGAATATAATGGTCTTCGAAAAAAGATTACCAGGAAATGTAAAGTATGCGGTGATGTACGTGAAGTACAGGCAAGAATGTTGCTTGATAATCGTGGGTGTCAAGCATGTGTTGCCTCTAAGCGTGGAGCAGAAAAAAGAAAGTCGCCAATACAATTTTCCACGGAGCTGTTTGAAGTAAATCCTAATATTGAGTTGTTATCTGAATACACAACAAACAATTCGAGAGTGCATTGTCGTTGTAAACTTGATGGGCATGAGTGGAATGGCATACCTCATACATTGCTTGATGGACATGGGTGTCCAGAATGTTATCGACGGATTGCAAACAGACGAACGGAAGATGAATTCTTAAAAGAAATGCGTGAACGATTTCCTACTATTCATGTTCTTTCAAAATATGTCCGTGTTGCTGTGAAAGTGGATTTTGCATGTGATGTTTGCGGTTACCATTGGACCGCAATTCCTGATACGATACTTAATAATAAAAATTCCGGCTGTCCAAAATGTGCAGGTAAAGCACATATTATGGAGTCTGAAATAATTGAACGAATAAAGGAATCTTCTCCAAGTGTAGAGTATTTGAACGGGTATAAAACTATTTTATCTCACGCCAACTTTCGTTGCAAGAAGTGCGGTTACGAATGGAACACCGCAGTCAACTCAATACTCGGTGGGCACGGGTGTCCTAAGTGTTGGTCCTCACATGGTGAAGAAAAGATATGTGAATATCTTGACAAAAAAGGAATTGCATATATTCGCGAATATCGCTTTAAAGATTGCAAAAACGAGAGACAGCTTCCTTTTGATTTTTATATTCCGTCGCAAAATACTTGCATTGAATATGATGGACAGCAACATTTTATGCCAGTTAGGTTTTGTAAAAGTATAACCGAGTCTGATTCTATTGCTACATATAAAAATCAGCAAAAGAAAGATTCTTTGAAAACAAGTTATTGTAAAAATAACGGAATAAAACTTATCAGAATTCCCTACACGGATTTTGATAATGTGGAAAATATTTTAGATAAACATTTTTCTTAAAAATTTTGGAAACGTATTTATGGTATTGCGGGCAAGATCGGAAGACTTGATATGAAGGGTGAGACTCATACTTACGAGGATCACGACAACAACAACGAGAAGATCCATCTGATGGTCAAGGACTTCACCTTCGGCTACAGCATTGATCACATCGAGCGTGTTGCTAAGATTGTTCTGCAGTAATTTTTTTACCAAAGGCAAATCTGGGCGGGGACTTTGCGGTCTCCGCTTTTATAGAAAAGGAGACAAATTATGAGTTCCGTGATGGAAAATAAGTTTATTGACGTTCTGAACTGCGACGATAACGTGGTTACCATTTCGTCACTGAACGGTAAGGGTTATACTTTCGAGCCCGGTAGTGTGGAAGAGCCTTGTGTGATTCCTATTCCGCCGGAGGAGATTATGTATATGAACAGCACTTGTTCTGCGTTCAAGAATGGTGTTCTGCGTTTTCGCCATGAAGAGCAGAATGAAATCTTTAAGGCTATTGGTATTAAGGGTGACGATGTTCTATTCATTGAAGATATTGATGATGCGATTCTGAATCCAACTGTCGAGAATCTTCAGCGTATGATTGACATCAAGGATGGTGCTCAGTTTGAGCGTATTCGTGGTCGCTTTTATCGTATGACCAATGCCGGTGAAGACCTGTCTACTAAGGTCAAGCGCCTGATTGATGAGCGTTATAAGGAACTCCGTGCTGGCAAGCGTAATAGTGAGCTGTCTGTTGTACCTGCGACTAAGCCTGCTGATAATGTTCAGGCCGAACTTGAAACCACAAAGAACCAAATGGTAGAAATGCAGAAGCAGATGCAGGCTATGATGGCACAGATGCAGTCTATGATGGCTGGCGCACAGGCCGTTGCATCGGATAATTCTGTAGAAAAGACTACTGTTAAGCGTGGCCGTAAGAAGGCAGAGGCAGAAAAGGCGGAGGTCGTTCCCGCCGAGTAAGATTGGAGGGATAGTGTGACCGCATTTTCGGAAATATACGACAAGTTCTACGAGTTGGTTGAAACTGATAGTAACTTCTTTCAGTATTTTGACTTGAACGAGAATGAAGTAAGAAACCTTGTGCATGACCGTGCAAAAAGCTATTTGATGGAGTCACTTTCTGTTGTTTCAAGAAATATTGAGCCTGAAGAGAATTTTAGCTTTGATGATTATGATTCTGAGCTAGAGGAATTCAATTCAGACCTTACATACGACGAAATTGATATGCTTGCACACCTGATGCTGGAGCAGCATTTCAAACGAGAGTTTGGAAAGCTAAAGGCATTTAGTGCACAAGACCTTCCTACAAGTTTACAGGTATTCTCCCCTGCTAATGAGCGTGCGAGTATTCGTGCTCTTGTGAAAGACATCCATGATGAGAATATGACGATGTTGGATAATTATATGGCAAAAGACCGCTCGACCCGTAAGCGTAAGACCATCGACTATGATACATACGCTTCCTACTCTGAGTAAGGAGGTATACCGATGGACTTTTATACGAGGGCACGAGCTGTTGGTGGTGCCGCAAAGATGTCTAACAAAAAGGATGTCAAAATTGCTTTTGCAAAACGTGACTTCGCTGCACACTTCAAGGATAGTGTTGACTACGAGGATAATACTTTAGTAAATGGTTTGCCTCAGAAACTGGTTGTCAGCCGTAGTAACAGTGTAGCCAAGGAAAAGAAGATTTGGGCGTATCCCGGTGATTCTTTGAATCTTGGTGATATTGTTGATTGCTACAATTGTAAATGGCTGGTAACTGAGATAGAACCAAATGATGAGATTTTTCTTCGTGGGAAAATGGAGTTGTGTAACCGCCAGATCCAATGGCAAAATCCGATTACTGGTGAGATAGTCTCTCGCTGGGCAACACTGAGTAAACCTTATTATGCAAATAATAAGGAACTTATTGTGACTTCGCTAAGTCAACGTGAGTATAAAGTGCAGATGCCTTTTGATGACGAGACCGCACTAATTGACCTTGATAAACGTTTTATACTGGAAATTATCAATGGAGAGCCGAAAACGTATGTTACGACTTCTGTTGACCAGAGTACAGAGCGTTACGAACTGCATGGTAAAACACAGGGATTCCTTGTATTAAATATACGGCAGGATCAGTACAACAGTAAGACGGATAATGCCGAGAAGATGATTTGTGATTATTTTGAGCCGAATAAGAGTGATGAGCCAGATGCGGACTCTCAGGTAACAGCTACTATTAAGTACGCAGGCAAGCCGGAAGTTCGTGTTGGTGGCTCTTGGAAGAAATTCACTCCGGTGTTCACAAGCATTATGGGCGAAGAGGTTGCGGAAGTTGCAAAGTGGAGTTTTATTTGCCTTGATGAGTTCAAGAGCTTTGTTGAAACACAGGTTGCTACAGATGGTGTTTTCAAAATTCGTATCTTGAATAATAGTATCATGGACGGCGTAACTGTTAAGATTTCTCTGACAAATGCAGATGGTACGGCAAATACATCAATTGAATGTAAGGTGGTGAGTTTGCTGTGACAACGAGTGAATTGATTACTGACTACAAAAACAAATTGGCTTTAAAGTTGGTCAACACGGACGGACTTGTTGAAGCGATGGGTAATGACGATATTGAAGAGCCTGACGAGGCGATTTATACATACATCTTCCCTTACTTCCATATTCCAGACACGATTGAGGCAGCACACAGCTATATTTGTTTTAAGGTAAACATGACTGACCGAAGCAACGTCAACGATTGGTATGAGAACTTCACGCTTACTGTATGGGTTATCGTGAACCAAGCGTTAATGAAGATGAAGGGTCATGGTGGTGCAACACGAGTTGACTATCTGAGTGGTCTTGTAGAAAAAGAACTGCACGGCAGTACGATTTTTGGAATCAAGCAGCTTAAAATCACATCTAATATCGAAGACAATATGGATTTACACCATCGCGTGCGAATTATGACGTTCAAGACGCAGGATCTGGATGACCTTGTGGGGTGTGGCTGATGGAACTTCGAGAGATGTACGAGCCAAGTTTGATGCGTGGAAGAGATTTTAAAATCAACGACAAAATTACGATTCATATGCCGTCTGTCGGTGACATTATCGATTATGGCGAGCAAAAGTATTTTCAGTTGGTTTATCTGTTCTGTTCTACATCGAGCGACTACAAAGCACAACTTGACTCTGTTGGAGTTGATTGGCAGAAGGTCTCGGACTTTGAAATGTTCCGGCAACTTTTTATAGGCAATAAAAATCAGGATATGTCTATTTTGCTTGGTGATATGGATACTTCTGGATTTATGATGGCAAAAGATAACATAAGTGGTGAGATTGTATTACACAACAGGTTTACGGACACCCGTATCGACCATGTAGTGTATGAAACAATTTCTCAGTACCTATGCGCCGCAAATGGAATTGAAAAGCATTCTGAATTTGCTGCCGACGAACCCACAAGAATTGCAATGATAGAGGAAGCCCGAGATAACATGGAGTATCAGAAAACAAAGCATTATGAACCACATCTTGCAGAGCTTGTTCTCTCGATGGCGTGTTCATCCGGCTTTAAAGCAGATTACTTCAAGGCTATGGACTACCCTATGAGTGTATTTATGAATCATGCAAGAAAGATTCAGCAAATAAAAAGTTACGACAATACGATGCATGGCGTTTATGCCGGCACCGTGGAACTTGGGAAAATCCCAAAAGCACAACTGGATTGGACGAGCAAGGTTGACTGATTAGCCTTGCTCTTTTATTTTATCCAAATAAATTGAAAGGAAGAATATTATGAGCGATTTTAATTTCAATGAGGTCGTTATTGACCGCGTTCATCGCATTCACGAGTATGACCTGAACGGCAAGCGCCTGTGGACCATGAATCAGGTTAAGGATTTCAAGCTGACTCTGGGTGGCGAGACCGTTTATGCTCAGGATGCACAGGGCGTTAACATCATGGCATTTGATAAGAGCAAGACCGCCGAGGCTGATTGGTCTAATGCTCTGATGCATCTGGGTGCTCTGGCAGAGCAGATGGGTTCCAAGAAGGAGGTTGCTTCTTCTGAGGCAAAGCAGGTCTTTACCACTGTTGAGTACCTGACTTCTGCTGATGGCAAGAAGCTGACTCTGACTCATACCCCCAAGGCTGCTGTTGCAAATGCGCCCTTTAAGTACATCGATCTGGTCGATGGTCAGGGTAATGCACTGAAGACCTTTGAGCTGGGTGAGACTGCAGAGTCTCAGTTCTCTGTCACTGGCACTGAGGTTACTCTGCCTACTGGTGCAAACCTGAAGGCTGGCGACCGCTTTGTTGTGAAGTATCAGTATGAGAGCGAGGAGGGCGTTGCTATCAATGATAGCGCCGACAAGTTCTCTGCCGAGGGCGAGTTCGTAATTGAGGCATTCTGCTACAATCCCTGCGACAAGGCAAACAAGAAGCTGATGCGCATCATCTTCCCGAACGCCAAGATGGATAACGCTATCGATATGACCCTGAATAACGAGCTGACTCACCCTGTTAAGATCAGCGCCACTCAGGAGTACTGCTCTGACGATAAGCGTCTGTTCCGCATCGAGACCGCAGCTGCCTAATGGCAAATCTGAATTGGTGCCGTACTTGCGGAAAAGAATATCCGGTTTGCCCGCATTGCGAGCAGGATGCGCGTCTTAATCCTTGGCGGATGATTTGCGACACTGAGCCGCACTTTCTTGTGTGGACTGCCGTAAACCAATACCGTCAGGGAATTATTTCAAAAGAGACTGCAAAAGCAGACCTGACTACTCTTTTGATGCGCAAGTATAAGAATGTTACGGAAGCCGAGGTAGAAACTTTTATCCCTGCTGTTCGTGATGTTTTCCATGAGATCATGGATGAGCCTGCAAAGGCTGAAAATGAATCATCTAGTGATGTAAAGGATGAGACGCCCGTGAAGCCGGTAGTTAAGAAAACATCAAATCGTAAGGGGCGGGCATAACCGCCCCTTCGTTTTTCGTGGTGATTTTATGGAGAAAAAGAACAGAACAAAGTTTAATGTCAGTAAGAATCCAGCAGATAGAACATATGATGGCGTAGTTTATGATAGTAAGGCAGAAATGTTGTTTTATCGAGATATTGTATTGCCAAGACTGGCAAGCGGCGAAATTGTAGAGTGTCGTAAGCAAGTCCCCTTTCTTCTGCAGGAAGCGTTCCGCCGGGTCGATAAGGACGGAAAGAACGTAGCGGTGCGGAAGATTGATTATGTGGCGGACTATGAAATTACATATCGAGATGGCAGCAAACAAGTGATTGATACGAAGGGATTTGCTGATAGTGTTGCGCTGATGAAGCGCAAGATGTTCTGGTTCAAGTATCCTGATGTAGATTACCGCTGGATTACATACTCCAAAATTGATGGAGGCTGGGTCGATTATGACGACCTAAAAAAAGCTCGAAAAGAGCGAAAGAAATTAAAGCAAGCACAGACGAAAGGGAGATAAAATGAAGGTTTTAAATTTTCAGGAGCGAAATGAGTTTCTTGATGAAGTAGTCAAGGCATGTACTATTGACGGTGATTATCAGCCCGCACTGCTTGATGTGGTGTTTCGGCTGACCGTTTTAAAGTATTTTGCGGATTATGATTATCGTAGTGAGCCGCAGAGTGAGTGGCCGCGTATTGCTTACGAGTCTTTTAACTTCAAGATTAACAAGGCTGGTTGTGATACTTCTGCATTCTGGGACCAGTACGATTCTCTGGAGAAGGCTGTCCACGAGCAGATTGACCGTTCTCATAAGGAATGGCTTGTTCTTGGTCTCTGTGGTAAGCTCAACGAGATTATTGAGAAGCCTGACCCTATTTCTGATTTCGTTGACTTTATGGAGAACTATTTGAATGATGTGAAAGGTAACTTGAAAGACTTTGATGTTGAAAAGTTTTCTGAAGTAACTTCTGCCCTGCTGGACAATAAGCAGGAAATCTCTGCTGTGCTGGCAAAAGATAAAAAGGAATAAACACTTTTAGAGGTGGGTTGGAGGGAATTTTAATATGGCTACAAGAAGTAAACCTATCGTTCTTTATGACGAAAAGAAGAAGGAACTTATCAATCCTGATTCATTAGAATTATTTACGATTTTTAAGAAAGCCAAAGTTAATGCTGGTAAGAGCGACAGTACTATTTACAATTATGAGTCTGATCTCATGCAGTGGATGATTTGGATTCTTGATAATCAAAATAATATCAGTATTAGGGATATTACAGAGGACGATATTGAAGAATTTATTTATTTCTGTAAAAAGAACGGAAACAATACGGCTCGCATTAAGCGGAGGCTGAGTTCTATATCATCCATGTATAAGACACTTCGTATGAAAAAAATCATAAAAGAAAATCCTGTTGATTTTATTGAACGTCCAAATAAAGAAATCAAGGTAGTGCGTCAAACTTATTTGACACAAAAACAAGTTGACATTATGAAAAAAAAGTTAAACGAGTATGTAGAGTCTACAACCACAATTAAGGCAAAAAACAATGCAATGACCGTTAGGCTCTATGCTTTATTCTCGTTGTCTACTATGGCTCGCGTAAACGCTGTCAGAAATATTGTGTGGCGGAATATTGATTTCGATGCTTGTATTGTAAGTGATGTTTTAGAAAAAGAGGGAAAAATTGTAGATCTTTCTTTTAATGAAAACGTAAGAGATCTATTGAAAGAGCTTAAAAAGTATCGAAAAGAAAATGGCATCGAAGATGGTGGTTATGTGTTTGTTGGTACAAAAATCAATGGCGCATGGATGCCGATTACTTCAAGTACTGCCGGTGAGTGGTGCAAGAAAATTGGCGAGATGATTGATGAGCCCACACTACATCCACACGATTTTCGACATAGTGGTGCGACCATTTTAAAAAATATGGGAATGAGCCTTGAGGAAGTTTCAACTCTACTTAATCATTCTGGAACAGACGTCACAAATAAATACTATATCAAGAAAGACATGACAAAGATTTACGCCGCCAAAAACAAGTACGGAATATGAGGTGGAGTGAATGGGAAGTCTTGCTTCTTCGTATACAAACTTTGATGATTTACTGGCCGGTGTTGCGAATGGAATTGAAGAAGCGGTGCGAGGCGTTGCTCCGCAAATCGAAACTCGTTTGCAAGTGAGTGCAGAACAGAATGTGCATCCGAAAAATGGTCGAAAAGATGGAATTACCAGTGCAAAAAATATTGTTAGTAGCGTTACTCGTGAAGGTAACGTGGTAACGATGGTCGTGAAAGACATTGCTAAACCACAGGGACCCAAATGGGGTACTTTTGACGAGGCACAAAACAATGCACTTGAAGGAACGATGTTTGCAAACTGGATTGAGCACGGTTTATGGATGGATATTGTTGCTTGGGCAAGCATGGGATATCCGAAAGATGGTGATAAACCGAAACGCCCTGCACGTCCGTTTTTTGCTCCTGCGCAAGTCGAGGCGGCAATGATTGTTAAGACAGCGTTACATAATTTGTAAAAATATTTTGAGAGGAGGGTCAGCTTTAATGAGCTGGCCGCTTCTCTTTTTTATTTTGAAAGGAAAAGGTATTGAAAATGGAAAAGAGAGGTGGTCAACATGGTTCCTAATGCAAAATCTGGTGCTAGTGGAGCAACCGATACTTCTTCCGTGACCGCAATTAAAGTTCAAGTCGTTCTTGACACTACGACTGAACAGTTAAAGAAACAGTTTTCTGGAATCAAGACTGATATTGAGAAAGATCCGATTGGATTAACTTTCGGTGTTGATAAGAAAACGTCCAAGGACGCTATCATTAAAGGACTTCAGGAAATTCTTGGCAAAGGCACTAATATTACGATTGGTGCCGGTGTTGACCCTAACGCTGGGAGTCAAGTTAAGAAGCAGATTCAGAATGTTGCAAACGCTGGTCAGCAGGCGGCAAATAAGAGCAAGGTAAAAATCAAAGTTCAAACTGATGTTGATGATAGAACTAAAAACAAGCTTGATGCTTATTATAAGCGTCTGAAAGAACGTTACGACCTTGAAGCAAAAATTGCAAGTTCTACAGTAAATGGAGTAATAAATCCTGAGCTTGACGGTGCTGGAAAGCGTTTAAAGGCAGTTCGTGCGGAATTAAAGCAACTAAAGTCAGAGCTACAAGGAAAGATTCCGACAGATAAATATTCTAAGGCATACGAGATATGGCATTCTGGACAGGCCAGGATTGCAGCTGCTGGGCAAAGTGCTAGTGGTACACTTAATAGGCGCGAAGCTACAAAAAATGCAACTCTTACAAAGCGAGAGGTTCAGGAAAAGCTTAATGAGTTTTATACTCAACAGAAAAAAGCAGGTGCCCTTGAACAAGCATCACTGACTCTCGGCAATAAAACCGCAAATAGTAAAGAGTTAGAAGCTGTTAAAACACAGCTTGAAAAGGCACAGGAATCCGCAAAAAATCTTAGAACTGAACTTTCAAATTTGCTTCCTGATGAAGAAATTGATAAGCTCACAAAATTCGACAACGAACTCGATGACAATCTAATTCGAATTAAAGGTCGAATTGCCGACCAAAATGCAGCTAAAACGAAATCCGAATCGGATGCTCAGTTAAATGCTGCGAAAAAGGCAAAGATTTCTGAATACAACTCGGAGTTGTCAAATTTTAAGAAGCTGACATTAGATTCGGCTCGTCTTGAAGGTAAGGGTAATTCAGAAAATGAACTTTCGTTTGTTAATCAGCAAATGGAAGATTCATTAAACAATCTAAACAAATTGCAAACAGACCTTGGTGATGTTCTTTCAAAAAATGAACTCAATGAAATCATTCGCCAATATGAAAAGTTCGAGAGCGACTTAGCGGACGAAGTAACCCGTATTGAAGCTCATTATGAAGATTTAAAGAATGCGCGAGAGAGTACCAAGGCCACCGCTGAGGAAAAACGTCAGGCGAAACAGACGGATGATTATACCAATGACTTAGCTACTGCCAGAAACAAGTATAAAAATATGTCTGGTGTGCCAAGTGATGTGAGCGATTCTCTTGATAATGTAGATGCTCAAATAAAGAAATTGGATACTCTCAAAGTTGGCACACAGGATTATACAGAGCAGTTAAAGGTTATTGGTACTGCTTGGGCTGACGCCACTCGTCGGATGGATGCTTTTGATGAGGTTCAAAAGAAGACTGAGAGTCATGTAAAGAGCATGACGGAACAAGCTCTGAAATGGCAGAAATCAATTAGTGGTGACACCGAAAAGGCAGACAATCTTCGTGCTTCAATTCAAAAGGTTCTTAGCATTGAGAAGTCTTTAAATACAGACCATAGCTCCAACAAATACGCAAAAGGTGTTTCTGCAATGGATGACGCTTTTATTGATGCGAAAGCATCAATGTCTGCGTATAAAAGTGAATATAAAAATCTTGAGTCTCAGGCGACTTCTACGCTTGCAAAAATTCGCAAGGCTGAAATACAGCTGTCTGAAGTAAACAATACGACTTTTGATAATCTTCTTAAAGGTCAGCCAGGATATATTGGCGACCAAGATGGAAGTTTCGAAGGACGAATTCGTAAGCTTAATGGAATGAATAGCCAGTCGGAAGAATATCGGACTACGCTCAAAGGTATTCAGGACGATTGGCAAAAAATCAGCCTTCGGATTCAACAGGCATTAAAATCAGAAGAGGATTTGCAGAAAGAAGCCGAACAGAAGCACGGTCAAGTCCGTTCAAAGCAAGCTGCCTATAACACTATTCAAAATAGATTAAGTAGTACGGAATTCACAAGAAAAAATAGTGTTGCTTTAGGGCAATTTAACACCGGCGTGTTGGATGATGGCAAAACTGGGCAACAAGTATTGGCAGAGCTAGATGCTGCTATGAAACAGTTGGATGAAAATAAAGGTCCAACAGAGTTTAAAGCAACGCTTAGTCAAGTTGACGATTTACTTGTTCAGGTGAGAAAACATATTGACGATGCTTTGGGGCAAAGCCGTCAGACAAAGACAGCAAATACTGATACAGATAAGATAGAAAATCTTATGCGTACTCTATATCAGTATAAAGAAACACTTCATGGATTTGAAGGTTCAAAGTTTGAAGCAGAATACAATGAGCTTTTTGATGCGATTAAAAATGGTAGTTATTCTTTTGAAGAAGCTCAAATGAAAGTCAGCAAATTCCAAAATGCTTGCCACCAAGCTGGTCTCGAAACTGAAACGCTTGGTCAAAAACTGTCTCGTTTGTTTAAGGAGCACTTCCAGACCGCCATCGCTATGGCTGGCGTTGCAATGGTCAAACAAGGTCTGCGAGAGGTTTATGATAACGTTCTTGAGCTTGATACGGCTGTAACTGAACTCAAAAAGGTCAGTAAAATGACTGGCGACGAGATGAATGAATATCTCGATAGAACTGCAACAAATGCTCGTGAGCTTGGTGCGAATATTTCTGACCTTGTAAGTAGTACTGCTGACTGGAAACGACTCGGATATACGGATAAAGACTCTGAAGAGCTTGCTCGTGTGTCTGCGCTTATGGCTAACGTTGGAGATCAGATTGATAACGCAACAACTGCCTCCTCTTACCTGATTTCTGCAATGCAAGGTTTTGGGTTGGTTGCTGATGATGCAGAGCGTCTTCTGGACTGCATGAACCAAATCGCTAATACCGAACCAGTCAGTATGAACGACCTTGGAATTATCATGCAGAAAAGTTCCGCTGCGATGTCTGCCGCCGGAAATACATATCAGGAGACGCTTAGTTTGGCGGCTGCTGTAAATGGTGTACTTCAGGACGCCGATATGAGTGGCACTTACCTAAAAACTTTGAGTATGTACCTTCGTGCTTCAAAAACAGATGCGGAAAATGCCGGTATCGCAACAGATGGAATGGCAAATTCTGTATCAGAGCTTCGATCTGAGTTGAAGCAACTTGCTGGTGTTGATATTATGAAGGATGATAATACCTTCAAATCAACCTATCAGATTATGAAGGAACTTTCTGAGGTTTGGAAAGATCTGTCTGACACAACACAGGCAAATATTACTGAGCTGATCTCTGGAAAGAGAGGAGGCCAGAGTACATCTGCCCTGCTGAATAATTTTAGCGTTGCTGAAGATGCTATGAAGCAGGCGCTTAATTCTAGCGGCAGCGCAATGCGTGAGAACCAGACGTACATGGACTCATTGCAGGCAAAGCTTAATCAGCTTGATTCTGCATTCCAGAAGTTTAGTACGGACTTGATGAAGTCAGATATTCCGAAGTTCTTTGTAAGCCTTGCCACAGTTTTTGTTGACGGTGCAGATAACGCTGTAAAATTTGCTGGTGCATTACCCACTTTGACAGCTGCCATTTCTGGCGTGTTGTCCGTAATGCAGATGAGCGGAAAGCTCAAAAATGGTGCGGGTAAAGTTAATATGCCCTCTTATATTTGTTGCGTATAAAAAATATAGGATGCGGCACCATGTAAAAATAAAACAGCCCCTAGAGTGCTGGGAAACCCTAAGAGCCATATCGCCTATATTTATATAATGTAGGAATCGAAAGATAGAAACAAGGATATGGATGCTATATGCTGAGATAAAAGCTCGGTTTTATCGTATTGTCAAAATATGGTAATAATTGAGTGTTAAGTAGCGTTTACAATGGGCGGTCAGCAGCCGATTCACTCCCCTATTATATAATGTAGGAGTGTGGAAGGTTCATCGACTAAAAAGGGTCAGTGAGCAACCACTGGAAGGATAGTCAGTTCTGGGCGAAAGTTCAGAAGTCCATCTCAGACGTAATCAGACGACTTAAAGAAGTAGGTGGAAACGAGGAGACGCGCTATTCTCTGGCGCGATACAAATAGGAGAAAACAAAATATTCGTTGACTACATACGGTATTCTGGCTATAATAAAAGTACAATCGCGTATCCAAAATATACGGAGGTGTTTTATTATGGCACGTACTAAAGGTAGCAAGAATAAAGCCAATATAGCTGCAGTTGTTGATTACGAAGCTCTGATTGCAGAGAAAAACGCTGCTATTGAAGCAACCAACAGTGAGATCGCATCTATCACTGCAAATATTGATACGCTGAAGAGCGATCTGAAAACACGCAAAGCAGAACTTAAAAAACTGAATAAAGATATTGCAAAATTGGAATCCAAGAAATCTGCCGCCGATCAGAAGGCCGCTGAAGCTGCTGCTGAAAAAGAAGCCATTGATCTTGTGAAGAAGGCATTGGCAGGTGGCACTACTGTTGATGAAATCATTGAACTGCTGAAATAACGGCTGCACCGCAAGGTATCATCATAAAACAAGCCCGACTTCCCTACTGCTGGGAGGCCGGGTGTTTTATTTATGTTGCTTTTTATGATAACCTATGATACACTCTTGTAAAAGGAGTGTTGAATCATGGAAAACAATAAGAAGCATGTGCCGGATTATGAAATTTCGAGTCGTGATATGCAATTCTCGTATGTTGATGGCAAAGGTAAGGATTTTGATATTGATTCGGATGTAAAATTTTTTCAAAGCCTCAGAACTGTAAAACCAAAAGAAGGAGGTCAAAGTGAAAATAACGGAACTGATAAGTGACTTTAACTCACTTTTTTCTTATTTTGTTCCAGGAGCAATTTGTGTCTGGGTTTATACTCGTCTTTCAATGAAAAAGATTGAGTATGCGGCATACGTTATTATTAGTATTTCGCTTGGATATCTTTTCAAGAATTTTGTGGATGGTTACGCGCCACAATGTTTGATTACAGTAGTTCCGTCAGCCCTACTTTATGTTGCCCTTGGCTTTATTTGCGGTATCTTATTTTATTTAATAAAGAATAGTTTTCCGGCAAGAAAATTCTTTGCCCATTTTCTAAGTGTTGAAACTGCCGATAATATTTGGACTAAATTCTTTGATACGAAACGTGGCACAAAGATTCTAGTTTTCACAAAAGATGGGAAGGTAATCTACGGAAAGCTTTCAAGTGCTGATGATGATTACATTGTGGTGATTCATCATTGTACGGCAAATAGTGCCGACGATATCCCAACTGCACTTAAAGAGCATCGTGTAGATGGAACTGTCCTTTGTATCAAGATGAGTGAAGTTGAGCGATTTGAACTCATGTATATGGATAATAATTCCCCGTATCAAAAGTTCAATATTGGCGGATTGGTTGAGATGCCAAAACACTAAGTTAAATAACATGCAACTACCCTGTTGGACGGATGCCGTCCGACGGGGCTTTATTTATGTCATTTTAGTTAGCTGCAACTCACCACTCATATCCACAATTATTGCAGTGGAAAGTCTTTTTTACTTTTCCACTGGCGAAGCCCCATATTGCTACATCAATCAACTTTGCGCCAGTACCAATTTTTTCTATATCTGGCGAGCCACAAGTGGGGCATTTGGGAACATACTTAGGTTTTGCTGCCTCAATTTCAGCTTGCTCTCTTGGGAGGTTTTTTCATATGAATGATACTACTACTTTTGAGCGAAAACCTCTTTCAACTCTTGAAGAAATTGAAGCATTTGCGGCTCAACTTCCAGATATCGAAGAAGTCGTTCCGCATTTTGGGATATCATGCCTAAAAAAAGATGGGACAATCGTAATTTACGCTGATTACGGTCCACTACCTAAGAGAGTCGAGTCTTCTGAGTGAGGTTTTCCATCGGGCGTTATCCTCTGTGATAACTAGAACGTCACAGTCTTCACTTACCATTGGGTTATAGTCCGAGAATTCCAGCATTTTTGCGACCGTTCTATTCAGAAACTTGATGTACTCAACAACATCGATTTCGCAAAGTGTATCTCTCGGCGGTACTATGCGAATGAGTCTTTCTGCGACACCCATCACACCGATGACAGCAATGTCTTCGTTTGAAACGTCCTGAATACTATTCTCTCTTGTATCTGTTTTCAAGATGACTTGTTTTCCATTCTCGTAGCCAGCGATAAGAAGTGCAACAGGATTATCTCCTGTTTTAGCTGAGATGTCTTTCTTTACAAGCTCGATTTCTTGTTTGATGGTTAGTTTGCGGCGATTGATACTCTTAACAAGCTTGTAAACAGTATCATTAGTCGAAGTTCCATCGTTTAACTTTGCATTTCCAGCAAGAGCTATTGCATGACCATTGTTAGTTCGGAAAACCTTTTGCTCAAAATCAGAATGAGTGGTGTACATGACTTCGTTTGAGTCTCTGTCGGTATATTTAGATTCTCGTCTATAATCGCCTGACACGAAGATCCCCTGCTTAGTAGGGATTGCAATAATAAGAGACATAATTCATCACCATTCATATCCGCAGTTTTTACATCTAAATTGGCATTTAGGTTTTCTCGCCAGAAAGCCCCATACAGCCGTATCCACAATTTTTTCTCCGAAGCCAACACGTTCTACGTCAGGGCATCCGCAAGTTGGACATCTGGGTATGTATTGTTTGCGAGCTTCTTCTTGAGCGAGTTCAGCACGAGCTTGTTTGTTTTCCTTTTCTGCGGAGTCAAGATTAACACCCCACATTTTTTTAGGAGGGTTGTGTCTAGGATTTCTATTTAACCAATCTTCTCTTTCTTTGTTGGTCATTTTATTCCATGCACTAATTGATATCAGTTGACTTGAGCAAAACGGGCAAAAGCCATAATTTAAATCGGCATATTTGTTACACCAATGACAGTATCCTATCTTTTTCATAACTTTCTCCTCATAAAAGTAGATTGGTATTAACTTTCTTTTCTACTAATGGAACAGATACGACATCTAGCATTTGGGACACAATAATCAAGAAATTTTTGCGTTTAGTTGCAGTTTACAATCAGTGTAAAGAAGCGGCAAACGGAGCAAGGCCTTCTCTTAGTAATCTTACCACAGCTTTAATCCAAAGTAAAGTTCAAGCAGAGGGAGCCGAGGGTGCAACAAACAAGTTGTCGCTCAGTATGTTGTTGCTTCGAGCACGAGCTATTTTACTTAATGCCGCATTAAGCGCTGGCATTGGTTTTGCACTGTCGTGGATAACAAAGAAATTTGTTGAATATTCTCAGCGTATTGACACTGCGGCCACGAAATCCAAGGAAGCCGCCGATGCTGCGCAGAGCACCACTTCCTCTTTAAAGGATTTGGTTAGTGCATATGAAGAACTTGGCGATAAGTCTGGTTGGGATACCGAGGACTTTGACCAAGCAAAAGATATTCAGGCAGAGATTCTTGATCTTGCGAAAGAACAAGGAACGCTTGATGAAAACAAACTTGGTAAACTTGACCTTCAAAACGGCAAGTATGAGGAACAGCTTGGGTTGCTTCAGGATATTACAGCGGAGCAGTTGGAGGCATCTCGTTATGAGTTGGCCCAAAACAAAGACGCTCAAGGCGACAAGCTTGTTGATACAGCCAAGAAAAATAATCGGACGCATTACCTTACTGTTTGGTCGGCTCCTGAAATGGATATGGGCGACCAGATTAAAAATGCTGGCATTGATGTCTTTAACAAGTTCGGTGGTTATGGGCCTGACAAGTTAAATGATGCGGATTCTATTGTTGACTATTACAACGAGGTTGGTAAAGCCTTAAAGTATATTATTGACAATACTACCGAAGCCGAGCGAGCGGCTGGTGGGACGTACCATAGCCTCTACCAATTCTTACTTGATGAGCAAAACGCTTTGCGTGACGATGTAGATTCTTATAATGATTCTACTGATGCCATCAATAATAACACGAATGCTCGTAGAAAGCTTCAAGCTGTTGATTTTTGGCAGAATGACAATAACAACAGTATGGACGTCAGTTTTACTTTTGACAAGGTAAATTCTGCTATTCAAACTCTGGAAAATACGATTGATGGATTTGATGCAAGTAAGTTAAACGAGCTCTTATGGGGCACAAACGAAGGATTATCAGACGAGCAAGCGCAAGCTCTCGCAAATCTTCGTAAAGCTCTGACTGACATGGACTTCTCTGCTGACACAAACGGTGTGAATGCGTTTATTCAAGCACTTGTTCAAGTTGGTATTGTAGCTCAATCTTCAGCAAATGGTGTTGACGCATTGGCTGCTGGCGCACAGAAGATGGAAGATATTTCTTCCAAAATGGATGAAATCCAGTCTGCGTATAAAGCTTCTACCAGTGCAATGGAAGAGTACAATCAGTATGGCTACATGAGTCTCGATTCTCTTCAGTCTTTACTGACGATGAACACCGAGTATTTGAATTGTCTTGAGCTTGTTAATGGTAAGCTCCAGATAAATAAACAGAGTTATGCCGAGTTACTTGCTGCTGAATACGCAGAAGCTGCCGCCACAATTCTGTCTAACGCACAACATGAGGTCGCAAATCTTACTGCCGATGACACGGCTGAAAGCACTGATGATTTAAAAGAAAAAACAGAGGCTGAAAAGACTGCTCTGGAAAATCTTCTTCCTGCCTTGAAAAATGCTACTGCGGCTACTGCGACATATAGTGCGGCTCAGGAGTTTGCAAATGAAGTAGAGAAGGCCGGCGAACGCGGCGTAGATCCTGCAAAACTAGAGGAAATCACGACTCGCACAAATACTCAGCTTTCTTTGCTGTACACTAATATGAATGCCGCTTTAAAGGGTGGGCGAGCATTAACAAATCAGTTGAATGGATTTGGCTCATCTTCTAAAAATGCTGGAAAATCATCTAGTACAACTTCTAAATCTGTTGCTGACCTGTCATCTGCTTTTGATACGTTAACAAAAGCGATGAAAGAATATAACCAGTATGGCTATATTAGTGCAGACACCATGAAGTCGTTAATCGGTGTTGATGATAAGTTTACTGCTTGCTTAACTGAGCAAAATGGAAAACTTGAGCTTAACACCGCAAAATTCCGCACTTTTGTCAGAGCGCAGCTTGAGGAAGCGAATGCGGCTAATGATGGTGGCAAGTCTGCTGGCGAGATGAAGAAGATTCTCGACTGGTTGAACTCTAGTGTCGATTCCGAAACCATCTCTTTTGAGCAGTTGACTGACGCTATCAAGGGCTACGGCACCGCGATGGATGAAGCCAAGGAAAAGACGGACGCTATAAAATCCGCATTTTCTGGGCTATATGATATTCAGCAGAAAATCAAGAATAGTCAATTCGGTGTTGGTGACCTTGATGCAACAGAAAGTAAGATAGAGTCTATCTTGCAACTGAGCAAGTTCTTTGGTGATAACAAGGATTTGATGGATAATCTCGTTGACAAAAACGGGAACATCAATCTCAACACTGAGGCGTTTAAGAAAGCGACTCTTGATGAATTGGATAAGCGCATAAAAGCTGCAAACGAAACCGGTGGTGCTGCGGCTACTGCGCTTGCAAACTCGTTAAGTTCTGATAAGGCAAATATTGAAAGTGGCAAAATTTCTGTTAGTGATTATCTTGTTGGTCTTGGAACTGACCTTGAGCGTGTAAATACCGAGTTGGACAAATACCAGACTAATTGGAGCACGCTAAAAGATGCGATGGACGAGTGGAATACTACCGGCCAGCTGACACAGGATACCATGCAGAAGCTGCAGGAACTTCCTGAAGAGTTTTCTAATCTACTTACTTACGATGAGGATGGTAACGCTAAAATTGACGTAAAGGCGCTTCGCCAAAGCTACGTTGATAAACTGAGTGCATTTGCAAAAGAGTTTGAAGGCAGTCCGATTGGTATTCAGGTTCAAGCCATGATTGATGATGTGCGTGAGCCGACTCCAGAAGAATATAAAGCGCTTGCGGAGAAAACTGTAAAGTACCAAAAAGCTCTAGCGCAATACACAAAGAAAATGTCTGCCATTGATTCTAACAAGGATCTATCAGAAGACGAAGCTCTCAAGCAAAAAGCCGAGGTTCAAAAGGAACTTGATGACGCTTTGGAAAAGGCTCTTCTCGAAGTTCAAGAGACCGACGCACAGGTTACAACAAAACTGAAAAAACACTGGGATGGCGTCGAAAAGGTAATCGAGGAATTCAAGTCCGCTCTATCCGATGCAAAAGCTGTTCTGTCCTCTTTCCTTTCCCTTCTCTCCACTTTAAATGACAAATCTAACAACGACCTCAAGATTTGGGGCGATGCTATGGGCAAAGTCATCGACAAGCGGATTGAAGCCCTGAATAAGCAGAAGGAAGCTCTAGAAGAAAATAACGAAGCCACCGAACGTGCTATTGAACTTTCCAAGGCACAAGATGCTCTCGCCCGTGCCCAGCAACAGCGCACGACCCGTGTGTACACTGAGAATGGTTACGAGTGGCAGGCAAACGCCGAAGATGTGCGTACTGCACGTGAAGACCTTGCTGACAAGCAGCGCGAGTGGAATAATAAAGACGCTGAAAAGGCTATTGACGACCAGATCAAAAAGTACAATGAGTTTAAGGACAAGTTGTCTGAGGTCATGGATGATATCGGCAAGAGCTGGAAGGATTACCAGAAGGAGCTTGAGTACACTGCGCAAATCCAGAAGATGACAATCACACAGATGGAAGGCTCGCTAGACGGATACCATAATAAGATCATCGCAAGTCTGAATACCGGCAGCGCCATTACAAGCATCCAGAATTTGATTGCAAACCTTGAGTCTCTTATCAATACGCTCACGAAGGTAAATAATCTGTATTCCATGCTTAAAACTGGTGAGTACAAAGATCTCGGCACAAAAGGTCTGTGGAATACGATAAAAGGATTCTTCAATAAGGGTGGCGAAGAAGCGACTGGCGAGTCCGCTAATGTAGTCGAGAATTTCTTCAACGTTTTAAGGAGTAAAGTTCAGACTTCAGGAAACGGACTTGTTGAAACATTTAGTGGCATCTGGAAGAAAATCAAAGCTGGTGCTCAGAGCCTATTTAACGGTTCTGGCGAAGGCGGCGGTATTGTTTCCACGGTTGTGGATGGATTCAAAGCTGTCGGTAATGCTGTTAGTAAGAGCAAGATTGGTTCCACTCTTATTAAAGGCGCAGGAAAACTAGTCACTGGTGCTGGCGGACTTATCAAAGGCGCTGTTAGTGCTATAGGTGCTGCTGGCGCTTCTGCAATCCCTGTTGTTGGTGGTCTTGCTGCAGCGGCTGGTCTTGGTATTTATAGCGGTGTAAAGGGTATAAAGCATCAAAAAGAAATCTGGTCTAACAAAGAAGACGGTTTTGGCAAAAAAGCAATAAAGTCTGTTGCATCGTTCTTCTGGGACATCAGTCCGATTGGTGGAATCGTAAATCTATGTAAAGACATTTTCGGCAAGAGTAAAGAAACCGCTGAAAATACAAAAGACACTGCGAATAGTAGTTCTGAAACCGCCGAAAACACAAAGAAAGCCACTGGCATTACGAATCTTACAGTAAATGCCACACAGGGTACTATAGCCGAAGAGAATAAGCCAGAGGAAAAGAAACAATCCGCATGGGATAAATTCTGGGGTTCTAAATTCTGGTTCTGGAATTGGGGCAAGAAGGCATCTGGCGATAAGAAAATCAAACACGACGGCACTTATAACGTTGATGAAGTTGGTCCTGAAATGTTGGTACGCCAGCCTGCTTCTGGTCGTTACACTTATCTTGAAACTGGTGATGGCGTAATTCCTGCTGATATTACATCTCGCCTATTTGAGATGGGTGGAAATCCTGATAAGTGGTTCAGTGACCAGCTGGCAAAGAATAGCTCTGCTTCTATGATACAAAGCCGTAGTTCCGGTGGTATTTCTCTGTCTATTGGTGATGTGAATGTAAACAATCCTGTTGGTGATAGCGATGCACTGGCTCGTGAGTTAGTAAATCGTCTGCCGAACAAGGTTGTACAGGAACTGAATAGACGTTAAGCAGTGCAATAAGCAAAAATAAATACGAAGTATACTTGGCTCAGGGTGGGTTGGGTAGGTTGAGGTCGAGTATATATTTATAAAGGAGGGACGAGATGTCACAAAATAGTCAAGATGCAATCGACGTTTTGAGCAAAGTCATCATAGACACGATTGAAAAGAAACTCAACGATGCAAAATTTGACAAATCGCAGACTGGCGTGGTAACTGCGGTGAATGGGAATACATACACGATATCCGTGTTTGGAAGCCAATACAACATTACTTCTGACCAGATTTATACGGTTGGACAAAGTGTGGTTGTGACTGCGTTGCAGGGCGATATGAAGCGGCTGGTATGTTCCCCCGATAATATTGGTACAATGAAAACAGTGGATAGCAAAGTTAACGTGGTTGGCAATCAGCTGTCCACTTTTATTGATACAGATTTTGCTGATACGATTGTCAAATACACAGATGTTAGTGAATTTTTAACGCTAAAAGACCAGATAGACGGACAGCTTAGTTTGTGGTTTTACAACGGAGCGCCTTCTATAGACACAGTGCCAACAGTAAACTGGGCAACCGATGATGCAAAACGACTACACGTTGGAGATCTTTATTATGACATAAAGGCTGGCGATGCGTACAGGTGGGAGGATACTTTTGTATGGGTGAGTCTTGAAGATAAAAACTTACTGAAAGTTTTAAGAGCGGCAAGCCTTGAAGACGAGACCGCGAATGGTTCGAAACGTGTTTTCTTTATGACACCTGCTCCCCCGTATAGTCGTGGCGATATCTGGGCAAATAGTTCTGGCGATAATAAAATGCTCGTATGCCAGACAACAAGAACCACGACTGAAAGTTTTAGCCGAACGGACTGGGCTGTGGCACTAAAATATACGGATGATACAAAAGCAGACGAGGCATTGGATGCCGCTGGCAAAATAGATGGTGACCTTGTAAGTTTTAAAACGGAATATAATTCTGATTTGGAGAGTACAAAGCAGCAGATTGAAGCCCGCGTAACCACTAAAAAATACAACGAGGACATGAGCGGGCTAAATACAAGAATTTCGCTGACAGAATCTAAAATTTCAAAAAACGAGAATGCCATCGTACTGTGTGCCACAAAAACTGAAGCTCAAAAGTATGCGGATACTGCAGAACTGAACGCAAATAAAAAGCTCGAAGAGCACATCAAAACAGCAACTGAAAGCATTGATTCAAAGGTGGCTAAGACAGATTATACTGGAAAAAACATTGCTACTTTGATAAACCAGAGTACAAATACTGTAAAAATCAAGGCGACAAAGCTTAACTTGACTGGTGCTATATCTGTTGACAAAAATGGTAAAGTGGCGCTTGATTCCACCTCTGTAAACAACAGCCTTACGCAAGTTTCTGGGGATAAAATCACCACTGATACTATTACTGTGGATAAGTTGAAGGCTGGGCAGATTTTCCAGCCATTATGGAAGAACGATTCAAAAGATGCATACTCTGCTGTTGGCGAAGAGAACAAGTTGACTTTTGAAGCGGACAGCGATTATTCAGAATATATTTTTGTCTTCCGTGGCTACAAAGAGAGAGAAGTTGTTGAGATTGATTCAGAGAGTGCTGCAACAAAACGGGTGCTCGAATATTTGAGCAAAGTTTCTGTTATTGTGTCGAAACCAGTCGCAGGTGAATGGAGTGGTGTAGAATATCATTGCGCCACTATGAATACGCCGAAGCTGTGTATGATTTATGATTTGAGCACTGGCGACAATTCTACTCCAAATGTATCATACAATTCTGACACAAGTATAAAAAGTGCTTTCCGTCCGTTCTATGTAAAAGCATATGAAAAGAATAATAAATATTGCACTGAAATTACATTCTTTGACGCACAAAGCTCTGGTGAGACGGCCATTACAACAAATAACGATTTGATTATTCCATGTGAGATATATGGCGTAAAATAAGGAGGTGTTAAATTGGCGAAACCGATAATTTCAAAATTTTCCGTGATAGACGCTACGCGGGAAAATATCGTGCGGTACACATGCTACGATGACACGATCAATGAAGTGAAGTATATTATCTATGACAACGCCTCCGGCAATATTATTGTTAACCAGACAGTGAAAACCAGTGGTTCATCTTCTGTGCGTATGTTTATGTTGCCAGCGAACCTTATACATAACAGACTACTCCCCTACTATCTTAAAATTGCAGTAACAAATCAGAACGGCAATACAAGTGATTTAAGCGATGCCGTTCTTTTTTATTGCCATGAAAAACCGGTGTTAACGTTTGTTGATGTGGAAGCACGCGCTGAAAAGACGATTCCCTTCCCCGCTTTTTCATTTAATGTCGAGTATAAAAACATCGAAGAAGAGGGCGAGACACTGAATCTTTATAAATATCAGCTTTATGATTCAGACAAGACTTTGTTACATGAGGAGATATACCACGGCTCTATTTCACATGCATTTAACGTAGAAAGCCTTGATAATAATAAGGTGTACTATGTGCGAGCAGTTGGAGAAACTGTGAACGGATATGTTCTGGACACGGATTTTTGCGCATTCAGAATTGAGTATGACGGACAACTGCAGAAACTTGAAATTGTGGCAGAGAATGAAAAAAGAGAAGGCAGAATTAAGCTTACCATTACAAAAAACGAGGACGAGCCTAATAATTTTGATTCTATTCGCGTAAAGCGTAGAGAGGTTGGCAAGTACGACTGGATTACGATTTATGAAAAGAAGATCACAAGTTCCGTTGAGCCTATTTTGATTGTATGCTATGACAAATTCGCACGTGGCAGGAAAACGAAGTATCAGTATATGGCAGTTCCTGTTGTGGATGAAATTGAACAAGTGTACACATCTACAAGTGCCGTAAGCGATTTTGACGGAGCATGGCTAATGGATAAAGACATATCATATTATGTTGGTCTTGAGCCAGCTGTCACGAATATTACGCGCAATCAAGAAGCGTCTGTGGAGACGACATTGGGAAGCAAGTATCCCATCGTATTCTATGGTAGTGAGGCAAATTATTATAGCGGCAACTTCTCTGGTGTTATTATCAAGTGGGATCGCAACAATGATGAGTTTGATTTTGATGGGTCTATTGACTATCGGGAGACTTTTATCAATTGGCTAACGAACAAAAAGCCAAAAGCATTGAAGATGTACGATGGCCGCGCATGGCTGATGAATGTGAATGGAAATGTTTCTTACTCAGATGATGAGCATCCGGATAAGGTAGAAATCTCATTTGATTTTGTAGAGACTGGCGATTTGAATAGCAGCGATGACATGAAGAACGCTGGTTTGATTTAAGGAGGTGGGCCATGACTTACTTACCTACAGAAGAAGATCTGGCCTTACTGAAAAGCCGGTCAAAAAGATTATATTGTCGTATTGAACTGCTGAATAAAGACTACCAGATTATTGATACGATCGAAGGACTTGCGTTAAGTGGTTCTAACTCGATTGACGCAGACTCAGATACACGGCGCACTTTTAATCTTGATATCTTCCCGAAGAGTGGATTCTCTATTTCTCAGTTCTCCACAGAGGAGTGGACGAGCAAGATGCTGCGCTTACAGATTGGTATGAAAGCTCCAACAAGTATGCCGCTTGTTGGGGCGGACGCGGTAAGAATACCAGAAGAAGAGATCGATGCAAAAATCAAAAATAGTGCGATATACAAAGAAAAGGACGCAGAGTTAAGGCAAGCAAAGTGGAGATATAAGGTTGGCGGTTATGAACGGTATGGTAATATCGAAAATATAAACCGTAAACGTATTATTTGGACAGATGAAAATAAAAAGAAATATGCATCTTTTGTGAAAGAGCAAGGAGATGTTGGTACCTATTCGACCGTTGTTGCATCTTCGGCTGGTTATACAATAAATGGCAAGGAGTATCAAATCGCGTATACGCCAATGCTTGTCAATGCAGACGATACGATTATTCCGTTATTGAAAAGAGATATCGATTCATATCTTAAATTGATTTTGGATGCAGCATGTAATTCTATTCAGAAAGATATCACAACACTACAAAGTAAGATACTGGAATTGGACACCATTGGTATTGACTGTACGATCTACGGGAAAACTGTCCGTGTAAAAAATATGATTGCTGCCGTAGAGGGTGGTGTAGCAGCCGGAAAAACATTATCTGCAGCTGACGTTGCGGCGATTGCTGGTTGTACAAAAGATGAGCTTGATAAGTATTTCCATGACACTAGTGTATTTGTTGGCTATTCAATGCACGATATTCAAGGAACAATATGGGAATTGAGTGATGGTTTAACTCAGATATATAACTTCTATCACGCTTTATACTCTGGTGAGGCTGAAATACGAACCGGCACGAACTTTGTGGATACGGATGGAGTGCACTGGTATGGTGCTGGCGTATACGCAATACAGCAGAACGGATACAGTTATAACGCAACAACGAATAAACTGAGTCTTTCTTGCCTTGATATGACAAGTTTACTGGATGGCACACTTGGCGGCACTCTGACTGGATACGCAACGCGCATTCCAATGTATGACCGCAAGCTTGTGGTTAAGGATGGCGTTAAATACTACGAAGATGATAAGAAAAAACCGCACTATATTCGTGATTCTATTAAGGAGACGTTTGAGCTTTCAGGGCTGACAAAGAGTATGGTAGACTACTGGGTACGACGTATTCCGCACGACCTAGAGTATAATACCGGCACGACCATCTGGAATATTTTGACGGAGTTAAGAGACCTATACTTCCCTTTCGAAATGTATTTTGATGACGATACTTTTGTGTGCAAAGAAATTCCGTCAGGTTATGACGACCCAGTTGTTCTAGACGAGGATACATTTAAGAGTATGGTTATCAGCGAAGATGCCAGCGTTGATTACAGTCAGATTCATAACTGTGTAGAAGTATGGGGTGCATCAAACTCCAGCGATTACTTCTGCAAAGACAAAGACAAACATGAGAAGAACGACCCAGATGGTACTGGCGAGGTCGTGTATTGTAAAAAAGGAACAAAAGAGTGGGATGATGTTGTAGCGCTTATCAAAAATAACGAACTGAATATGAGTTATAATATGAACCCTGACGATACGGGCGCATCTATTTTGTGGTTAAAATTGAAGCAGGCATCCATCAGCGACGGCACAAGATTTTCATTTGTGTGTCCTGAAGATATTTCGATAGATGCACGCATTTGTATTGAAAATCTTATTACGACTATTAAGACAAATCCTAAAGATAATAGCGAATATAAAGACGTCAGTCGCGCAGTTTATGCTCCAATGATGCTGTTCCAAGCCGTTACGAATGAGAACGGCGAGGACGAACCAGAAGACACGTCAATACTCAAAAAGGGACGTTATTACGTTATCACATATGGTGAGCATTGGTTAAATCAGGCGACTGACGGTGCATTCACATACAAATTCAACGCACTTACCGGCAAATATGAAAAGGAACCGCGCGACCCGCAAGTGCGTTATTACCCGAAGGAAGTTTACAACACAAAAACAAAGTGTTACGAAACAAAATATATAAAGTACAATCCAGTCACAAATACTGAGATACAGATATCAGACCCTGCTCTTCTTGTTGAGAGTCGGGTCTATTTTATTGGTCAGTCTCAATCTCATGCTATGACGAAGTTTGTGGATGCAATGCCGACCCCAAAACAAATTGAGGCAGACAAGATTGCGGAGGCATGTGACAACCTTGAGTACGTTGTTGTAAATGACCCAAACCGCATTGATGACTTGTACAACAGTCGGTTGACAATTGATAAAATCGGTCGAAGAAACCTTGTGTGCTCGGGTAGTGAGTTTGACGGATATACATCAGACGAATCAGCCATGACCGTATGCAAATACACGCTATGGAAAAATTGCAGACTAACGGATTCCATCACGTTGAGTATGCACATGATCCCGTGGCTCGATGTGAATGAAAAGGTAAGATACGCAGCGAAATACTTGAAGTCTGATATTGCAGTTGAGTGGATTATTAAAAAGATAGATAAAAACATTGGAGAAGGCACAATGAATGTTACGTTGAGCCGCTATTATCCATATTATCCATATATTACCTACGAGAATGTCCTCAAAGAAAAATATATCGATAATAAGAAAGATACTTAATGAGAGGAGTGAGTAGATGGCATTATCATTTGAAGAATCCAAACGTATGGTCGCTGCAAGCCCCGCAATGACGATGGAGGCTTCCGTGGAAGATGCTCGTCCAGTGGTTGATTGTGATGAGGATGTGACAACCTTCTCTGTGGAAGACCAGAATTTCACCAGAAGTGGTAACTATACGTGGTTTGATACATTCTCGGACAATGATTTTTCTACGGTTGATACCAATAAAGAAATCACACTGAGTCCGACTCAGGTAAATATTACACAGGAAAACAACAGTCAGGTCATTCCGTTTGAGATGCCGCGTTATTACGATGGCGTTGACCTGATGACCATGACGATTCAGATCCACTATGTTAACGCTAATAATGCTGAGAACTATACCGCACCCATCAACGTGAGCTATAGTACTGATAAGATCCGTTTTTACTGGATGGTCAGTAACTATGCCACCATCAAAGAGGGTGTGCTGAAGTTTGAAATTATGGCGACTGGTGCAATTACTGTACCGAGCAGCGGTGAATCGAAGAATTATCTGTGGCGTACAAAACCGAACGAAAAGCTAAATGTTTTGAAAGCGCTTACCGGCACCGCAATGAATAACCCGACCGATGACGATTGGTATACTCAGTTCTTAGCTACGATGAGCCAGAAGGTTGGTGAGGCACAGACTGCTGCAACTCAGGCTGCACAGAGCGCACAAGAAGCACAGGCTGTTGTAGATGGTCTGGCTGACACACTGGCAAACTATTACACTAAGGAAGAGGTTGACGGTTTTGTTACCCTGCTTCGGGATGATATCGCCAAGGTTGACGGTCTAGCAAAGTTTGATGTGCAGTATGATGCTGAAACACAGACGATCAAGTTCCTGAATGGCGAAAAGGTTATTAAAACCATTACCCTAAACACTGACCCGAGTGCTGATTGGGTGACAGCTTTTAATAAAACCGTTGAAGCAAAAATCGATGAAAAGATTGCGCCCGTTAAGACCGAATTGACTGAGTATAAGACCAGTAATGATGCTACCGTAAAGAATCTGCAGGATAGCGTCGGTAACTTGCCTGAGACGTTGCAAAGTGATTATTACAATAAACAGGCAACCGACAAGCTGTTAGAAGCAAAGGCTGAAAAGACCAGCGTTGAGACCGTAGCAAATGATTTGACCGTGGTGAAAAACACTGCTTCCGGTTTGCAGAACAGCATTGACACTATCAATGGCGATATTTCTGAAATTCAGGAGCAGTTGAAGAATGTGAAACCAGACCCGAATGCTGGACGCGAGTATGACATTACTTATGAGGATTCCAAGCTGAACCTGTTAGAGAATGGCACTGTTAAGACTACCGTGGTCATTCAAGGTGGTGGAGGTGGCGGCACTGGCGGCAACACAAGCGTTATCAAGATCGAGCGTCTGGATGGGTCTGCTTTGACTGTTGTTGCTGGAGATCCAGCTATTATCAATTTCAAGTTCTCTTCTGTGGACAACTCTGGCGATGACACTGGTTCTGCTACTGGCGTCTGGTATGTCGGCAATACAAAAGTTGGTACGCAGACCGTTATTCAGGGAAAGAACAGCTTTGACGCAACACAATATCTGCACAGCGGTGACAATACTGTTAAGCTACAGGTGACTGATAGTGTTGGCAGTGTTGGTACAAAGACTTGGACTGTCAATGTCGTTGAGTTCTATCTGGAGAGTTCTTTTGATGATACACTGGTTTATAGTGGAGAGGTAACCTTCCGCTACACTCCGTATGGCAATATTTCCAAGACTATCAACTTTACGATTGATGGAAAGATTCTTGGCTCTACCACAAGCAGCGTTACCGGCAGACAGCTGACTTATGCTATTCCTGCACAGACCCACGGCGCACATTTGGTAGAAGTTTCCATGACTGCTGAAATCAATGGGAAACAGATCACCAGTAATAAGGTTGTCAAAGATATCATGTGGGCAATCGAAGGTAATACGACTCCTATTATCAGCTGCGCCACAAAGATAGCAAGTGCAAAACAGTACAGCAACGTTGCAATCAACTATACCGTTTATGACCCTTCTAGCTCTACAACCACTGTAACGTTGGAGGTTGACGGCGCTAAGACTGCTACCTTGACTGTTGGACGCACCATGCAGACATGGACTTGGAAGTCCGCTGATATTGGCACTCATACGTTGAAAATCGTATGTGGCTCCGTGAGTAAGGAGATTAGTGTCGAGATTAAAGAGCTTGGTATTACGATTGAGCCAGTTAAGACAAATCTGGCTTTTGATTTTAACCCTGCTGGCAAGACTAACGCTGACGAGACCCGCTTGTGGTCTGATGGCAATACAAGGCTGACTGTAAGCGATAATTTTGACTGGTCTAACGGTGGCTATCAGCTGGACGAAGATGGTGATACCTACTTCTGTGTGAAGGCTGGTACAACTGCAAATATCAGTTATAAGTTGTTTGGTGATGATGCAAAGAAGTTGGGTAAGAACTTTAAGCTTGTGTTTAAGACTACGAATGTCAAGAACTACGATGCTACGGCACTGACCTGCTTGAACGGTGGTATCGGTTTGAATATTCAGGCGCAGAAGGTCACATTGACCAGTGAGCAGAATAGCATCGACCTACCAACTTGTGAAGATGACTTTATGGAATTTGAATTTAATATTCTGCCAGACAGTCAGTACAAGGAAATGGTTCTATGGTTGGATGGTATTCCCTGTCGTGTTGAGCTGTATGACGCAAGCGACAACTTTACACAGGCTTCTCCGGTAGGCATTACGATTGGTTCTCCTGATTGTGACGTGCTTGTTTACCGCATGAAGTCCTACATGATGAACCTGACGGACGACGAGATCCTCGACAACTTTATTGCAGACGCAAAGAATGCAGAGGAAATGATTGAGCGCTACACCCGCAATGATATTACGGATGTGAGCGGCGAACTGAATCCTGACCTACTGGCTGAGAAGTGCCCAGACCTGCGCATTATCAAGATTTCTGCTCCGACCTTTACGACTGGCAAAAAGAACGAAGTTCCGAACACGACTATTCAGCACATTTATAAGAATGGTCGCGCTGTGGAAGATAACTGGATTGCCATTGGTTCACATAAGGGACAGGGCACTAGTTCTAATGCATACGGTGAATCTGGTCGTAATATTGATATCAACTGCTCTGGTGGTTTCACCTTTGGTGATGAGAGCACTGGCAGCAAGTATGCATTTACAGAAAACAGCGTTGGTGAGAAGTATTTTAATATCAAAGTCAATGTTGCTTCTTCTGAGAATGCAAATAATGCCCTGCTGGCAGACGAGTTTAACGAGTTCAACCCGTACATTCGTCAAGCTCGCAAGGACAATCCGAAGGTACGCGACACTATGGCATTCTATCCCTGTGTCGTTTTTATTCAGGAGACCGACACTACAAACGCGACTGTCTTCAAGGATGGTCAGTGGCATTTCTATGCTTGCGGCGATTTTGGTAATTCAAAGAAGAATAGTGACACAATGGGTATGGACCCGAACAATCACAAGGAAGTTATCATTGAAATTGATAATAACACCGATGCACAGACCCGTTTCCTGAGCGGCGACTTCTCTGAGGAAACTTGGGATGGCGACCACAGCTTTGAGTTCCGTTACATCAATAAGAATTGTACCGAGGAAGAGATTCAGGCAGCTAAAGATGCATGGATTCGCGTGCAAAACTGGGTTGTGAATGCAAATGATGCTGAATTCAAGAAGAACTTTGAGAATTACTTTATCAAGGATTCTGCCCTGTTCCACTATCTATTTACTGAGCGTCATACTATGGTCGATAACCGTGCAAAGAACGTATTCCCGCACACAACTGACCTTGTGCACTGGGATTTCTGTTTTGACTACGATAACGACACTGCAATGGGCAACGATAACGAGGGTGGTCTGACCCTGAGTTACGGCTATGAGGATATGGACACCATCGGCACAAAGAGCGTGTTTAATGCACATGACTCGAAACTGTGGTGTAAGATCCGTGATCTGTTTGCAGATGACCTCGCAAAGATGTTCCTGAACCGTGAGAGTGCTTTGGCATGGAGTGCTACTCGTATTTTGAAAAAGTTCGAGGATTATCAAGACGTAAAGCCAGAGAAGTTGTGGATCATGGATATGCGGCGTAAGTATTTCCGCACTTATGAGGATAATGGCACAACCAGCTATCTGCCAATGATGCACGGTAACAAACGCCACCAAAGACGCCAGTTCCAGCGATATCAGGAAAAATACATGGCATCTAAGTATACGGGTGCTACTTGTACCTCTGACGATATGACCATTCGTGGTTATACTCCGACCAACTGGACAGGCGTGAAACCCGATGGTACTTTCCATATTGTCCCCTATGCCGACACTTATGTCTCTGTGCGGTATGGTTCTAACCCTGTAAAGGTGCGTGGTAAGCGCGGTCAAACTTACGAGATTCAGTGCCCGATTGCAGCCATGAATGATACTGAAGTTTATGTTTACAACGCTTCTATCATCCAGAGCATTGGCGATATTTCTGGTTTCTACCCCGGCTATGTTGATTTCAGCCACGGTGTAAAGTTGACTGACCTGAAGATTGGTTCTGCCGCCGATGGTTACAAGAATACAAACATGACTGATTTTGCGGTTGGTAACAACACACTGCTTGAGCATTTGAACCTGCAGAATGTGCCGAACCTGAAGAAGTCCATCAGTCTGACCGGCTGTACGAATCTGGAAGAGTTCTATGCTGGCGGCTCTGGTATTACTGGTGTCGCGTTTGCTAAGGGCGGCAAGATTCGAAAAGCCGAATTGCCTGCGATCGCAAGTTTGAGTGCTAAGAACCTGAATTATCTGACCGACCTGAAGGTTACAGATTATAAGAATATCACCACACTGACTGTCGAGAAGTGCCCGACAATTGACCTGACTGATATGCTGGCTAAGTGCACAAACCTGAACCGTGTGCGTTTGACTGGCGTTGATTGGCAGTTGGATGATACTTCCCTGCTGGATTGTCTGTTGAAGATGACTGGCTTGGATGAAAACGGATATAATACCGACCATTCTGTTATTGAGGGTAGTGTTCATGTGCCCATCATGCGCGAGCGTCAGCTGGAGGAATTTACAGCACAATGGCCTGATTTGAACATTACTTACAACACGCTTGTTCAGCAGTTTGTCTGGACGTTCGTGAACAAGGATGGCACGGTGTTGGATGTCCAGTACATTGATAAGGGCGATAAAGCTGTTGACCCTGTTACCCGCAAGGAGAATCCAATTCCGACACCTACTGCTAAAAGCACAATTTCTACAGATTTTACTTTCAGTGGCTGGGACACCGAGTTTACGACTGTTTTCAGCAATCAGACTGTTACCGCAACTTATACCGAATCTGTGCGCAAATACACTGTCCGCTATATGAATCGTGGCGCTGTGTTGAAGGAAACTGTTGCTCCGTATGGCTCTATGGTGCTGTATGACGGCGATACTCCGACTTATACCTCTGAGGAAACTGCTTTTAAGTATTACCTGTTCAGTGGCTGGGATAAGGGCGGTTACGTCACCGGCGATAAGGATATCAATGCAGTTTATGATAGCTGCGAGTATTCTTCTACTTATTTTGATGGTAAGGAGATTGGTCAGCTTCGTCCTGTTGAAATCTATGCGATGAACAAGGTTGGAGTTGAGCAGAATGTTGCCACGCCAAAGGATGAAGTTTCCATCAAGCTTGGCAACGATTTCTCTTATGAGGACATCACTGAAAAGGTTCTTATTAGTAAGCCGCAGGTGTTTGATGGCAAGAACTACATTGATACCGATCTCAAGCTGTTTGAAGAGGACAGGGATTTTGTGCTGGCTGTTGACTACAAGATGGATGTCACAAATGCAAATAACACTGTTTTAATGCAGTGCTTTGAGCAGAACGGTATGAATGGTATCCGTCTGTGGAACTCAACTGGCGTCAAGATGACTTGGGGTATCGACTCTGCAAATGGTGTTGCTGCAGGTTCTCGCGATATGACTGTTATCAGGCATATTAAGGGTGATAACGGACTGTATGTCTATTCCTCTAATATCTATGGGTCTGCGCTGAGCTACACAAAGATTACTCGTACCCGCTCCACAAAGACGAATGCCACACTGGTGTTTGGTTGTGCAAAAGCAGACGACGGTGCTTATGAGCGCCACGCTAAAGGTACGGTTTATTGGTCTAAGCTTTGGTACGCAGACCTTGGTGATGCTGCTTGTCGCGAATTGGCCGCATGGACACACGATGATTTGATTGTTGAGGTGGCAAGCTTTAAAAACTACTACCTGAGCGATAATTCTAACAAGCGTTGTTCCATGACATTCTTGCAGAAAGACACTTTAGGTCAAGATATGGTGCTGAGTTCTGCTGCAAATAATGCTGGCGGTTGGGGCAGCACTTCTCTGCGTGAGTATCTTGACTCTCGTCTAGTTGATGCTTTGCCGATTGGTTGGAAACAGCTGATTAAGAAGGTCAAAGTGCCGAGTTCTGCCGGAAATAAGAGTAAGGAAATTGTAACATCGGATTGTTATTTCTTCATTCCATCTGCGATTGAAGTAAGCTCTTCGATGATTGACGAGCCTTATGTTTACGAAGGTCAAACAATCAGCTACATGACTGGCAATGAATCACGCATCAAGCACAATGCAGAGGGTAAGGCAACAAAGTATTGGCTGCGCAGCCCGTTTGCGACTTATGACGGATACTTCTATGCAATTGAGGAGACTGGTGAGCTGTATGGTTTCCATTATCCTTCTGAGCAGTTAGGTGTAACCGTGATGTTCAGCATTTAAGGAGGTGTTGAGAGTGTATTATAAGGTACTTAAAGACGGTCGAGTGATCGATGCTCTTGACCGCCTTCAATTTGTAAAGTATCAGCCCAAGCACGATATCATGGTGAATTGCACCGAAGATGACGCACAGGGTATTATCAGCAGCAACGGCAAGTATATCTGGCACGTTGAAGGCTATTACCTGATTCCATCCCCGGAATATGACACTGTAACGCTTGAGCCGATTGACAAATACGAATATGACCAAATCAAGGCTTTGGGAGGTACAACTCCTGAGGCCATTATTGATGCCTATACACTGACGTTAATTCAAGGAGGTCTACTGTAATGGAGAAGATTTTTACTGAGTTCGTCGAGAGTATGCATCGACTCTATAAGAATGGAATGGTACAGGACAAATTTGTTGAGAACTTGCTTGAGGGCAAGAAGATCTCATTGGATGACTACCTGTACATCGTGAACGGAAAGGAGGTGTGATATGTATACCTTTTTAATTAACGAGGATAACAGTGTCACAGCGAGTCTGACTGAGCGTATCATGCAGCGGAGCAAGCTGGTGGATAATTTGCACTTTCTTGCCGATCAGACCTATAAAGGTGTAGATATTAGTGACTATACAGTTATGCTGGAGTACGTTTTACCTGTGAGTAAACGCTATAAAACTGAGATTCTACAAAAGTCAAAAGACTTGTACAAGAATCGGTTGGAATATCTTCTGCCTTTTGATACAGGTCTGACTAGTGAGGCTGGCGACATTGAGTTCCAGCTGACCTTTGTTCATGTCGAGATGGATTCTGAAGGACAGACGATTCAGCGCGTGCGTAAGGCTGGCCCCGGCGTTGTACATATTATTCCCATCAGCAAGTGGTCTGATTTGATCCCCGATGAAGCACTGAGCACGCTCGACCAGCGTATTATCGCACTGGAGGCTCTGAATAAGGCAATGACTGACCGGTTCAATACCAGTCTGGCTAATAAGGCTGATAACATCACTTACGATGAAGAGCATCGTATTCAGCTTACCTCCGAGGGTAAACCCATTGGTAACGCTATTAAAATCACAACTGAAACTGTGGAAACTGAAGATGGTAGTATGCGTGTTGTCCCATTCTAACCATCGTTTAAAGCGAGGTGAAAAGAATGGCATACAAATACTCGAAGCTTGGTTACGGTAACGCAAAAGACGTAGAAGCCGCGATTGCGCTTGGGTTGATTGATGGCAAAGATCTTATTATCACAAAAGACACATCAGAATTCATATACGTCCGGGACGACTTATCTATTCAAAAGGTAGCGCCTCGGACGCTTTGTTTTGATAATATTCCGGCGGCAAATGAGGCAGTCAACCAGAATGACGCGACTTATGCAGGTCAGACCGTAATGATACGAGGCAAAGACGACAAATATGAACCGTGGGTCGTGCAGCAAAGCGCGGAGTCGGGTCGGTTCTTCGTCGAGCCTTTTCAAACTCAATCTACAAATTTCCAATGGACTGAATTCTAATAAGGAGGAAAAATATGGCACAAGTAAAATTTGCGTATGGTACGAAAGCACGGTATGATGCCCTTGCTCCAAAAGACATGGACACACTGTACTTTACGACCGATACGTTGCAACTGTTTAAGGGTACAACTGAGTACACCAAGAGCACTAAGATGGTGTCTTCTCTGCCCGCAGCTGGTCAGGTTCAGGGCATTATTTATTTCCGCATGACAGACTATACCATGCATATTTGGAATGGCGTGGAGTTCGTACAGCTGAATAAAACAACTGTTACTCAGATTCCGGCAGATGCCACCAATGACGATATCCCGACCACTAAGGCTGTCGCTGACTATGTTAATGCCAAGGTTGCAGCGGTAGAAGGTATTAAAGGTAAGTTCGTTACAGATGTCACCTATAATGCTGGTGTGTTGAGTGTGGCAAAGGGAGATGAACCAGTCACTACCACCCTGACCGGTGTTATTCATGAGCCTACTTATGATGCAGAAACTCGCACTATTAAGCTGCCTGTGTTTGGCGGCGACACCCTGACGATTGCTCTTGGCAAGGATCTGGTGGTGAAGAGCGGTATTTATAATACTGAGACACATGAGATCGAGCTGACTATTACCACCGGCGAGGTCATTAAGATTCCTGTCGGTTCTTTGATTGATATCTACATCGGCGTGGCAACTTCTACTGCAACTGTGACCGTTTCTAATGATAATAAAATCAGTGTTGATGTGCGTGTGTCCGCAAAAGCCAATAACTCTATTACAATTGAAGAGGATGGTCTGTATGTGGCTGTGCCGGATGCTTACACTAAGGTAGAAACAGATGCAAAAATCAAGAAGGTGCAGGATCAGCTAGACGGTCATTCCAAAGATACTGTGGTACACATTACCGCAGAAGAGCGCAAGGCTTGGAATGCAAAGGTGTCTCAGGACGAACTGACTGCTGCGAAATCTGAAGTAATTTCTGCCGCTGCTGCTGATGCTACTAAAAAGGCGGATGCCGCTCTCGATGCTGCAAAAACTTATGCGGACGGCTTGAATACTGCTATGGATAATCGCGTCAAGAGTGTCGAAGGTGCTCTAACTTGGAAGGCTATTGATGATTCCGGCGCAAACGCTGAGACATAATAATCTAACATAAATCCCTGCACTCTGTAATGGAGTGTGGGGTTATTTTTATCGAAAAGGAGTTTCATGATGTCAAAATTATCACTTTTAGAGATTGCACAATCTCAACTCGACAAGACTCCAGTGATCGACGGACAGCTTATTGTCTGTCTTGACACCGGAAACGCCTATCGAGACACTGCTACGACTCACGTAAAAATCGGAAGCGATTTAGAGGTTGTGAGTGACTTACCATTGGCTCCTCTAGCCGAAAAAATCTATTATCTGAAACCTGATAAGCTATATGCGTACTTGGGCGGCAACTGGACGCTATTAAACGACAACAATTTCTCACTGGGTGCAAATAAGAGTGCGCTTAACGGCAAGGCAAAAATTACGCTAGATGGCGCAAAACAAAGCTCTGTATCCATCAAGGGCACGGGCATCACCACCGTTATGACGGATGAGAATGGCGAGTTGGTTGTGAATACAGGCGACCCATCCTTGTATATTGAGGCTTTAACGAATTCAGACATAGATAAAATTCTATCAACATAAAGGAGGAAATACATGGCTTGGTTAGATTATGATGGCCTGCTTTATTTCTGGCAGAAAATTAAAGCAAAGCTGGCAGACAAAGTTGATAAAGTTGATGGCAAAGGTCTTTCTACAAACGACTTTAGTGCTGCTTATAAAGCTAAACTAGATGGCATTGCGAACGGTGCAAACAACTATTCTCACCCTACCAGTTCTGGCAACAAGCATATTCCGGCAGGCGGCTCTGCTGGACAGATCCTGCGCTGGAGCTCTGACGGTACCGCTCAATGGGGTAACGATAACAACACCACTTACAGTGCATTTAAAGGCGCAACAAGTTCTGCCGCTGGTGGTTCCGGTCTTGTTCCAGCCCCTGCCACAACTAATGCAACACAGTATCTGAGAGGTGATGGTACATGGGCTACTCCACCTGACACAAAATACAATAACGCTTCAACCAGTTCTGCCGGTCTGATGAGTTCTGGAGACAAAGCGAAACTGGATGGCATCGCCGCTAATGCAAATAACTACGCGCACCCCACTTCTGCCGGCAATAAACATATTCCTGCCGGTGGTTCCGCTGGTCAGATTTTGAGATGGAGCGCCGATGGTACTGCTCAGTGGGGCAATGATAATAACACTACTTATACTGACATGAAGGGTGCTACTACTGAAGCTGCCGGTGTGCATGGTCTTGCTCCGGCTCCTGCCGCAGGTGCTGCAAACCGTTATCTGCGCTCTGATGGTACTTGGCAGGTTCCGCCCGACACAAATACTACATATGGCACTTTTAAAGCCGCTACTGCTTCGGCTGCTGGTGGTTCTGGTTTGGTTCCCGCCCCGGCGGCTGGCAAGCAGAGTCAATATCTGCGTGGCGATGGTATTTGGGCTACTCCGACCAATACAACATACAATGACGCAACACAGAGCGTCCACGGCCTGATGAGTACTGCCGATAAACAAAAGCTAGATGGATTTGGCGCGGCAAGCACTTATGCCCTGAAGAGCGATATCACGGCGATGTATCGTTACAAGGGCTCCGTTGCTTCTACGGACAAGCTACCCACGAGCGGTCAGACCATTGGTGACGTGTATGACGTTGGCAATGGAATGAACTATGCATGGAACGGTTCTGCATGGGACGCACTGGGCGAAATTTTTACTATTACAAAGATTACAAATACTGAAATCGACACTGTTTTGGCAAGCTGATTTCAGTTTTTACTGAGACAGGAGGTCGATTATGGGATATTTAGATTATGCTGGCTTACAGTATCTGTGGGGTAAGTTGAAAGAAAAGTTCGCTCCGAAGAGTCATAGCCACGACGACAGGTATTATACCGAGGCCGAAATGGATGGCAAGCTGAACAGCAAGAGTAATACAAATCATACTCATGATGCAAGCACACTTATCAACGCTTTAGGCACTGGAGCAGCCGCGCCGACTGACCCAGACTATATTATTACTCAATGGGTTGGTGGTGGAACATCTAATACAACATGGGTTCGTCGTCCTATGAGCTCGATATGGAGCTATATCAAGGGCAAGGCAGATGGTGTATATCAGCAAAAGGGCAGTTATGCTGCGAGCGGACATACTCATGACGACAGGTATTATACTGAGACCGAGATCAATAGTAAGCTTGATGGAAAAAGTAACACGGGTCATACCCACGATGATCGTTACTATACTGAGAGTGAAATCAACACTAAATTAAATGGCAAAGCAAACAGTTCCCACACACATACCAAATCACAGATCATCGACTTCCCTGCCTCTCTTAAAAATCCGACTGCTCTGACGATTCAAACCAACGGCATAACTTCCGCTATTTACGATGGTAGTGCTGCAAAAACAGTCAACATTACGAAAGGCAATATCGGTTTAGGTAATGTAGACAATACAGCAGATGCAAATAAATCTGTTAAGTATGCCACAAGTGCAGGAAATGCTAACACGGCTACAAAAGCCACAACGGCAGACAGCGCAACAACAGCAACTACTTCAACGCTTGTTAAGCACCAAGGGAGTGTCCCTGCAATCTCTGGTACAGACACTCGTACCGCTGGTATGCAGTTATATGGTGCTTACAACAATGGGTATCCTATGACTTATGGCAATGTGATTTGTGCTTCGAATGGAAGCTTTGGCAGTGAAATCGCATTGGATTGTGTTGGCGGCGACGGAAAACGAGGTCCCGGTAGGATGTATTATCGTAATCGCAGCGATTGGGGTACATCAGAGTGGAGCGATTGGGCTACTGTTGCTTATCTCACTGATAAAGTAGCTGGTGCAAATCATGCTGATAGCGCGACAACCTCCAACGGTGTAAAAGACTACAACGACGCTAATAGAACTATCAAGATTGGCTTTGCTGGCGATGGCTTGAATACTTCAAATTTAAATTATATTGCAGGCTATACAGACAATGGCACAAAAATCAAAGATGTGTCTAAGGATGTTCTGAAGAGTTGGATTGGGTTGGGAAATTATCTACCTCTTGTCGGTGGCACGATGAGTGGTCAAATTACAAAATCCACTGGCGGGTCTTGGATTGGTGATAGGGAACGCGCTGCAATAAAAAGTAGCTATGCGGGTGATAGTTCTTATGGTGCCGTTGCTGCTATGGCGACAAAGAACGGTTACTGGACTATGGGTAACCTTGGCGGCAATGAGAGTCTGATCTTCAATTATTCTACTGACGCGAACTATAATGCTGGAAACAATAGCACATCACAAGTTTACCTCCCTGCTCAAGCCGGTACTATCATTACAAGTGCTACTATCGGCAGGCAGTCTGTTAATTATGCCAATAGTGCGGGCAACGCCACGAACGCTACAAATGCCACGAACGCAACGAATGCAGTAAACGCTACAACAGCTACAAAACTTTCCTCTAATGCTGGTTCTAATAATCAACCCGTCTACTTCTCTGGTGGTAAGCCCGTTGCAATTGGATACACAATCGCTAAGAGTGTCCCAGCGGATGCTAAGTTTACTGATACAAACACATGGCGCGGAATCCAGAATAATTTGACAAGTGATAGTACAGATCAGAGCCTTAGTGCTGCACAGGGTAAAGCTTTGAAAGCATTAGTTGATGGTAAAGCACCTACTTCACATAAGCATACAAAGTCCCAAATAACGGATTTCCCAAGTTCTATGCCTGCAAGTGATGTATATGCATGGGCCAAAGCAGCTACAAAACCAAGCTACACCAAGGCTGAGGTTGGGCTTGGCAACGTGGACAACACTGCGGACAAAGATAAGAATGTGAAGTATGCTACGAGTGCGGGATCGGTTACAAATGCCCAGTGTTTGAATAATGATGATAAATATATGAAGTTCCACTGGTCTGGTCAGAAAGGTCAACCCACATGGCTATGGGGTGGCAATGACTCTGGTGATATGTATGTATATAATCCGAGCAATTTTAATGTGAATTACGCTACAACAGCTGGGACGGCATTGACCGCAAAGAATTTACCGTACAGCATCACCTATGAGGGCAGCTACGTTGGGACGGCACGTAGAGATTATTTATATAGCAATGATGGCCCAAACTACGCCACAGAGACAAACCCTATTAGAACCACTTTGTCCAAAGAATATGATATTGTGGTTTTTCTTGAAGGATGGAGTTGCCCAACGAATGAGACTTGCCCAGAAAAATACGCATTTTTATGCCTTATGAATGATACCGAGTTCACACAATCGTATGTGGTCATGAGCGCACTTACGAACGAATGGACAAGAGGTTTATCGAGACTTCAAAGCAGTGGCGATGTTGCTTATGGTCCGGTCATCGAGTATGGGAATTCTCCAAAAAAAAGCATTAAATATCGCAAAAACGGGACATCTATTGAGCGATACTGGACAAGGGAAAAAATCAACCCTTCTGGATCTTTGGGGGAGCCTGGCTCGGAAAATAATTTAGATAACGGTGCTTACATGTTGCTTGACAGACCCGGCAAAACTTATCACGTCTTCGGTATTGATATTGATCACCGCTTTTTTGTTTCTAGCCACGCAGATGAGGAAGGAAGTGAAGTCGTATGAATCTAATCAAAATTACTGCTCTTCCAAGCGGTGCACACGAGAACCGCAACAGCCCGTGGGAGACCACCGTGCCAGATGGCTGGGCAATTATCCCCAAAAACGTAACAATTCCAGAAAGCTTCCCGTTCGTTGATATTGAAGTTCAGGAAATTGATGAGGTTCAAACTGTTACAAAAATGACGGGACGTGAAATCATTGTCAATGAAGAAGAAGTGAAGGCTAAACTAACTGAGGCCGCAAAAGTTAAAGTCACCGAATCTAAGACAACCCTCGCTGAATATCTTGCCTCTCATCCACTCCAATGGACGGATGGCAAGTATTATAGCGTCACCAGTGAAAAACAAGCATTGCTGACATCGAATTTGGCGCTGTATCAAATCTCTGCTTCCGCCGGGCAATCGTTCAAGCTGACATGGAATTCAACTGGTGATGAATGTGTAGAATGGACTTATGAGAAACTGGCCGCACTTGCACTGGCAATTGGTACATATGTGAAGCCCTTTGTATCTCATCAGCAGGAGTTGGAGTTGGCTATTAAAGCTTGTGCTACCATGGAAGAGCTGGATGCAATTGAAATCAACTACGACCCTGTTCTGGAGCAATATCTGGAGACCGCCGGGTCGAAGGAGGTTGCTGAATGAGCAAAATCGTAAAGAAGTATAAAGAATTATTGAAATGTGCGCTTCTCTTTCTGATAGGAGGGGCGCTTTATTATTGCATCGAAATTTTATGGCGTGGTCACTCACACTGGACTATGGCTGTAGTGGGCGGCATCTGCTTTGTGGTCATTGGTGGGTTGAATAATTATATTCCGTGGGAAATGCCCATGTGGGAACAGGGTTTTGTTGGTGCGTTATTTGTGACTGGTATGGAGCTTGTTGTCGGCATTCCATTGAATCTGATGATGGGCTTACACATCTGGGACTACTCTTCCCTACCCTTCAATCTACTGGGTCAGGTTTGTCTGCCATTCACTGTGCTGTGGTTCTTCCTTGCGCTGTTGTGCATTTATGCGGATGACTGGATGCGCTATATCATGTTTCACGAGGACAAGCCGCACTATCACTGGTGTAAGGTATGTAAGCCGAAGCAGTAAACAAACTAAAAGTATATGTAAAAACAGAAAGAGCCCCGGGCTGTTACACCCAGAGCTCTCCCGCCACACACCTATACAAAGATAGGACGTCACAAATTCGCTCGATGAATTTTTGACATACCTATTTTATCATAGTGTGAATTTTTTGTCAATACAGAATCGAGGTGATGAAATGATTGGTTTGTTGACTGCCACACAAACTCATGCTCCGGGTGTTATCAGCTTTACAATAGAACAGCTTTGGCAAATGATTCTAAGTATTGCTGGTGGCATTACGGCTATTTCAGCTGCTGTTGTCGTTATTGTAAATGCAATCAAGAAGGCAAAAGAGCCCGACACGAAACAGAACCTGAAGTTGATTGAACACGACAAGCGTTTGGAAGATATCGACCGTAAGCTCAAGAATGATAAAGAGGTTTTAGATTTATATCGCTCCAAGCTTTTGTCTATTGAAGAGCACCAGAAGGAACAAGATATCGTAGTTGAAGACCATGGACGAAAAATCGCTGGCGTAGAGCAGCGTGTAAATAAGAGTGAACATGGTATCAATGTTATGATGAAAGCCCTACTGGCTCTGCTTAGTCACGGCATTGATGGTAATGCTATCGACCCCATGAAGGAAGCTAAGGCTGCTCTTGAAAGTTACCTGATCGACGGACAAAATTTAAAAGACATTTAATACATAGCTCGGTACACGTGTGCCGAGCTTTATTTTTTTATTCAAAACAGGAGGTATTACTATGGCAAGTATTGTTAATGAGATCGTCTCTGTTATTGTGAAACTGGTTATCACTGTTGCTGGCACCGCATTTATGACCTATGGCATCCCCTACTTGAAGCAGATCGGCATGTACAAGATCGTCCAGATGGCTGTGCGTGCCGCTGAGAAGTTGGGCGTTACCGGCGCAATCAAGAAAGCTGACAAGAAGAAGTATGTTATTGCCGCATTGGAGAAGATGAATGTCAAGATTACTCCTACTATCGAGATGATGATTGAGGCCGCAGTCAAGGAGATGGATATCCAGAACGAGAAGATCAATGCAGAACTCAAGAAGGATTGAAGGTGTGGCTCTATGAGCATTATTACATATTCTATGAAGAAGGACTGGAACAAGAAGTTGTCCAAGAACTTCTGCGCCTATGAATTTGCTTGCAATGACCGGAGCGATGAGTTCAAGGTGGCAACTGAGCTGGTAGAGACTCTGCAACAGATTCGTGACCACTTTGGAAAGCCGGTTCTAATCAGCTCTGCCTACCGTACTCCTGCATATAACATTTCAATCGGTGGCAGTTCTCGTAGTCAGCATTGTCTGGGCACAGCAGCGGATATTCACATCAACGGTGTTGACCCAATTCGTATTGCGCTATACGTAGCCTCACTCCCCTACTTCCAGAAGCATGGCGGTATTGGCTATTATAGTCGAGCACAGGTGACGGGTGGCTTTATTCATGTTGATGTGCGTGAGACTCATAGCCGTTGGGTCAGTAAAAGTGGTACTTCATATCAAGTCGTGAGTAAAATCATGCCTACGATTCGTCAGGGCTCTAAGGATTGCACCGGCGGTGTGTCTTATGCTGTGACTGTATTGCAACGGCATTTAGGCTTAAAGGTAGATGGTATCTTTGGCGCTGGTACAAAAGCTAAGCTGGTAGAATGGCAGAAAGCACATGGATTGGCTGCTGATGGTATCTGCGGAAGGGCAACATGGAGTTCGTTTTGA